GCATTTTCTGCAAAGTCTTCAAAATCTACAGGATGCTTCACGTCCTTTCCCCAGTTTGTATAAGGGATTTCAATTTCCGGTTCCTTATATGATAAGTGCTTTACGATGTCTTCTGACACAATAACGGGTTTTCCATTAATATGCCGGTCATCGCATAATGCATACCATTTTCCGGATAAAACCAGCTAGTTGGATAGTCTCTTCGTTCAATTCCAAATAACAAAGATTCGTCACAATCACTGGTTCCTAATTTCCGTTTGGCATAATCGGTTTCTACACTTTGAATGAAATTGCGCATACGGATATAATCACAAGGGCTTCCACCATTACGGACAATTGCATGAAATTTACGTAGATCGTAACAAGGCATTTGATCTGCTGGTTCTAATAAATACAAATCTTTCGGGATCACCATTAATTCCCAAGGTTTGTTTAAAGACATCAGACTGTCAAGTGTTACTGTTCCACGTGTTAGCTGCATTTTGTTATGTTCGGTATCTGGTAATACCGCAATAATATCGAAATTCTTCGTTTGAAAAACCATATCGATCATACGACTCAATTCCTGACAGTCTCTCGTAACATTTTGAATGTAAAAACAAGCAAAGCAACGGTTGTTGCATTCTGATCCATTTAGAAACAGAGACGTGATTTTTAAGTTAGTTGCTTCCATCAGTATCCTCCTTACACTTATCGGAATCTAGTGCTCGCATAATTTCGTCTCCTAGAGTCTTCAAGTTTCGTTCAGCTTTCTTAGCTTCTTCAGTTGCAGCAATCGTAATGCCTGCTCCTAAATTATGAAAGAAGATATCCCATGATAATGGTTTAAACTTAGCGACGGTGTTTTTCCAATCATCCTCCGAAAACGAGCCGGAACAACAGTATTCACTATAGGATTCAGATCCTAAAATCTCACGCAAATCATATTTTGTCAGGATCAACCCTTTTGTGTTACGCATGTTCAAATCAATGGTTGCTTGAAAACTGCATGGAATTCCGTAAATATAAGTAACCTCTGGTTGTTTCATCTTGGTGACATCAATATGTTCTACATGTAATTCATGTGCGTAATGCCAAAGGTTCGGATACTCGACATATACAATATACCAGTTATAATACCGGCTGCCGATTTCCTGAAGCCATCGTTCTAAATGTCCTTCACCAACAATAAACTTATCTAATCCGGTAATCCAAAACTGGTCATACATGTTTCCATCTACATGTGCTTCTTCTGGTGCAGGAACTCCATAGATCTGCACATTTTTTAAGTACTCTTGATAATTCATAATTCCTCCTATTCTCCTATATATGAGTGTCGCAATCGATTAATTAACTTGGTACGATTGGTTATCAGCTCATTGATTGCGTGTCCATACATATTCTCAATCGAGTCACTAATCACGTTTTTTACCACGGCAAATGTAACTTGATTGGATACTTTTGTAAATTCTTGGTATTCACTTACCGGTCGTTCGAGTACCGGTGTATCACTTGTATTATACCAGCTACTTCCTTTTTCTGCGATTACAAGTCCCGGCATTCCTTTGGTAATTTTTGTAAGATCCACGGGGTTTGCCATCTCGATAAAGGATCGGTTACAGAGTAACCAGTATTTCATATCTTGTAAGTAAACTTTAGGAACGTCTCTTCCTAATGCTAAACAGTAGACTTTCGTCTGATAATAGTTTTTGTGCCCGGCATCGCGTAGGATCTTTAAGAACGCATCGTCACGTTCATATGTCGTAATGCCGGAAAAATAAAAACAGTATCCGGTATCTTCCGGACGTATCTTCATTGCATAAATAATATGATCATTCCAATTCATCATTGTTTGTCTTCCTCCTGCAGTTGCGCTAATTGAAGCAATCGGGTTTCTAGTTTGGTAGCTTCATAAAATGCACTACAATACTTTTGTTTGGCTTCGATTAATTCCATCTGGCTCCAACTTGTCACCATCTTACATAAAGATTTCTTGTTCGATTCGAGATATGGCTCGATTGCTAGATGATACTGCCTGTCAAACTCTTCAGTTGGCAATTTGATAAGCGTGCGGTATGCCCCTTTTCGCATATATGGATTGGTAATCAATGCCGAGTGGATCTGTATGATCATAAACCAATGCTTGGTATACAGATGGTGTCCATCCGTGCGCAGATCACTTACGTCTTCTAAGCATATGGTTTTGTAAAGATATTTTTTTAAGTCTTCGTCATCTTTATCCGTGATTTCTGTCACGACACCAATCATCGGGTATTTCTTACTAAATAACGGATCTCCATAATTGTAGACGTTAATCGGTACAAAATATAATTCCATGCCATCGTATATTCGGCATGGCATTGGCGTTTGTAACAATCGACTGTGTCCAATATCGGTGATGCTTGTTACCAGCTCTTTCATTTTGTTATATTCCATGATGTCTCCTTTGTCAATCTTCTGATTTGTGTATATATTTTTTGGACCATTCACGGTCCGGTTCATATTCGGTTCCATTTAATCGATCGAAGATATGCCTTGTAATAACATTGCGCATTCCTTGATAATCATCTAAGGCATTCTGTAAGTTGTTTAAACTGGTGATCGTTTTACTGATATCTCGTGCCGCCTGTACAGTAAATGCATCTAGTACATCGGTGATTTCAGCTGGTTGTAAATCTGTCATAAGCCGATCAATGATATCTGTTGTATTTGTCCAGAAATGATGGCTACACAGATCAGCTAAGTCTTTTGATTCATTCCATGACGGCAGGCAAAACACATAAATCAACTGCACCGTTCCATTATTACCGCCACAATAGACGCACCCTTCATCACCGACTCGAAACATGCTCGATAACATATTAAAACTAAGAACGACTGGCGAAACTGGTTCACATTCTGGACGGATTCCAATAAAACCAGAAAGACAGTAGTGCTTGTGTTCATTTCGTAAGAGATCCATGAATGGATCATTCATGTACTCTTCTTTCATTTCCAATAGATAGATAGGATTATAGAATCCATAGTGTGGGTCGTTATGCGTGGTACGCTTCCAACCATCGATCATTTTCGATTTGTCTAAATCGTCGTAATACATAATATAACCTCCTTATTTGGCTTACCAGAACGTTGCAAAAAAGATAGAACCCAAACAGGTTCTATCTTAATCCATACCATACCATTGAGTTGGTAATACGTTTTCTCGTTCTTCTGCTTGCGCACGTGCTACTCGTTCGGCATAACTATTTGGATTCGGCATACCCATGTAGTCACGTTTCGGTTTATGTTCTATAGGTGTATCAAATGTCACCGGCTCGTGCGGTACCGTTAATTTACAACTGATGTCTTTTTCCTCTATCCAGATGCCATCAATATTTTTTTGTAGATTAGTGCGTTTGTTTTCACAATCTGGATCATCTTCGGATAGATTATTGAGCGTTTCTTGTAAGGCTCTTCGTTTCCTAGTTAAATATCGGCATCGTTCTCCAAGTTCATTGTTTTCGGCTATTGTCATAATATAACCTCCTATTTTATAAGATCTAACTGTAACAACCGATTTTCCAATGTGGTTACATTTCCCATAATCTTTTGGCATTTGACTCGTTGTATGATTAATTCCATACGGGTCCAATTATAAATCATATCGTACAACGGTTTTATGGTTTTCGTTGGTTTGACGACCTCTGTAAACTCTTTTTCAAATTCTGGATGATGAGTAAACGTCCGATACCACTCATCTATCGCATAAGGATTAGTAATTACCACATACGAAATTTTGATAATCATATGCCAGTGTCTTACGTAGAAGTCTTTTCCGTCTGTACGAATCCCTGAACCCTCTGATACAATTTTTAACTTTCCAAGGTCTTTCTTAAGAGATTCATTTTCTTTATCAGTAACATCTACCGCAAAATCTACCACGGTTCCGATCACTGGAAAAACCGCTTTAAACAATGGGTCTTCGTAATTTTCCATCGTTAGTGGTACCAAATACATTTCGGTATCATGGTATTTATAAGCCTCAACTGGTGTATGTAATAACTTACTGTGGCCGATATCACTTTTTGAAAACGATACCTCTTTCATTTCTTCAAAGTTCATAATATAACCTCCTTATTTGGCTTACCAAAACGTTAAAAAAGACATAGAACCTTAGCGGTTCTATGTCTCTTATTACCGGATTAAGCCGGATAGTCTTCACCTGTCAGAATTGTGTACTCCCAGTCATACAGAAGGCCTTTTCTAACCAGATTTTTCAGTCTAGCTTTGGACCAATTCTTCGGGTACCATTTATTGGAAAGTTCCCATCCTTTGGAGTGTTCTTTTCCTGTGATTTCTTCGTTTACGGATGCCATAATGAAATCCCTCACTTTCTAAATTTAGTTTATAGTTACAAGAATGTATCTATGTTAAAACCTTAAGCGGTTTTTAACCACATGCAGTTCTTAGATGGTGCAGTAGCGGAGATGATCCACTCTTCACAAGCATCCAGATGTGTCTTGTCTGCAGCAGACATAAGACCAGCAGCCTGCTGAGTTGCGTTACCATACTGTGTATCAGTTGGTTTTGCCCACTGTCCATCTCCACGAAGGAACATACCCTGTTTACCAGCAGCAGGCTGTGGTACAAGACCGGTAGAACCAGCAGCACTTGCAGAAGCAGCGGTAAATACGTTGTATCTGGTATCCTGTCCTGGGATTCCAAGTGCTGTAATGTCAGCTTTTGTAACTGCTGTTGCTGCAGTAATATGTCCAAGTCCATCGGATGTAAACTTATAGAATCCAGATGTATATGCGGTATGTGTTGGATGTGTAAATTTGGTATCTGTAGGTGTTGCCCAAGTACCATCACCTCTTAAGAACTGAGATACGTTTGCAACAGCTGGAGCCGGTACAAGACCTGTACCACCAGCGGCACTTGTTGTAGCACCTTTAAATGTAGAATAGGTGGTATTTGTAGGTGTCTGCCATGTTCCATCACCACGGAGATATTTTCCCTGTGCGCCTGCACCTGGAGCCGGTACAAGACCTGATTTACCTGCAGCATCTGCGGTAGCAGCTACCATGTTAGTATAAGTGGTGTTAGTTGGAGTTGCCCAAGTGCCATCACCTCTAAGGTAGAGACCCTGCTGATTTGCAGCAGGAGCTGGTACCAGACCATTAGAGCCTGCAGCAGAAGCACTTGCTTTACCAAATGTAGCAGTAGATGCTTTTCCATCAAGAGCTGCCTGTAATCCGGTGATTGTAGAGATCGCCTGAGTATGAGCTGCTGGTGTAAATGCGGTTGGTTTTCCAGTTACATTCGCCCATGCAACAGCAGCTGCAGTTCCGGCTACAAATACTTCGTAACCATCTTCGGTAGACAACTTCGTATCATCTTTGATGAAATACATCTGTCCAGTAGTAACTACTTTTACAACATCACCGTTTTGTACATTGTCTTTTGTCAGTTTAAATCTTGCAGTATCATCTGCAACCGGAACTAATCTTTCCAGTGCTCCAGCTGGGATATTACTTAAAGACAGTACACCAGAAATCTTAGATGCTGGGATATTATCTGTAATATCCGCAATTACATGCTTATGACCAGCTTTTGCAGCATCCGTAATACCATATCCAGCGAGTGTGGTTGGATTAGTACCAGCAGTTGCATGTCCATACTTATCGAATGTTACAGAACGATAAGTACCGGCTGTAATGCCAGATTCTGGATGAGAATAGTTATTCGCATTAGCAGTGATACCATTCAGTTTAGATACCATTGCTGCAGTCATAAGACCACGTGCAGATGCTGTTGCATCGGGGATATCATCCTTGAATGCAAATTTACCTAAGTTCTCAATAAGGGTCTGTACATCAACGACCGCAGTAGGAACTTTGGTATTTTTTGATGCGTCAACGGAAACGTCGGCACCAGTATTTTTAAGGTTAACAATGATCTGATCTCCACTTGTAGAGTAACGGATCAATTGGGCATGAATAATCTGTGTTTCAGCCATAGATGTGAACCTCACTTTCTTTAAAGTCTTATTTTCTTAGCCTAATTATTAAAATTAGAGTCTTAAATACATGTTTTCAAAGAGGATACCCATAAAGGTATCCTCTTTTATTAATCCAGTTTTACCCAGATACATGCTTTTGTCGGTGTGCTCTTTGATACATATACAATGTCACCAAAGTCAAGTTTTGCCTTATCTGTACTGGACATAAATCCATTTGCAGATGCACTTGCAGCACCATGACTATGGGAAGCTGGTGTAAATGATGACGGCTTTCCAGATACATTTGCCCAAGTCACTGCATTAGCAGAACCAGCAGTTGTAGCATACTTAACACTCTTTGCAGAGTCAGCAGTGTTGTCTACATTACCAAGACCAACTTCACTCTTAGAGTATGATGGCTTAGAAGAAGCTTTCGCCCATGCAGGTACGTCACTTGCTGGCATGGAAGAAGGCCTTCCACTTACATTGCCCCATGCTACAGAGCCAGCACTATTCGCATATGAAGCAGTACCTCCGTCTGAACCAGAAACAATGCTACTATATGCTTGCTTATGAAGTGCTGTAGCTGCAGTTGCAATAGTAGCATAGCATTCAGTAGATGTTTTTGCATCAGATGCGGAGGTTCCACTTACTTCTGAAGAATTAACAAGAACCCAAGTTCTACTAGCGCCACCGCGTGCGCCACTTGCGATTGCACGGAAATAGGTACCAGCATATGATTCTCCTGTTTTAAAGAAAGCATCTGCATAAGTCTTTCCAAAAACATTGTAAAGTCCGACTTGCACGCTATCCGCACTTAAACCGCAACGAACCAGCCATTTTACCTCAACGGATGATACCGAGCTGCTGTTATTTGTACGTAATACAATCCGTACAATACCGAAGCCACCACCATTATAATCCTGTGAGATAAAGAATGTGGTTGATTTATCTGAATAGCTTGCTGTAATAGTATCCAGTTTTGCGAATCGATGGAATGGATAATTGTTGCTGTCATCTACACTTGCAGATGAACTATAATATCCAATATTCGCATTGGAGTTACCACTACCATCGTAGTTAAAACTTAATGTAATATCGGTTCCGCCAGATACCGTTCTAGCAGCACTCAATTTATTTGCAGAATTAGCAGCACCGCCAGCAGATCCAGAACCAGCATAATTATGACTATGTGATGCTGGTGCATAATCCCCAGCATTTTTTGTAACGATTGTACCAAATGCACCTCGATTACAGTATGCGAGGTTAGAAGAGCCTCCACTATATGCACCGTTCCAATATGCCATAAATGCCATATCTGGCACAAATCCCTGATCTGTGGTAGCGTCTTTCCAGCCACTTGGACCAGATGCAGACAATGTACGGGTTTGTTTTCCTGTAATTGCTGGCTTTCCACTTACATTAGCCCATGCAACTGCATTTGCACTTCCTGCGGATGTAGCATACTTAACACTCTTTGCAGAGTCAGCAGTGTTGTCTACATTACCAAGACCAACTTCACTCTTAGAGTATGATGGCTTAGAAGAAGCTTTCGCCCATGCAGGTACGTCACTTGCTGGTAAAGAAGATGGTCTTCCTGTTACATTTGCCCATGCAACAGCAGCGGCAGTACCAGCAACAAATACTTCGTAACCATCTTCTGTACTTAACTTTGTATCATCTTTGATGAAATACATCTGTCCAGTAGTAACTACTTTTACAACATCACCATTCTGGGCATTGTCTTTTGTCAGTTTAAATCTGGCAGTATCATCTGCAACTGGAATTAATCTTTCCAGTGCTCCAGCTGGGATATTACTTAAAGACAGTACGCCAGAAATCTTAGATGCTGGAATATTATCTGTAATCTGTGAAGCTGTATGCGTATGACTACTTGCAGCTTTTCCATCAATCAAACCTTTTAAGACCTTACCCTGATTTGCAGATAAAGACTGGTCTGTCGCAGTAGATGTTAAATTATCCTGAACACCTCGCCAGGTATTTGTAGGTGTCTGCCAAGTTCCGTCTCCTCTGAGGAATTTGCCTTGGGCACCTGCAGCTGGCTGAGGAACCAGACCAGTTCCACCAGCAGCACTACTTGTAGCAGCTTTAAACACGCCATAAGTGGTATTGGTTGGGGTTGCCCACGAACCATCACCACGTAAATAAAGTCCCTGCTGACCTTTCGCAGGAGCAGGAACGAGGCCGGTACCACCTGCAGCATCTGCGGTTGCTTTTGCAAATACGCCATATGTTGTGTTGGTATCCTGGGTTGTGATTGTGGAAGTAGTATTATCACCTTTTGTGATAGTGACTGTACGCCCACTCACAGTTAATGATTTAATATAGGTGCTATTGATTGTCTGTCCAGCACTATCCTGTGTCGCTTTAGTTGCAGAACCAGCACTTCCTGCTGAAGTAGCATATTTAACGCTCTTTGCAGAGTCCGCTGTATTGTCTACATTACCAAGACCCACATCCCCTTTACCAAGAGAGTTTTTAAATGCCAAGTTGCCTAATGCATCTGCCAACGTTTGTGCAGATGAAACGGTGGATGGGAGTTTGGTATTTGTAGATCGATCAATTGAAATATCAGAACCAGCGGACTTCAGATTCACAATAATCTGGTCTCCGTTGGTTGTATATCGAATCAGTTGAGCATGAACAGTTGTAGTCGTTGCCATTCGTAACTATCCCCCTTCTTTTAGTTAATTTAAGTTTGTAGCCCTTAGATCAATGTTTTCAGGGCGCTTTCTCACTCGGTGTCAATCTTGTACCATAAGCACGGACCCGTTGGGGTTTCTGCTTGTACTTTGATTGCCATCATATCATTTAAGGTATCAGACAAATCGTTGATATCTGCGATCGCGTGGGTGTGCTTTGTGGATGCTTTTCCGTCTATCAAACCTTTCAGAACTTTACCCTGATTTGCGGATAAAGACTGATCTGTGGCGGTAGAGGTTAAGTTATCCTGGACACCTCGCCAGGTATTGGTATCGGTTCCTGGAATACCAAGTTTTACGATATCGTCTTTGGTGATTGCGGCTGCAGAAGTAATATGACCAAGTCCATCGGATGTAAACTTATACATTCCAGATGCATATGCGGTATGCGTTGGATGGGTATACTTCGTATCTGTTGGAGTTGCCCATGTGCCATCACCACGAAGGAACTGGAGTCTGTTTGCTACTTTTGGAGCGGTAACCAGACCAGCAGCGCCGTCTGCAGTTGTTGTAGCTCCTGAAAAGACTGGAAAATTTGCTTTTGGAGGATTCCCCCAAGTACCATCACCGCGTAGGAACATATTCTGAGAACCAGCTCCAGGAGCTGGTACTAAACCAATACCTCCTGCTGTTGTGTTAGTTGCACCTTTAAATGCATTATAGCTAACTTGATCAATACTTGCCCAAGATCCATCACCACGAAGGAATTTTCCTTGTGATCCAGCGGTTGGTGCAGGTACCAAACCAGCACTACCAGCAAGTCCAGAAGAAGCACCACCCATTGGTTGAATTGCACTTTTAAATGCTAAACTTCCTAAGGAGTTTGCAAGTGTCTGTAAGTTGGTAACAATAGTTGGAATATTGCTGTTACCAGTTCGATCCACACTAATCAGATTGGCTAGTGTTTTTGGATTTAGAATCGTCTGTGAACCATCTGCTTTGAAGTGGATCATCTGTATATTTTGGGAGGTTGTTGCCATAAAAAATCTCCTCCTTTCTAACTTATTTGTGCGTTATTACGCCGTTATAATCTTGTTTTCAGGGGGTGATTTTAGAATTTATAGAGGTGCTTACAATATATTAGCCATCCAAAAGAGATGGTGACAAAGTCACAATTTTTTCTTATCCGGGTACTGGAACCAGATGGGCTCCTAATCATTTACGGTAAGATGTATTTTTCAAAATTTTCCTCACGCCATGTCTATTTTTTGTAAATGCCAATACTTCAATAGATAGGTGGTGATGAGGACCTAATTTGTGAAATACTAATTCATATTAATTCCTTTCTATCTGGTAGTTATACTTATCGTCTATTGCATATGTATACCTCCTTTCGAAAACGATTATAGTGGATATGTATTTCTTTACTCAAATTAGGATTATTTAACAGTAGCATACAGCCTCCAGATGGGAGGCTACATAGCTTATCACGGTGGAACACATACATTTACGAGGTGTGTTCGAGGGTTCAATTCCCTCATAAGCTCTTGGTATATGTTGTCAGGTCTTCATATACCGTATTTTGTATTTGACACGAACCATTAACGTATACGAAGTTCAGATGGGACTTCACATTATGTATTTTGGCATTGTTTTTTAATGCCATAATTTTCCTTTCTACGAGGTTCAGGGTAACTCCCTGAACCTCCTTTTTCATCTGAAAACTTAAGTAGTTTAAACGATATATTATCTATATGAATACAAAAGAACTTGTATGTGAATACAAGACAATTACATAGGAGGAACGAGATATGAGTACCAAAAAGGCAAGTGACAATAGTTTGTCACTTAGAGAACGTGAGGCTATTAAACAAGCCTACAAAGAAACAACCTCATTAAGTGAATACGTAATGGGGATTATGCATGACTTACCGGAGATAAACTTGGTAGAAGTAATGAAAAATCTACCGCATTTTGTCGACACTTTAAAACCAATCGAAAATACCGTGTTTAAAATGTACTACATCCAGGGATTATCCATTAGCGAAATCACCGGAATGGAGTTCATTGATCGCTGTATGACGACGGAACGGGTTTTAAAGGGCATCGACAAAAAGTTTAAAATCTGGATTAAGTCATTTGCAGAATAAGAAAAAAGAGGACAGCGGGGAAATCCCGCGTCCTCTCCTTTTTTGGTCTTATACAGAATTTCTTCGTTCGGCTTTTGCCTGAAGAAACTTTGCAGAGCCAGCTGCAGCGGCTCCTCCTTGTACAATCTTTCCAGCAACTGCGGCGTTGTGACGATGTCTCTCACCGCGGTTTTCTTTGGTCATAAGTTTGGCTTTCTTTAAGTTTGCCTGTGGATTCTTAATCGCTGAACCAGGGCCACGATTGCCCCAATCATCATCCTCAGCGCTGCTAACTTTTTCCAAGTTCTTATCTTCAGATGCTAAGTCTGCCATATGATGGACGCAACTAGATGCGAACATGACAGAGAATGCACCAATCCAGTCGATATTTCGTCTGATATAAGAGCTGACGTTTGTTAAGGATTGGGTGACTCCTTTTGGTCTACGCACCATCCCATTTTTTTGGGCATATTCTTCGGCTTTCTTATCAAAGTCAGCAGCAATCTTGGCATACTGATCCAACTTGTTTAAGTAGATATAGGCAAAGTCAAATAATTCTTTGTTTCCTTTGCGAACCTGACTATTGATCCAGTTTAACATCTTTTGGATGTCCATCTCCACTTTCTCGGATTTGATCTTGGATAATTTCTCATCGCTTTCTTTAATGGTCTTATTGACTTCATCAACCATCTTATCGGTTGCACGAAGTCCTTTACCGGAACTTTGGTAACCCTTTAAGTATTTGGAAACGACCTTGTCTAAGTGATTAACTGAATCTTTTAACACCTTCTGGTATTCAAAGATATCATAACACTTAATAGTTTTGGTTCCTTTTACTTTCTGGTTCAAACAGTAGTTTCGAAGTGCCAGTAAACTTTCTTTGGTCTTCTCTTCTTGATATGTCTTAGATACTTTTTTCATTACGGCATCTATTGCTTTTAAAAGTAAATCTTTGATTCCCTGGATAAACTTCTTGATTCCAGATCCTTCGGATGCGGATTCAAAATAGATCTCCTGATAAGGGAAGCATCGTTCTTCTAAAATGGCAAGTTCAGATCGAAAAATGTCTTCTGATTTCGTCATGGAAGCTCCCGCCTTTCTTTTGATGTTAAATCAATGTGCAAGATTCCTGACCCTAAAACAGTAACGTAACTACGAAAGAAAGGTGGCGAACAACGATGATCGACACAGCACTCGAAAGTTTTCGTATCGAAGAAGCAACTCGTGCGAGAGATCTTGCCTATCTGATGGAAGATATGGACGACGATCTCATTGATGAATGTGTAGAGATTTCTGAATCTGGAGATCCGGTCTTAGAAGCAAACTATGACACAGAAGATGCAGAGCTTGAAGAACTCTTAGAACACATGGACGACCTTCCAGATACCGACGACGAAGAGATTCAACGTATCTTAGAAGCAACTGAAGATGGTCTTACCTTCGATCAGATGATCGGGTTGGAGCCAGTCTCAGAATAAATTAAATAAGGAGTAACCACTATGGCAAGATTATTTGTAGTCTTAGCAGACGGAAAAATTCCGGAGCTTGGAGGTATTCGTGGACCAATCACAAAACCAACTGCGATGGATGTTTCTACAGTCATTGAGATGGTAAATCGTGGACTTCCGGTGGAAGAAGTGAATCCATCGAATCATGCAGATCGTGTAAAGATGACTTTCGGAAATATCCATAGCAATAACTTTGTTAAACCAGTAAAAAAAGTAGCAGCTGTTACCCCGCAAGTAGCAACTCAGTCTATCCCTGCAGGGAGAAGCAACGTTGTGGTGGATGCCACTAACGAAGCCAAAGCCGCAAAAGAAACCAGAGACAACAAGTCTTGGAAAAATCAGAAAAAGGACGTCACACCAATCAACAAATCCGACTTCTGAGTAGAAGAGAATACCCTCTAAGGAGTGGTATTCTCTTTCATTTTCTATGATCTGGATAACGTTCCTCTAAGAGGCGAGTACAAAAAAATACGGGGAAGACAAGCTTCCCCATACTCATGGATATTATTTTATATACGCATCCATGTTTGCGCCTTGATGATCCTTGCGCTTGTTTTCAAGGACTGATGCTCTGTATCGAAGAACATCGGCGTCATCTTGATAACTGCCGGACATCACATTACGCATTACGTATGTGAATTCGAAATCGGACATAATCTCGCCTCCTTTCATTATTTATTCACATAAATGATATATAACCATACAACCAGTAGTTTACATATGAATACCAACTCATCTGGGTTGGTATTCTTTTATTTTTGCTGGAATAATCCCTTAACGAAAGGAGGATGATTATGAAGCATCAATATCATTCAAAACGAACGTGTCTTTCCAGGCACTATATCAAAGATCATAAAAGACGACTGGCAAGATTTAATTATTCCGTCAAACAGAGAGCAAAAGCATGTGACACTCAAGAATGGGTGATCTTGGTGGCATTACAGATGGGATATACGGCTAGTCTTATGAAAGATCGGATATTCACGGCATACAAACATTTCAAATATTCAGACTATGTCAGAGATTACATCAAAGACCAGACAGGAGGAACCAATGAGCAAACGAGCGAAGAGACTAAAGCATAAACAACAGGTACAAGCAAGAGAAGAAGAACAAGAATCCGTATATATGCTGGAAGCAGTAGAAGGTGCACGACAGAGAGTCTTTACAGCATCTACAATAAGTCAATTACAGCGTTTATACGAACATAATCAGATCTTGGATGGAGATATCATCTTACAGGTTTCCAGAAACTATTGCTGGTGTGTAATTGATCATACAAAGTTACCATCTTTAGATGCATTGAGCTTAATGACCAATGTACCAGAAAAAGAAGCTTCAGAAGCAAAGAGTACCTGGTTAGCAGCAGAAAAAGAAGAGGAAGATACCATTGTGTATTCGAATCGTATTATTGCAGCACTCAAACGAGATGGACTGTGGGATTGGAAGGTTCCATATGAACAAACGACAGAAAAAGAAACTCAATAAAAGACACGCAGAGATAACACCAATGATCGAAGACGATAACTACAAATGTCAGGTCATAACGACTGAAATTGGACCAGATCCAATGGTTGTTATGCGTATGGATGATCTATTGCGATTATTGGCTAATGGAGATGACAAATGAACAAACGACAGAAAAAGAAACTCGAAAAGAAGAAAGCACTATGGTGCGTAACTATAACATCAATCAAGTCCCAATGGAACACAAATACACCTGTATGGAAACGCTGCAAGAAATCTGGACGAAAACGTACCATACGGTATCATATGTACATGCCGTCATATACGCGTAACTTCCGTCGATACAGTCCGGAACTTATCGCAGAAGCTATGAGACGGTTACCACACTTTAACGGTATTTCAGATGCAATTGATTCAGCAGCAAAAGAATTACCCTATGCATTTGAAATTGTTAACGATAACATTGGGAATGAAAAGCACTAAGACCATGTTGAGGTAAAACATGAATAAACGAATCGCAAAAAAGAAATACGGAACAAGATATTCTATTATTAAACAACCTTGGATTTCCTGGACAAAACCAAATCCTAAATGGAAACGCCGAAAACAAATCCGACGTGCATGCATCAAGCATGGTGTATACGTCGGATTTTTCAAATCGGATTCCGAAACCAGGACGCAAAATGTTTGGCGCCTTCCGTGGCCATCCTTAAAGGATTAAAACATCTCCATAACGGGGAGGTACATATATGACCACATTTTTAGATGAAATCATCAAATATGAAACCGTTGCAAATAACGGGATTACCTTCGCATCAAATCGATTTGATAATGCGTTTCAACCAATGGTGGTAGAATCTACTGCATTTTATGAATCAGACTTTGGGGGTCCACTTCATAAGTTCTTCAAATCGATTATCAATACGATGCAGAACTTTGTCAGACAGGTAACGGAAAAAATTAATGCTGCCATTCGCAGTAAGAATATGACTCGTCAGTTAAGAGGATTCCACGCACAGTTAGAGCAGATCGAAAAAGATCCAACGCACAAAAAGAAAGTGGTTGAAATGATCGATATTGAAAAGCTCAATCATGTGATTACATCTGGGACAGATGATCTGGAATCTATCCACAAGAGACTGATGAAGAATCGTTACCGTCACTTAAAAGAACTGGATAAAGATATCAAAGAGTTCAATACAATCTATGAGAACATGGAAAAGAAGTACTCTGAGATTATGGACAAGAAAGTCAAATATCCAGTACGAAAAGCAATTGCTTTGATCGAAGACGAGATCACCGGAAGAAAACCTTTGGTAACTGCTCTTGATAAGTGTATCAAATCTTGCGAAGAGATGTCTCGTCATGTTGATCAGATTCAACAAAAAAGAGAACTCTACGGAGTAGAGGTATTGCCAGCATATATGTCGTTTGTAAAACGAATCACCACAAGATTTACTTCCTTCATCCAACGTGGTGTTGGAAAAGGGATCTCAAACGTGATTAGTGGTGCCGTATTTTTGCTGGCATAACAAAAAAAGAATCGGATGTCTAGTCCGATTCTTTTTCTTTTTTAGTTAGATTAATCCAAGGCCATCCTCATGGATTTCCACAAGGGCAGCAACGATTGGAGAAATCTCGCCAAAATCTTTTGCAAACATCCAGAAGTTTTCTTCATTGATCCCTCTGGTAAGGAAGAAGTTTACACCAAACTTGATATGTACTTCTACGTTGATACTAAGAATAGCTTTGGTATAGTTACCAAGGTCAATAGCTTCAACAAGTTCCTTCTCGATCTTGTCATGCAAGTTTCCGCAATTTGCTGGTGTTAACAGAGCAACGCGCTTTGCATATTTACCAGTTTTGATAGCTTTGATTGTAGATGTCATCATAATGACCTTTCTTAACGACGTCCACTCGCCGGATCATAGATTTTGTACTTATTGTACGGGGATTCATATAACCCTTTTGCATCTATTTCAATGCTATTCATTTTTCAGATCAGAGTTATTTGTGGATTACTTGTATATGATTTCTCTGATTCACGAAAATTATATATCAATATTGATAGGGGCTCTACGGATAAAAAGAGGATAAAAAAGACGTGGATCAAATTCCACGTCTTTTTATTTCTTCATTATCATCTATATATTCAACGCGTGCTCCGACAATCGGAGATACCTCGCCAAATTCTTTTGCGAATTCGGTAAATGTTTCCTTACCGTAGATATCGGTTATAGGGAACACCCTACAACCAAATGCTTGCAACACTAATATATTAATATCGGATAAAGAACTGGAGTATGATTTTGTCTCTAATGTTTTTACGACGATATCTTCAATCTCTTTTACAAGTTTTTTTGATGTTTTGATTAATGCCAATCGTTTTGTATATTTTTCCATATTATGTCTCCTATTCACGTAATCAGACAGATTCTGGTTCTGTCTTTCTGTAGTTTAAAATGTCTTGTAAATTACTATACAAGTACAATGCAGTTAATTCTCGTGGTATGGTTTTGTCGTATTCCACGTCGATGAAGTATGTGACTCGATCTTCCATCTTCGTATTTGGATCAAAGATCGGGGCATACTTTTCATAATCCTCAGCTAAGGCAGATTGGTCTTCTTCTCTTTTTTTCTCGATGTAACCATTTGTGATATTGATCTTGATATTCGAATTTCGTTTGAATCGTTCTCGAAGATACTCCATCACATACTCCGGATTTTCACAGGTCTCTGGGACGTTAAACTCCATTTTCAAGTGATCCATTCCAGCAGTCTTTGTCAAGTTCTCAAAATGGTCCATCTTTTTCTTCAATTCATCCAGAGATTGAAAAATCGTATTCTGGTAGCCAAATCCTACGGTCTTATAAACCGGTGCATACGTATTTTCCATAAACTCATACGTCCACGTATGATCGCTCACGTCATACTCTGCATAGAGAAACCCTTTTGCATCTTCTTCCCCGAACTTCCAACGACTAAAGCTACCAACGTACATCATCATTGGATCAAGCACGGTATGAACATGATAATGTCCAAATACAACCAAGCCATCGGTTTGTCTACGAAGATCACCAGTTCGAAATACTGGAACTCTTCGTCTGACATTTCGTTTATCTTCAATTGCAGAAGCAGCTTTTTGCATGGCTTCTCGAATCGTTCCATGACCTACAATTAAGTCTGGACGTTGTGTGATCTTCCACTGGGTATCGTAATAATCATCAGGATCCTCTAAGAGTTCTTCTGGAATATAGACGACCATCAAATCTGGAAAGAGTTCTTCTTCGTCAAAGGTTCGTATCACCTTAAAGTCTCGATCCAGCATTCCTTTAAATGGTCCATACTGATTTTCCTCGTGGGACTCGGTTCCATAAACCATTCGTATCTTAGCTTCCGGTTTGAGTCTTGCACCAATCTCCTGCAGGATCATACTAGCAAGTACCGTATTTTCGTCGTTCAAATACAGTTTATGACCAAAGTAATCGCCAGCAAAGATGACAAAATCCAGATCGTGTCTGGAGATAAATGGGTATACCACTTCTTCAAACTCATGTTTGAGCTGATCCCTTGGCATATCACCAATGTGAATGTCTGCCAGGAAAATTCCCTTGTATTTTTTCATGATTTCTTCACCTCGTATAAATGGTATATATCCAACTGTCAAAAGTGGTTTTTATTTTTACCATAAGGTGATATATCATTTTAGTATCAAACACTAAGAAAGGGGAACACGAAGTATTATGGCACACATAGTTGATCAAGTTGCAGAATTTGAAGAGTTTTTAAAAGTATTCAACGAAAAAGACAATGAGTATCTAAACCACACAATCATTGAAGAATTTTCACTTCCAAGAAACATCATCAGAGAATTCATTATGAGTAAGCACGCGGAAGGTTGCAGTATCGAAACGTGTCGTACGTATTTCGCTGGTGTGAAGATATTTTTAGAAGCACATCAAAACATAGCGCTTCAAGACATTAAAGCTGGTGACATCAAAAGTTGGATGTTAGAATATCAGGTGTCACACCATTTATCTAATGTGTCCTTAGACAACTTAAGACGATATTTAAACTCGTTTTATAACTTCTTAGTTGCAGAAGATTATGTGATCAAAAATCCGATGGCATCGATTCATCGTATCAAAACAGATAAGAAACTTCATTCACCATTTACCGAAGATGATTTAGAAAGAATCCGAGACGCTTGTGAGTCAAGCAGAGAATTGGCGTTAATTGATTTTCTATATAGTACAGGTGCACGTGTCAGTGAAGCTTCCAATTCAGATATCAGTGACTTCAACTTCCAAGCCATGGAAGGATACGTTTATGGAAAAGGTGGGAAAGAACGGATCGTCTATTTAGATACGAGAGCAAAAATTCATTTATTACGATATCTGCATTTTCGGAAAGATACGAATCCTGCGTTATTTGTAGAAATGATTACTCCACATGAACGCATGACCAAACAACAAATTGAATACACAGTCAAGCAGATCGGGAAACGAGCAGGGATTGAAAACTGTCATCCACATCGGTTTCGAAGAACGTTAGCGACCAGACTCTTAGAACGAGGAATGCCAATTGAGCAAGTCCAAGCAATCTTAGGTCATGAGAAGCTGGATACGACACTGATCTATGCAAAGGTGAATCAGTCTTCTGTCAAAATCAATCACAATAAATATGCGTAGAACTTTATCAGATCGATAACTATATATTAGCCATCCGTGCGAACCTGACTTTCCACGGATGCTGATATATTATTTATGTGACCAAAAGAGTCACTATACTAATAATGAGAAAGGAGAATGAGAATTATGCCAAATATCAATTCTCAGGGACAGACAAGAACACAGAATGGAGGAAAGAAATTCGCAGTGAATGCATCACAGTATACATCCAAAAGCGTTTCCAATAATCCATACGTGATGAAAACTCGTGCTGGTTTGCTGCCAGACGATGACAAAGTCCCATATTCCATCAAAACCATGCAGATAATTAAATATCTGCAGAACAAAGTCGACATTATGATCGCCGACATCAATAACCACTTACCGGAGAACACACCGCCACTCGGTGATATTCCGTTAAAGGGTTACACAATCAAGTATACAAGTACACATTATCCGATCATTCTGATTATGCCAAACAACGTGGAATATAATCCGAACCGTAAGGCAAAGAAGAAAAACAATGGTCCAAGAACCGCAGATGTCGATATTTCACAGGACGTCTCCGATGATGATAATGGAAGTGACAAATTAACACTGTTAAGACCGATGTATGAAATCTTGCAGCCGTACATGTATCCGAAGGGATTCTTCAGAGATCACAACAGATGCCAGCAGATGCACTTATCCAATCAGCAGAGAGAACAGTGCAACCGGTTCGCTACACCGAAGCGTGCAAAACAGAAAGGTGGCGGAAGCATCATGTTAATGCTGGATCCATTTGCCATCATTCATGAGATGCTGGAAGTTGAAGGTGACTTAAGAGCATTCTATGTTATGATGAGTGATCCGCAGAAACTGCAGGATGGCGAGTATAAATACAACGTCAAACGTACATTCAAGAAAGCGAAGAAAGGCAAGAAAGGAATTTCTGAATTAAATGCACTTCTTCGTATGGGTTCCGGTGGAACTGGAGCCACATTAAAATAAATAGTTTGTTTATGAAAGAGTCAATCCATGGTTTGTGGATTGACTCTTTTTTTAACTTGTGGAAACTATAAGTTAAAAACAGACTATGAAAGAAAGGACGGGTCGAAGATATGGAGGATATTCGTCCCAACGCATTAGACATTGCGTTTAATGTATTAAAAATCCGCTATGCGGAGTATGATCGTATGATACAAATGAATGGTTGTAACCTACAACCTGGAGATAGAATCAATGTATTTATTAACCTGGAATCTGCATTTAAGAATGTCTCTATGATTCCAGATTTGGAGAATCACTTAATGACACAGCGAAACTTCGAGGCTACCATTGCATCAGACATCCTAAACTTAGCTGGTCATTACAAACGATTCTTTATGGGAAATCAGGTGGATACGAGGGTGTATCTTTATCAAACCGATTTCGGAAGCGATCATTACAACCAATTGAAGTACAATGAAAACTATCGGAGTTATTTTCATTGCAAATATACACAGAATCCAAGATTTATTTACTTTACAGACGCCTTACGAGAGAAATCGTTACCACTGGTAAAAACGTGTTGTGAGTTCATCCCACGTGTTTATTACATCAGTGCGAAGAACATCGAAGGCAGCGTGATCCCTTATGTCATACAGCAAGACGATTTAAAACGAAACGACCGCAGGAAGAATTTCATTATTGGAGATGACTTTTACGAAACCCAGTACGGAATGCTTCCTGGATTTTTAAACCATTACGTGAAACGTTTTGGAGTCAAGCGTCCCCTGATTAGCTGTAACAATCGAGAGATCTTAGCAGAATTACTTCGAATCCCGGTACAAGAATCTGAACCGATCGTCAAACACTTTGAAACATATGCTATGTATACAACGATGATTAGTTGCATGGGTGACAAACTACGAACTATTGACTCGGTTGCAGGAGTTGGGATTAAGACGTTACTTAAGTATATCTCCAGAGCAGAGAGTACCAACCGGATTCAAGAAAATATTACAAACCCAAATATTATCTCGGAAATCTTTCCGGATGATTTTCGACAAAAGTATACTGATAACTTCTACTGCAGTTCTATCCCATCCATCTATGAGGAACTCACCGATGCCGAGAAGTTATCCTTAACCTCCCAAAGAAAAGACGGGATTGATATGCAGGGGTTATTACAGTTAAATCAAAGCATCTTCTATCACCACCCGTTAACGTTAGAAGCACTTTGTAACTAAGGACACTTCCATAACAGAATTTAGGAGGTGACCTTATGGCATCATTATTTACGTCGGACGACCTCTTCTTAAAATGGAGATATACAGTCAGTGAAATCTACTTATTATTTCCAGAAGAAGATCCGGTCGAAATCCCGACGGAACGACTGACTTCTATGATGATTTTAAATGATTACGAAAATAACTTATATCCGGTCTTTCGAATTGAGATCGTATTAGAAGCCAGTCGATATTATAAAATAATCAAGCAGAAAAACGACGTGAGATTCAAATTGCGAATTCAAAAGTCATTCCAGACGTTAGGAGACGAAGACTGGTCCTTAGACCAAGACTATATTCAAGATACCTTTGATTTGATTTTAAATGATGAAGACTTTGACGTAGACGCCGGATTTAAAGAAGAACGTGCCTCCGACGATTATGAAAACATCGAAGCCGATGATGTAGATGACTTATTCTCTACAGATAACCGATTCGAATTTTTTTTATTTAAGTCATCTACGATCAAAGCAGGACGTAAAACCATTAATAAGATTCTTCATAACGCAACGGTTACGGATGCCATGAGCTTCATTGCATCCAAAGCAGGCTTTAAGAATCTTTTGATGGCTCCAGTGGATCATACCGATGTGATTGAAGAATTAGTGATTCCTCCACTAAATGCTGCAATGGCAATGGTATATGTCGATTGCTACTATGGACTTTATAAGACAGGGGCTATGATCTTTATGGATTTGGATCGAAATTATATTTTACCATATGACGAAAAGTGTCGTTGTTGGGAAAAGAAAGAGATCCGAGAAATCAATGTGATCATTCCGAAAAAGAGTAGTGAGTTTAGCTCTGATTTGTGTACTGTCGTCAAAGATGGTGACAATACGAAGAAGTACATCGTGGGCAATAATTCTACCGTACAAATCGAAAATAATTCTATCACTTACGATATATTGGCTGGTAACGATATCGAATCCGTAAATTCGTACGAAGGTACAGTTAGCTCAGGGGTTGCTAACGGTAATGGGAATAGTAGTAATAATGAAGTACGAATAGAGAACATGACAGAGAACCCGTACTTTAACAAAATCTATACCAAACAAAGTGAATCTCGCAATACCGTAATTAGCATGACCATTGGTGATTATGATATTACGTTCTTAAAACCAAATCGAGTAATGAATGTAATCTTTGAAGATAGCAAGTTATCAAAACTATACAAAGGAAAATACAAGATCGTACATGCAAACCATACGTTTACATTAACAGGTGGACAGTTCCAGTTAATGACAGATCTCGTATTGAAGAAAATGAATAACTAAAGTGGGGTATACAGGATGGATGTCCTGTATACCTCTTTTTATCCGTAAAGTCATTTGCTGTGTTGATATAATATTTCCGTGAATCAAAGAATTCACATAGACATTAGGTATATGGGAGAACTTCTAATTTCTATGATCCCTTTATCCGTCTCTTAGATGACAGGAGAATAAAGAAAGTCATCACATTTTATCAGTAGTTTGTCCGTCATTAGCTTCCAGTAATTCGTTCGTTATTAATGTCAGCAATTTATCCGTCACTAGCTTCCAGCAACTCATTCGTCCGACACTCGTTAACCTAGCACACAGAAAGGAGGATTCGTCATGGGATTCTTACATCTGATCTTAGTTTGCATCTGGTGGTTACTTATCACAATTGGTGAAGTATTCATCGCTGCAGTAGTTATCCTTATGATGATCATTGATTGGCTCTTCATCAGAAGACGCTAATCAATGATCTTTATATAAAACTGAATAGCCACGGAGATTACATCAGCAGGTGGCATTACTAAAACATTTGTGGGTGGAGATCACGTCAAGAGCCCGGAGGTAATTATATTAAAATCAACACGTTATGCGAGAATCGAGATCCTTGTAAACTTTGCACTTTTCGTAGTAGCTGGTCTGCTTCTTGCAACATCCGCAGCAGGTAATCCAGTTATATTCCTTGTCGCATTCTTAATTTGCACATACGAGGCATTCCATCTGGATCACTTAGTCAATGAATTCGATGGAGAACTCAAAGAATATGTTGACCCTGTAACAGGTGAAGTACGTCACCTCATGACTTATGGTCGTGTGAAATAACGTACGTGTCCAAACAAGCAATAACAAAAATCATTTATGAGTGGAGATAACATCAAGAGCTCGGAGGACTATATGAAGACTTTAAAGAAAATCGTAAATACATATTTCTGCAACTTATTAACATGGCTCATCGGTCTTCTTATTCCAGTAGTAGATGAGATGAATACTGAAAAGTATTTCCATATTTCTCACAAAGAGATCAGACATGAGCTGTACGGACATCTGATCATGGTGTCAATAGATGTTGCGATTGCAATCATCGCAACCATGTTCCCGATGTTAACATTGTTGGTTGCTTTACCGGCAGCGATCTTCATGATCGTTACCGTTCTCTATTTGGTGTTTACATTGATAAACATCGCACAGAGGATCTGGATGGACAAGCATCCAACAGAAGAAGAGTACGTGGATCCCGAAACAGGGGTCACACGTACTCTTATGTGTTACCACAAGAAGCGCTTTATTTAAGCGCTTCTTTTTTTGTATAATTAAGCAGTCGGTGCTGCCGGCTGAGCCTGCTGTTGTACAGGTTGACCATTTGCGGCTGGCTGCTGTGGATTTGTTTGCTGTTGTGTCTGTGGGGTGTTGTTTCCACTTACGAATGGTGTCATTGCTCTGAAATAATCGTTGACACGATCACGTACCGCATTTAAAACACATCCATTGTAAGTAAACACTGCCTGACGGATTCCGTCAAAGACCTTTGTGGTAGACTGAGAATTATCCGTATTGACTTTCGGATCTTTTTTCTTTTCGTTGTCTACGTTTAAGTTGACTTTTGCAGACGGTGCTTTGGATGTTTCACCAGTATCTCCGTTTTGGCCATTTCCACCACTTGGATCTGCAGTTGCATTCGGTGTTGCTTCCAACATCGTCTGTAACTGCTCAAGTTTATCCATAAGATCTACAGATTCTGGTACATAAGAAGTTGACAGTGTTGTCAGCGTATTCTGTAACCCAGATAAGGAATTTGTTAATGTACTCATTCCACTGGTGTAATACATTTCACAGAAGTTTGCAATTTCGGTCATCTGCGCTTTTAAGTTAGAATCTGCATATGTTACGATCTCGTTCGCAATATTGGAATGATCCCCTTTTCCAAGTTTAAAGTAGTTGGTAAGCGGTGTTGCAATAGATCTACAAGCTTCTCCAGCAGTAGCTCCATTTACGGTTAAGGAATACGCGGCAAGGACTTTCTTGACGGCATCTACATCAGAACCTTTTGAGAGCTGATCAGATTTTAAGCTTCCTACTGTTCCTTTGAAGGTGTCAATGTCACTAAGAATAGAATTCCATGGCATCTTGGTGCTGTATGGTAAAATCTGCACGCTCTGGTTCGTGTAGTTGTGATTTAAAAGTTCCGCTTTGTTGTTCTTGATCCATAAAGAGTTTACCATGCTCTGACCATTGTCCAGTTTGACAGATCTGGAGTTCATATTCTGTAAAAACTTATTAATGACTTCCTGGAACTGTTTGGCGATAGTATCTTTTAAATCACCTAACTTCTGTGTGATCGTAGATGCTGCTTTAGCGGCACCTTGTGCAGCTTGTGCCTGGTTGGTACCATTCGCATTTGTAGAGTTTGTATTTACCGGTCCATTACCAGCAGTTACATCAGAAATCTCATAGATCGGACGGATACCACGAACGACTTCATTCCACTTATCCTGGTATGACTCCTGTAATGTAGACATCAGAATGTCAGTTACACCATGCTGGTATTCATACAGAATCTTATCCATCTCCAAAGCATAATCTATATCATCTACAGATTCATGTACACCAATTGGTTCTGGCTCTTCCGCATCCATTTTCACGGAAATACGTTCTGCATTCACGGCTAACTTCTTTAAACGAGACATCATGTTACCAGCAATCATATTGATCAGGTTTCCGTACTGCTCTTTTAAGGAAGTAACAAATACTTTGAGTTCCGTAACCGCAGCGGTATTTTTGAAATCATCATTGAACTTCCATGGATGTGCAACTGGATCTGAGAAGCGTTTCTCTAAGATGTTCATCTTTTCACGATCATCAGAGATCAACTTCGCAATGGTCTGCAAATTCTCTGGGAAGTCTTTGATCTCATGTAAGATCGTTGCGTAGATGTCCATGTTTCCATCCCCATTGACGGCGATTTCACATGCTTTATCATAGTTGGAGGTATCAGAGGTCATTTTTATGCGTTCCGCATAGCGTACATCAATCGGATTGTCAAGTCCTGCTTTTTCAATCAGCTCATCGGTTACCAGTAAGTAATCGTCGCTGGAGGCAGAGATCTTATCCAAAGATGCGGAGATTTCAGATAAAACTTCCATCACGCTGTTATAGGAATCTTTTCGATACTCTCGTTCGTCGATCATATGATCAAAGGATCCATCTGGATCTTCCATTCCAGCAAGACCACGATTGATGATCATTCCCTTGTGGAACTCTAAGACATTGTGAGATAACTCATCATATGCAGAAGAGTCCCCTGTCATTAACTGGTCTGCGACTTCTCCAGTAGCGTCAGATACGATAGAGTCTCCATAGACACTTTCGTTAATGGTACGCTCTAAGGCAGAGACAGTAGAAGTCATTTTGGTCAATGCATCATTACAAAGAATTGCATTGTTTGCAATCGCATGTAACTTTGTTAACATCGCATAAGTAACAAAAGATGCAACATCAATTAAGTTACGATTGATCTTATAATTGCACTGGTTTAATTTCGCAGCGTATTCTGGATGCTGTGCACAAATCTCAGCCACTTTCTGGTTTCTGACATTGGCGGAAGATAAAGTATCATTAATGATGGATGTTACCATCTTTGCTTCCTGGATAGTCGTTGCTTTCAAGGAATTGAAAGATGTGATAAATGGAATCACAAAAGTCTTTAAATACTCTTTGGACCATTCCACTAATGGTTCATTAGAAGCAACCAGTGCTTTCGGGTTATTCACATACAGAGTCGCTAAAGAAGAACGAACGATCTGTTTTTTCACGGTATCAGACAGATCATCTGCAGAGAGTCTCATAAATGTAGAAATCGCTGCAGAATCTAAGGTTCCTTCAGAAGCACTCTGATAAAACTGACCAACTAATCTAGTCAGGTTGTCATTGTAATCTTTTAAGTAATCAAGATTGAACTTGATATCGGTATTGGCAAGTCTCGGACGTTGTCCTAAAGAACCAAAACGTTCAGACTGCTCCATGTTACGGATGAATGGGGCAAGCTCATTGGTGTTTACCCATACATCAGAAAGGTCATTAATCGCTGAAGAGATTGAACGACCATAAATATCGTTATTCACATCGATCGTAACAGGGACACCTTCCTTATAGAGGGATCCTTCTGCGATCGCAATAAATGCGCTGGAATCAAATTCTCGATAGCAGGATTCCATCGCAAGAATAAACTCATTAATTAAGTTCATGGAAGTTCCTCCTATTTTTTGTCCTTTGGATTAAGCTTATTACCAAGCTGAGCGTCTGAAACTGCTTTCTGGAATGGGCTCTTATCATACGCAATTGTCTTGTTCTTTTTGTTACCAAGGAACTTCAGGATAAACTGCTGACCTTTTGAGCATTCACTATAGTTGTGATGCAGGATATTAATTGCTTCATTATAGCATCCTTGTTCAAACTTAATTGCAGCAAGCTTAGCTTCTGTTCCAGTTACAGTTTTTGACCAATCAGATGAGAAGTTGATGCTCTTCATATTTTTAAGCTTCGTATCATCTGTAGTCATCGGTCCTGCAGTTCTGTGTTGCTTTTCGATTTCTTCATATAATGTGTTCAAAGATTCTCGACGCTTCTTACTGCAATTCAATGTTTTTTCTTTACCGTTCTTGACATCACTATATAACTTATAGCAACCTGCAGCAAGACCAACTACAGCTGTTGCAGCACCAACGCGTTTCAGGAATTTTCCATGCGGATCATCCCATTCTTTTTTGAGTTTTGCAAGTTTTCCAGACAGAGTTTTCGGATCTTTTTCTGCAAGAAGTTTGTCAACCTCTTCGCTGAGCTGGTTAATATCTTTCATATCCTGAATATTAAGTACACCTTCTGCAGAAAGTGCCATAACTTTCTTTTTCAGATCAGGATCAGCGTTAAGTTGTCTCTGGATCTCTTCCTGTTGTTTTCTAAGTTTTGCATCATTTGACATGAATGCTTCGCCAAGACGTGAAATCATCTGACCAAACGCACTAATCAGACTTCTAATAGCAGCACCTAAACTAGCAGCAATACCTTTCTTTGCTGGTTGTGCTGGCTGCTGTTGTGGAGCCTGAGCTTCACCAAAGAGCTCCGCTTCCATGTTTTCAGGAGATAAAAGACTCTGATGATACTCTGCAAAGATTTTATCGATGTTATCAAATGCAGCGTTTACACCTTCAGTAATCTCCTGCATTATTAAATCAGTATAAATAGAATGCCCAAATGCGTTTCCAACTGATATTGTATACATTAGGCGATTCCTCCTTTCTTTTCGGTCATTCCGGTTTAACTATTTGTTTTAAGGCGCAAAAATACAGGGCCGGGAGATCCCAAACCCTGTATTTTCGAGAATTATTTCTTAGGACGTTCACCTGTTTTACCAACTGGATGAAGAGAACTCTTCACCTGGTCAGCAGCAGCACCAGCAAAAGTATTGCCATACAGACCACGGGCTTCCATTGTCTTCGGACGAATGACTTTGTGACCAAGATATTTGATTTTATCTTTGGCACCACCAACGGCTCCATGCCAACCAACTTTTGCACCCATTTTACCAGCAGTTTTGATGGTCTTTCCGGTTGATTTGTTTTTCAGTAACAGATTGGCAATCTGAACTTCACCACCATTCTGGCGTGGATCGTTAACCTTACCATGTAGGAGATTCTTTCCAATATTCTTAAGATCGAAGATCGGTGCTAAGATACCAGACGTTACATCCTTGTATAAGTTGTTAGTCATAGACATGATCTTACGTTTGATAGAGAATCTATGACTCAAAGAACGGATTCCACGATCCATTTTCTTGAACTCTTTTTTACCCATCGCGTCCTGCATCCCTTTTAAGATACGCTCATCGCTGTGCATGGTAGCACGGATGTATTTTGCAAATTGTCTATCGACAGAAGATACGTTAATCGCTGCAGATGCGGCTAAAGAAACAGCAACACCTTTCGCGTTGTCTTTTACGAAGCTCTCAATCTTCTTAAAAATAGATTCAGTCGGATGGTCTGCATCTTTGGCACAAGCTTCCATCTCTTTTTCACATTCCGCCATCAGCTTCTTATATTCATCAAATGTTTTTCTGAAATCACGGACCGTAATCTTTTTGTTTGCTAAAGACGGATCCTGTTTGCAAGCAGCTTTAAAAGCTTCATATGCTTCTTTTTCTTCCTTATCCAGAGTATTCTCCTGAAAGAAATTATCAATCGCTTCAATGATCTTACGACACATTGCAAGAACCGCATCAATGGCTTTTTTCAGACCACTGGTACCTTTTTCGGTTGCTTTTGCATTTGCTTCTTCTTTGGCTTTGATTTCAGCTGCACGTTTTGCGTCTTCTTCTTTTTTCTTTTTGCCACCGAACGCTTCGGTAAAGCATTCTTCGAACATCGTGATTGGAGTATACTCTGCAAGGGCTTCTTCCACCATATGCAGACCTTCAATTGCTGCACGATTTTCTAAGCTTAAATCACATTCGTAAACTGTCATAATGTCACTTCTTTCTGATTTAATCTAAAATAAGATATGAGTGGGTGATAACCGCCCACCCATATCATCTATATGTTATTCGTTGTCTTCTGGTGTTTCTTCGGATTCGTCTGCTTCTGCAGATTCTTCAACAGTTACACCATATTTTTCACATAATGCATCTACTTCATCTGCATCTGGTTCAATCCCAGCATTTAAAGCAGCTTCTGTAAGAAGTGCATCAATATCAAAAGTATCCGCAACAGATTCCTGTGTCGGTTCTTCTGGTGTTTCTTCTTCTGGTTCAATAGCAGATTCAAGACCTACCTGATCAAGCTTTGCTTCTGGATCCAGAGTGCCATCCTCAGCAGATTCTTCAACTGGAGTTTCTTCTGGTTCTTCAGCTACTGGTTCCTCTTCGGATTCCTGTACAGGTTCATCAGTTGGTTCATCATCTTCCACAGATTCTTCAACGGTTTTATCGTCGTCATCATCAGAAGATTCTTCTTTAGCTTCTCCACTTGTCGGACCATCGGTATCACCAGGATCGGAATGTGCAAGTGCAGCGGCTTCCATAGCAGCATCTTCTAAGATCTTGTCCGCATCATCTTCTGGAGTTTCTTCTTTACCAGATTCAAATCCAAGAATCTCGTTCTCTAACTGAGACATGTATGCCATATGATTTTCGATAGAAGTTTCTAAATCTTCTACAGATTCGGTTACTTCTTCTGCTTCTGGTTCTGGAGTTGGTTCTGTATGCAGTTCTTCGAATACAGATTCGAGAAGTGCTGTAGCATCCAGATCAGATACCAGATCTTCTGTAGATTCATAGGTATCATCTACAAATTCTTCTACAGATTCTTTTGTTTCTTTTGCAGCCTTTGCCTCTGCTTTTTCAAGAGACTTTTTCTGCTTGATGGCTTTCTTAATACCATTACGTAAAGAAAGCGCACCACGTGTATTTACAGCGACATTGGATTTTGCCAGCTGTTTCTGAGCACCGATAGCTTTTAACATAATACGAGAAGACTCTGGAGACATACTGTCTACCGGAGCATCTGTAGATTCGGATGCTTTCTCCGCAGTCTGGTTCTTAAGTGCAATTAAGAGTGCAGACAGTAATGAGACACCTTCTGTTAAAGTTACGGTGTTGTCTTTTTTACCAGCAGCCTGACGTGCTTTGTTGACAGAGGTTAAAATCTCGTCAATTTTTGCAGAATCAGCTTCTGTAAAGTTTTTACGTGCTTTGCCTTTGGAGATAACAGTCTGGAGCTGATCCATACCTTTTGCAATCGCCTTGGCTTCTTCTTCGTATGCATGGTAAGTTACTTCAACTTTTCCAAGCTTTGGATATTCCTTACAAAGAGCACCTGCTTTATCGATGGTCTCCTGATAGGAAGGATCGTTTGTGATCTTCTGTAAGGATGCGTTCATTTTTGAAAAGTAATCCTGAGAGTTTCTGTTAATGGAGTTCGCAGTTTTACGAAGTTTTCCATTGCATTTTTCAGTTACTTCATATAAAGATTCAGATACCTGATCATCTGAAATTGTATCGTCTTTTTTCTGTTCCAGCTTCACAGATGCGACATCTACGTTGTAGTCTGAAACAACATATTCTGTTAAGACACGAATCTTATTCGCAGTCTCATCGAATGCTTTTCCAAAAGAATCAATCTCCTGGAAGGTTTCTTCAAATACAGTCATGATGTCCTCCTTTTTTAGAGATTGTCAAAAATTGCTTCAAATGAGTTCAGTTCTTCCATAGAAGGACTTTCCATCATTTCATTGTATTCCTCGTGGATACCAAAAAGATCTGGAGATTCTGTTGTGTAATCACCAGTTACAGTATCATCATGAGCCGCTTCTGATCCATTCTCAGCATTTGCGTCTCCATTACCGGTGTTACCATTGCCACCGTTATCGGCATTCTGTTGCTGATCATTTCCTTCATTGGACTGATTATCATTATCATCTTTGCCGTTACCTCTTCCGTCCATAACACGCTGTTCAAGTTCTCCAGCTTTCGCTTTGATCTTATCCCACTGGATGACTTTTGCAACGATATTTAATACGGATTTACCTGTAGCAGCAACTAATGCCAGCATAGTTTCCAGTGTTGCCTGAAGTGCTGTAATGGCTTTGTCGTACCATGGAAGTTTAGAGAATTCACTTTCTGTATTAGCCTCTGTATTTCCATTATCAGCTGGAGCAGCTTGCTGCTGGTTTCCGCCATTCTGATTCTGTTCTTTCTTCGGAGGTTCAGTTTTGGTCTCTGTAGAACCAGCCTGTGCCTGAGTCTTGTCATCTTTTGGTGGCTGTTCTTTCTTTGGTGGTTCAGTTTTGGTCTCTGTAGAACCAGCCTGTGCCTGAGTCTTGTCATCTTTTGGTGGCTGTTCTTTCTTTGGTGGTTCAGTTTTGGTCGCAGGTGCAGGTAACGGTTTTCCGCAGCTTAAGCAGAATTTGGAACCAGAAGGGTTCATTGTTCCGCAGTTTGGACACTTGATACCTTCGCCAGCTTCCATGAAAAGTCCTGCATATGCACCTAAACCATATGATTCTGCTGATTCCATCATGTTATCACCAGCAACATGATCAATTGGAGCACTGGCAGTTTCCGGCTGAGCCTTCTGTTGCTGCTGGTCTCCACCACCGTTACCAGATGCCTGTGCGTCTTTTTCTGCACGTTTTGCATTCTTTTTTGTAGCGATGTCTTCCGCTTTTGCTTTCAGAGCTTTCATTGGAAGACCGAGTTTCTTTAACAGAGTATCTACTTCGCCAGTCAGCTCATTTGCAGTTCCCTGAAGTTTCAGGAATCTGTTAAGCATATCCTGAGCAGTTTCTTTATTGACCTGTGTGATTGGTTCTTCTTTGGCTTCCTGTTCTTCTTTGGAACCCTTAACCAATACAGCAGCAACAGCTGCTACTGCAATAGATGCAACTGCAAATTCTTTGTTGCCCTGGATACAAGCATTGATACTTTTGATGATTTCTTTTAATTTATTGAATACCTTTGGAAGTCCAGTAAGTCCTTCGTTGGCTGCTTTTAAGTCGTAACCATCGACGTCTCCCTGGGCATTTGCTGGTAATCCATTTAATCGATCATTATTTGCACCTAAGTTTCTCTGAATCCAGTTACCAATACTGGAGATTGCAGAGCCGATGCTGTTTAAGATGGTACGGATGATACCGACTTTCTTTTCACCTTGCTGTGCAGCGGCTTCCATCATAAGTCGATCAAGGTCATCATATGTACCACCAGTTTTTAACACAGTATACTCCGCAGCCATAATAGCGCGATCATACTGTGCGTTTGTAATATCCTGAATTGCCTCAATCTTGGAACTGGTCATTTCACATTCCATAAAGATGAGCTGTGCTTCCCGTTCCATTGGAGATAAAGAGGCTCCAAAAACTGTTGCCATGGTTAATCCTCCTATTATTTCTTGTGCTTATTGTAAGCGTCTTTTGCAGCCTGTTTTCCTGCGTTTACTGCTTCAGATGCTTTCTTCTTCGCTTCTGTTGCAGCTTTACTACAGAACTGGTTGATCTCACCAGCAACTTTTGCTTTTGCGTTACCAGCTTTATTCATCATACCACCTAAAGCGTTCATAACAGAATTCATCTGTTTCTGACGCTTCGCTGCTTTCGCTTCGTTTTTCGCACGTTTCCGTTCCATCTGCTCTTCTTCTACTTGTGCACGTGTCATCTTCATGGTTTCATCCAGAGTCTTTACGTGACGAAAATCGGAAATTTTCTGGTCTACGCCACTGAAGATCTTATGACCGATCTTGGAACGTAAGACGCCGATTCCAACTGCAGATACGACAAATGCACCGTGGTCTTTTACGACATTGGCACAACCATCACAAAACTTTGCAACTTTCTCATCACTGACACCAGTCTTAGAAGAAATCGCCTGGATGATCTTTCGACCTTCCAGAACCTTTTTGTTGACTTCTTTGTCGATTGCTTCCATGTCATAGGAAAGCTGAACCTGACCAGTCTGGGACTGTAAGAAGCTATCCAGATCTACGTGTTCCTGCTTGCTGAAGAGATTTGCAACGGATTCGTTAATCTTTCGAATAAAGGAGACAATCGCGTCAATCATACGGGTGAAAAATCCCGGTTGTCCATCTGCGGCTTCTGTCATACAGTATTCGCAAACGGACTCAGTAGCGACTGCCATACCAAGTCCATATTTATAGTCTCGGTTGATCCGAGCCATTTCTAAATCAAGGGTGCCTTCGATGATCTCAATTTCATTTTCAAATGTAGTCATCAGACAACGTAACCCCCTTTCTGCGTAGTTTTCAGTTTTAAGTATTTGTTTTGGCCCCAGAAAGGGGAGATGAGAGATGACAGACCGTAAAGTCCATCATCTCTCAACTTTTGTAATCTCGTGAATCCCCGTTTCATAATGCATGATGGGATTCGTATAATTTACCAATAATATCATATAACTGGATCCGCTAACATATTGTCTGTCTGGAATTAGTTTTTCACATCACGTAGCATCGTATCCAAAACTGCTAACGTACAAAGTAAGTCAATCATTTTCTTCCAAATCACGTTTGAATCAAATCCATCGTTACACATCTCAGTTTTGATATAAAGTTTCCAGTGATCGAACTCATCTTTTAACCGGGTACCACTTGGGTATCCACTTCTTGTGCAGTATAGTTGCGGATGTAAGTTTCGTTTCCATTCGGAGGTTTTCATTCGAAAACGAAGGTAAACGTCCGTAAACGTCATATCTTTTTTCGAACAGATTTCCGGAATATCACAAAATAGATACAACCGGTATTTACCCAGGGAGTTCATATATTTATAAAACGCATGCATCAATTTCGTATACCGTGGATGTATGTGTACATCACTTGCAATCAGTCGATCCACACGCCCGTCATATTCATGATTTAAAAACGATACTACGGATTCTTTTAATAATTTCTCGGCATCGTCCTGCATATTGGCAACCGCAAATAACTGATAATCCAATTCTTTGTCTAAAAGGTCTTGGCCCATCGGTTGTGCTGCTGTTCCTGCATAAAGCCGATAAAGGTCATCTAATGATGATAACCACTCTCGAATTTTCAATTAAAATACCGTCCTTCTTGGTTTACTAGGAGTTGGTCGTTTGTTACCAGCTTCTAAGACACTGTGGATAGTATTATAAGAATCAAACACGGTATTCACGGTACTATAGACGTAGTTATTGATCGATTCAGTCATCATACGTGCGGTCTCCATTAAGAGATCTGATGGATGATCTGCAGTTGCTTCCTGAATCTTTTTAAGCATCTCGTCACACTGAATGGATTCCTGTTTGATGGTTTCCATAAAATCGATGAGATACTCGATATTTCCTACAGACTCCAGTACGGTACCGGTTTGTTTTTTGTTGTTACATCCCCCAAATATGGATTCAATAAATTCTCCGTCGTGTTGCTTTGCGGTATTCATCTTGTATTCACAAACTGCAGATTCGGTTGCATATCGTTCTGCATCGATGAAGGTATCACAGGCTTCTTCGATGAACTGACACATCCCAGATAAATAGTCTGCATAGGCAGTTCCTGCGATGTTTAAATCGATACAGTCCACCTGAGATTCTGTAATGACTGGAGAATATACTTTCTCACGTAATTGCTGGTACATGTCCTTGATTTTTCGGCCTTCCCCCTCACTGGTGGTGAAAAAAGATGGAATCAGCTTATGAGAATAAAAATCCATAGATTCTTTAAAAATAGTTGCTAAGTCTTCCACAGACTTGGCATCTTTCATACTCTGAGTTGTTGACTCAAATGTTTCTTGTAACAGCTTCACATAGTCCATAATTGAAGTTCTCCTCTCCGTTGGTTAGAATAACTGAATTGGAGAGTCTTCGATTTCTTCCCGTGTTTTGTCTACGGCCATTTTCTTGTTGTCACCCTCCAAGTCCTTTTTCGTTTTCTTTGTAGCAGTGACAGCCTCTACTCGTAAAGTAGAAGATAAGCGCCGTAATTTCGCCGCAAGTTTCTGTTGTTTGTCGATGATCTTCTTACGCTCATCAACCGTAAATGCGGAATTATTTTGAACTGCCAGTTTGTTCATCTCGAGAAACATAGCTTGTGTATCGAGAGTCTTTGACAGATTTTTTCGAACGTTGTAATACAGATAAACCAGCTCTCTGGTGACTGGTACAATTGCCAGTGCAGCTAAAGAGATTGCTCCATAGCCAATGGCTGCGTCAAGTCCAATAAAGTTGTTTTTTCCTTTGTTCATCGTGGCTTCCAACATCTTACGGTAGTCCATACCCATATTTTCCTGGACATGATTGAATTTGCGAAGCTGTTCGAAAATAAACAGATTTGCACGTGAAGTTGTATTTTTCAGCGCGATGCTCATCACCGCTTTATCAGGTCGTTTGATATAATCTGCAAATTCATAAATGAGTGCAGAGGTTGCTTCTACACACGCATAGGTGTATAAGTTATATTCCAGCATTACATAGTTGGAACGTTCCTGGAAACCACGTTTGAATGTGCTTGATAATCCTCTGATATTAGAGACTGCGGTGCGAACTACACCAGTTAAGTCTTTTACCGTAGAGGCACGTTGCTCATCTGCTAATGCATCCATCGCATCCAGAACTTCCATCATCTTTCCATATCCAGAGTAATTCATAATCTCACCCTGGGATTGCTCAATGCCGCCGAAATCTACATGACCTTTGTCGATGATCGCCTGAAATAGTTTTTCCTGATGTTTTCTCGTAACTGGTGAAGACGCATCCTCAAGCATACAACGGAGATTTTTCATCTCCGCTGTACGTGTACGAGGATCCATTCCAGTAGCAAGAAGACACGCGGATTCATATGTTGGATCAAATTGTCCGACCATGTGTTCTCCTCCTACTAGATAGCGTTATTCAGCAGTATACATAGTTACTGCGTGCAGTGTGAAACGAACTTTTCCTTTTCCTGGGATGATGATAGACATTGTATCATGTTTTTCGTTTCCTGCTTCATTTGCATCAACCTTACGGTTTGCATATTTGTACATGTATCTTACATATGTGCAAGGTTTTCCACCCCATGATTCTGGAGGTGTGATTGCTACAGAATGGCTAGCTTCGTTGTATACGAAGAGTGTAGTAGCAGTATCTGTAAGGGCTTCGTCACCAGCAGATACAACAACACCAATTGCCTGATCGAAACGATCTAATACTGCACTTGCAGACTCTGCATCGAAGGATACAGTGGAATTACTTCCAGCAATTGGATTGATAACAGCATCTGTAATTTTTAATACTTTTGCATCTTCGATCGGATCCATAGCCGGTACACTGTATGTAATACCACCAGCGGATACGTCGACTCTACCAGTTTTTTCATCAGCGAGTGCCATTAAGAAGCAAGTCGCAACCATAAGTTTGTTGTCTTCACCGATTTTCCACATTGGAGCTACGATAAAGCCGTTGTTACCGACAGATACTTTTACGGTATCAGTAGCTGCTTTCTTGAATTCTCCAATCTGTACATAAGAGATCTCAGCTGGGAATCCTTTTGCAACTGCAGTATAGAAAGAAGCATCCTCAAGAATCTGATCTTCTGGCGTATCTTTCGGTGCTACAGATTTTTCGTAAACAGTTTTGTTTGCGAAGTTGTTGTAGTATTTCGTAGACATAGCTTCTCCAGCTTGTTTTACAGTCTCTGCAGTTACGTCTTCTTTGGAAAGGTTTGCTACAATTGCAGCTGCTGTATAAGCTGCATCTTCTGCATTTCTTTTGTAGTCAAGATTCTGCTGACCTGCTACGTTGATTCTTACATTCACTAAACTAGATGGTTTAAGCATAGTAATAAATCTCCTTTCAAGTTTGAAATATTATAGAATTAGTGGGCGATCATTCGTCCAATCTCTCTACCAAGTTTATTGGAATTCATAGATACTTCACGTTCAATGGATTCCAGAGCATAAGTCTGGAATGTCGCATCGCCATCGTATAAGATATCTACGGTTCCGGCCCCATCGTCACAGATGATGAAGGTCATTAAGTCGAGTCCTTCCATCAGCTTCTTAGCGACGGATTCCTCTCTCATATCAATACCATATGTATTTTTCATATGGTCTACTTCGTATGAAGTTACCAGTAAGGTAGCATTTGGAATCAATCCATGTGGCATAGCAAAGCCACTCATTCCAACGCCACGACGTTTCATACGTTTTAAGTTTCCAAATAATGGACTCTTTCCAGCGTTCTGATTTGCTGCATCAAAACGAAGATCATCCATATTAAGAAGTAAGTCTTTGACAAGACTGATCTCTCCAGTCGTCCAGCGTAAAAATCTGAATAATCCACTACGGTTCTGAAGAGCTTTTTCCAAATTGGAAATCATGTCATCCGTATCTACCAGATGAAGGACGGTCTTGATACCAACGACGATATCCATATACTGCACGAACTCATCTGCGCTATTGACAACAGAGAGTCTAATCTGTACGGCATATGGAGTCATATCGTTCATACGTTTGATGTCACCGTCGGTTAACTGTGGTCCACGTAATGCAGCTGCGTTATTCTTAGCGATATCTGCTAACGCACGACGGTCAGCAAGTTGCTGCTGTTTTAACTTACCGTCTAAGAGTGCTTGTGTTAAGTCTTCTGCATTGGTTTCATCAGACTCCGCTTCGGTGTACTCCTCTTCGTATCCAGACTCAAAAATATCACGCATCTGTTTGGACATATTAATCTCAGACAGATACGGTTTTAATCCTTCACGATTTGATTCTAACATCATTCCAAGCTTCTTATCTGCGGCATTAAATAACATAAAGAACTTTCGATCCGGATCAGCAAACACACGGTATTCTCCGTTGTATGCCTTTTCCATATACGCCTCTCGTTCGTCTTCCGGTACAGCAAGATCTGCAATTGCCTGTTCGAACTTGATGTTCTGATGGAATCGCTTTAAGAACTGAGTCGGTGAGGAATCTAATGCCATATTCATAGTGGAATTGTTGCCAAGTGCTATCTGTGTATATCCAGCGTAAACACGATCCATCATACGTGTACACGCGGTTGCCATATCAATTGGGCATGATTTCGGGATAATCATCGGAAACTGGAAGGTAGCATCTTTCGCACGACGGATCATGGATTTCCCACGGATGTTACTCTGGGAGATGTTGTTGATCACTCTGGGGGCGTTTTTGATTTCTTTCAAAATATCGCCTAAACTTCCCATAGATGTCGTCACTCCTTTCTAACTAATGTCTTTATCGAACTGTTTTTAAGCAGTATTTTACAGTAAAAGAACATTTTATTGCTTACAATAAGTTGATACTAAATTGGGTAAAGATACTAGATTAGCTGTTTGAAAATGAAATAAGAGTAGAGACAGATTTTGTCTCTACTCTTATTTTTATCGACGTCCCATCGCGTACTCATTTGCAAGGCGTCTTACTTCGTCTAAGTTACGACCTCTCTTATTTAAGAGAGTCTCTTCAAAGATTAACCAAGTCATCTCTTCAACAGACTCTACAAACGCTGCATACATTGCATCGTTATTTTCAGAAACCAGGCCATAATCATCTAATGCATGATAGGTATAGTTTTCCTGCATCAGAGATTCAGCACGATCCACGTTACCGATCATAATGCCCTGCATCAGATTTGGCTGGAAGATTCTTCTCTTATTATAACCACGACGTTCCAGTTCTGCATTAATGGCAGATTCAGAAGTCATGGACATGTTTGAAGAAAGTTCGTGTTCCAGGGCTTTGTCCTGGCGTCTCTCTTCTTTGGCACGGTTGATCTCAGATTCAGCGGTAGACTTTACGGTATTCTTAATCAGACCGGAAATATCGTCAAGTTCCATATCCTGAGAAACGACGTCCATACGTTTCTGCATTTCTGGATCCATCTTAAATACAAGCTCTTCTGGTTTGTAGTTCTTTGGATCCATTTTTGGATCTGCATATTTTTGTTCCATTTCCTTGCATACGGCTTCAAAAACCTTTTTGCAACGATCTCCGCAAGTACCTTTCTTGATACCCTCTTTGAAGTACATAACAAGATCCTCTGGAAGATGTCCGCAACATTTTTTGTTGAGTTCATCAGAGCAAGCGTTCTTGTATTCATCAGAGAGCGGAACGGCATTTTTATAGCAGTTACCAAGTACATATTTTAAGCACTCGTTTTTGCCTTTTTCGCATTCGTTGTTTGCAAGGTTTCGTTTATATGCATCAGAGTTGTAAAACGCAGCCATCTGGTCGTCTTTTTGTTTTTCTTTATCGACGGAGTTGATAAAGTCTACAACTCGGTCGTTTCCTGTGATTTCCACTGGTTTTGTAAACATACGTTTCACCCTTTCTTTTCCAGGTTTAGCATTACTGGATTGTTTTTAGTAGCTTTCTACTTCGTATTCGTTGATGATGATGTTTTCCAGATCAATGGTAAGCATTTCTGGGACATACATCATACGTTCTCGTTTTTCCAAATCGTTGATATCTTCTACCAAGACTTTGACAGACTGATACTCGGTTGGATAGTTATTAATCGATATGAAACGGATATGATCGACTGCCGCAAAGTTCGTCTCAATCTGACGCATCAAGTTAGAGACATGCACGTAGTTCGATCCAGTTTCATTGAGTCGCTCAATGGCAAGCTTAATAAAGTCTTTGATCTTCGGTATCAGGCCAACACGGTCTGCTCCAGGTACAAACCACATATCAAAGGCAATCTTAAGATTGACGGTATTAAGAATTTCATCTTTATCACCAATGGCGTAGTTCTTAGAACGTCCATAGGTGTTGTACCATTTGACATCTACGGCAGTTACATTACGCAAGTTGTTATTGATGATATTGACGATCCATTGATAATGGTATGTGAAGTTATTTAAGAATACCTTGAATTGATCACTGTCAAGCGGAAGATCCCATTTTACAAGTGGAATACTTCTCACATAGGTATCCATGATGTCATAAATGAAATTACCATCTTTGTCTTTGGCAGTGTAATCCATAAACTGTAGATCAGAACGTACATAGTCTAATGGGATCATAAAGGTTGCCTGTACATCAGTGGTTTTGTACTCATTTGTCCAGATATAGCCAGTATATCGCTTGTCGTAGGAGACAAAGGTGTTATTGGTTTGCTCTTCGGTTGCTTCGACGAGTCCACCTTCTACTTCGTTGTAGACACGACGATATAAGGTTATGAATCTTATATTACATCCATCGACTGGAACCAAGATATCATCGTTACCAGTCATATTCCAAAGAGTCTTCCATTTCACAAGCGTTTTGTTTGCAATTAACGGAGAGACATCATCGACTGGCACGTTATCATCCACAAGGTTATTATCCTTATCGTACTTATGATAGATGGTATGATCGTTGGTTTCCATATAGTATTCACCGGTGGTATCGTTTCTCCACTTGACTTCGTCTAAGAGACGTAAACGACCATCCGATGTGATGTGATCGTCTGTATGGATGTAAGAGATGAACTCAAACATACCAGATCCAGTTTCTGTATCATAACGATGTGGGATCATCTCAGTGTAACAAATATCACGAAGATCATCACTAATGACCATAATGATACGAAGGTCATTATGGATTACATCGAACGGATCATCAAAGATATACTTAATAACTCCATAATCAGGATCTCCATGATCCTCGCTAATTGGTAAGTGATTAACAAGTGGGTGATCCTTTGCAATACCAATGCTTGGAGATATCTGCGTAGTCACGGTATATTTTTTATCTGCTTCAAAGTCACGGCTCATTTCAAACCAGTTTGTGACAAACTGGACGTAAGAGTCTTCGTTCAATCCAGTGAAGTCCAAACCAATACGAGTGTCGATAAATGGCAGATACATATTGATGATGTTTGGATTCTTCGTAAACCGAATTAAGAACGGATTGGTATATAAGAACTTTCGCTCGATGGCATCGTCAAACTGCTGTAATACTTTTCGATCTGTATTAAAGATTGTCAGCTTGTCATCGATTCCTTTTCGTTTCTTAAACTCTGCAAACGATGCAGGGCGGTTTAAGTAATCAGGAAGTTCTTTGTGATCTTTATTTAGTGGTATATACGGAATTTTTCCGTCTTTGATTGCCTGTTGGTATTCATCCCAGAGTGCTTTGTTTGCTTTTTCGTCACGTAAGAAGTCTGCATCGAAGATCTTTCCATCTTCATTGGAGGCTTCAGAATAACAGAAGAGCTGTCCTGGATCTAACGTATAGACATTGGTTTCTGGATTATTCATCTCAGAAAGATTCATGGAAAGATTCAGGCAATTGGTTTTAAATGCCACGAAGTTGGAATAGATAATCATAAACGCTGAGTATACACGTTCACGAATATCGTCTCTTAACTTCGTAAATAAAATATCGGATCTACCATAGCGGTATTTCCAGTTGTTAAAGAAGTTTTGTAAGTCAGCTTCGGTTGTAAGTGCTTTGGCAGTACGGTAGTTCTCTACCGTCAATGCTTGTAAAGACTCTAAGGACATACGATCCAGACCACCTTCAGAAGCAGTCAATGGATAGGCTGACATCGCAAACTTCTCTACGTAATCGTAACGATCAGATTCGGTTAATACCTCAATATTCGATCCACGATATACTTCAAAATTTCCAGATTCTCCATTTGTCGTATACATGGTAACTTCAATTTCAGAATTAAAGTCTGGCATGAAGTAACCGTCTTTGCTATTAAAGCTTAAACGAAGTGTAGATGAATCATGAAGCTGGTAATAACAGAAGGATCGCTGTTCTTCTGGCTGTGAGTACACTGGAAGGGTATCCAACTGGGTATAGAATCCTTCATCAGTAGCTCCTCGATACATAACGTCAAATCCACAAAGATCTCCTTCAAATGGAATGTCAATGATCGGATAATTGACCTTGCTGTTGTTAATGATATTTTCATCAACAACGTTACGTATACATTGGTGCATCAGTACTTCCAGAGAGATGTAACCATTCCCATCTCGACGAATCTTGATGTATGGGTTGTTTAATCCGGAAATACTATTATTAAAATTGGTGAATACGTAGTATGCACTATAAATATAGTCTTCTTTTGTGTCAGAACGTTTTCTGGCAATTTTAAGTTCAATGTCATAATCTAAGACAAATGGGATTCCTTCTACTAATACCTGCGTATCACGATCTATATAAAAATAGAAAAAACCGCTGTCTTTGTCATAACTCATATTATTTTTAACAGCAGACTCCTCCAAAACCAACAGAAATGTACAGCTAGCCGCTGTTGAAAACATGTCGTTTAACTGGAAAATCGCTGCATGTGAATAGATGCTTTCCGTGATCTCCGCACGGTTTGGAAACATCTCTCGAAAAAGTACAGAACCCGTATTAAATACGTCTTCTGTGATGTTGGAGATTTGTTCTTCTACGAAGCCCACCATACCAATGGTTCGCTTATTGATATCAACGTCTGGATAGTAGACATCAAGAAGGGTATCCCCAAAGTCTTTGACTGCGAAGTTGTCGATGTAACTTCTATCTACATAGGTACCATCCATAGCAGTCGCCATAGTATAACACCTCCTTATTCAGATCGGAAACGTAATTTAAATACCATATTTCCGTTTCCGTAATTTCCGGCTTCTCCACCGTTTTCATAAACCGTTTCAATAAACGGCGCTCCTACCCAGGTTCTACCTGCGGTACCAAGGTTCTTATTATAGGTTGGAACCATTGCAACACTATTTCCTCCATCACTGGATTGAATTGCATCTTCCAATCTGGAGTTGTAGTTAAATTCTGCAATGGCTGCAAGATTATAGTCTTCTTTCCACGAATAATTGAATTTGACATCCAATGTAATATGGGAAAGAAGGGTTCCAGCAGACCAGGAATACTGATTTGATGGAATCGTGGACGGATAAACTCCATAGTACTTAGACCAAAACAGGATCGTTTCTCCATCTTCAGCAGTCAAGATATAATAGACTGCACCGGTATAATCCAAGATGTGATTTAAGATCGTATCTGCTTTTGGATGATACGTTCCAGTGTAACAACCGTCGATGTAGTCGCACCAAAGTTTAATCATATGGTAGACATCCATATTACGATCATCCTGGAAGCTGACAGTAAACTCACCAGCGGTTCTACTTTCCACACCGTGTTTACCATAAGAAACTTTATATCCCGTATATCCAGTACCATACGTATCCGTATTGATATACTCATCGTTTAATGAAAATGAGATTGCTGCATTTGATAAAATGAATGAGAAGTCAGATGACTGATTCATACAATCGTAACTTAATTCATGTACGATTTGTGGTGCATTGGATGCGGCATACATATAATTCGGATTAGATGCAAACGAGGAGTTGTCATGAGATGCTTCATCCATCTTATTTTGGCTAGCACTCATTTTGACGTTGCATTGTGGACGCACAAAAAAGACGTGTGCAAAACTCTTTTGAAGTACAGAATCTGGTGTTGGTAACTTAAATCGGTTATAGCGTGTCGCTGATAATCTTAAGTACGTAAGAGGAGATCCCTCCCAGATACCAAGAGAATGCATCAACGATTCACGAGTTTTTCCCGCACCACTTTCATAGAGTGATCCGATATCTCCACGAGCTTCATACCACGGTGTATCTGGTTTGTCGATGCTTGTACCATTAAATGGAAGTGGATCTGATCGAAGCAATCGTCTGGAAATAGAACCTTTTGGTTGCTTTGTGCCTGTATTTACTGGCTTCCCAGCATAGGTTGCTGCTCCCATATTCGCTGGAGAGATATTTAGCATACCATCTGAAGAATAGGTTGCGATAGAAGCAGCATCAGTTCCAAATGTTGGATTATCTACAGTCGGTACATCGTCTGCAGATGCTGAGTTCGTTGTCTTATCACCTTTTTCTTCCCAGATACCAAAACTTTCATCCTTATCGATAGATGTACGAAGTGGGTTCCACTTAGTTGGTCCGAGTACCTGTGAAAGTTCTGTAGTTGCATTAACTCTATCACCTGTAATAGCGGCATTTCGTTCTAATTGAGATGCTAAATCATCAGTTAACTTCGCTAGCGCCTCATTGTATTTCTTATCCGTGTATGTCTTATCTGCAGCTTTCATCAATCGGGCAATCTGTTTTGCGGTGAAACCTTTTGTATATAAGTCACGTAAATCACCAACACCATAGATACTACCAACTTTACTAACGTCACACTTGAATTTAATGGTATATTTCTTTCCAGATGCATCAGTTACAACGACAGTCTTTCCATCATCTTTGATCGATAACGTTGGCTTGATATCACCTTTAAGCAATCCAACAAGCTGTTTATTGGTAAGCTTATCGAGATTCATATTGGTATTAATATTTGATTTGATTTCAGTATCCTTAAGTATGATATTCTTAACTTTTCCAGTTGTTTTATCCGCTGCTGCGTTAATATCTTTAACTGAATAATCTGAATGTGAGTCTAAGACATACAGTGTACGGTTACCAATTTGAACGCCAATTACGTTCGTATTTCCAAGTTTCGTAACTTTTCCTGTCAGCTTTTTATTGGTTGGCTTAACACCAGTCGGATTATATGTCTTATCATATGTACCAAATATTTTGGTCATAGCTTCTTGTGCTTCTGCGTTTTTTACAAACGATGGATTTGCACCGCTGCTATTATCAAACTGCCAACGTGTTAATTTTGTTTTCTTTCCGTTGCTTTCTTTAATCCAGACATATCCGTTTTCGTAATATATGTTATCCGGAAGATCTTTTTTATCTTTATCGGAAAGGGTACCTTTATATGGTATGATATGGCCATCTTTATCAAAGTAATACTTAGCATTATGAAGAGTGTCACCAGTGGTAGTTGTCTCTTTCTTATCTTTATCCGATGTTTTCTTTTTATCGGTCCTAGCACCTACAATTTTTGAAGTTTCTTTGAGCATATCATTGACATTATAGACATGCTTCGAAGCTTCCGCAGAGCCTACAGGAATAATATGTCCATCCTTATCTATAGTATAGTATGGAAATTCTCTTCCTGACTTATCTGAAGTTGATTTCGCCATAGTTTTCACCTCACTTTTCAAGGCTTTATCGCGTTAACCGAATGTTTTCAGGTGGAAAACGTGGCGGAAAAGAACCATATACCCCGAAGAGTATATGGTTCAATATCCAGTTGTTTCGAAAGTTATTCCATTGACTGAGCTTTCGAATTGAGACTCCATCTGAGTCTCGGAGTTACAAAGCTGTATATGCTATAATGCAACAATTAGTGCGTAGTGGGGTTATTCCCACTAACATATAGTTTGTGGATGAATGATATATTATTTCATTGACTCAGTAGATAAAGGAGGTTATAATATGGGAAAATCTGAGATCATTGTCGATGCCTTATTCAACGTTGCAGAACGAGCAGTTAGTGGAAAGGTCGGCAAATTTATATGTGGTGAGTACTTAGATGGATCTACAAGATCCATTCCAGATGCATTAGCTGGAGAACTCAAATCACCAAAGCAGAAACGAAAAGAAGAAAAACGAAAGAAAGAACAACGGCAATATGAAGCAATGTATGCAAAGCCAAAGAAGAAACATAAGAAGTCCAAGAAGAAAAAACACAAGAAAGCAAAAGCGGTATTGAAATTATAACGGGTTTAAAACAATAAAATACCAGGGGATTTTGGTTGTAAATGAACTGCTTCATCTTTGACCCCTGGTATTCAGATAATTTCCTTGCTGGCTTTTTCAAAGCTTGCTGGTAATTTCATAGGGCGTACCTCGTCCAGATGGGACGAGAAAGAAGAGCATACCTTTCGTGACCGGTATGCTCTTCTTTTTTTATCCGAGTGCTGCTCGGAATTTATTTCTTTCTTGGTTATACGCAATTTGACATATCTCAACATCCGTGATATTATTAAGATCTTCTGGTATGGATGCAATTAGATGACGATCCATACGAATCTTTAAAGATGCATCGACAGTTTTCTTACCAACAAACTTTGATGCATAACGATCTGCTTCTGATTCCACCATAATATAGATGAGTTCATCGTCATCCATATCTTCTTTGAACACCGAATGTGCGACCATTCGTTTGTATTTCTTAACTTGATGTGCCAATCGTCTCGCGTCAACCGTATCATTCTTTGTATCCAACGTTCCAAAATGTCCTTTTGCTAGATGCCCGATCTCATGATAAATGATTGCTTTCTGGACCGCACGGGGATATTCTTTGAATTGCTGATCCACAAATACATCGGTACCATCTCGGTTATAAGCAGTTGCAGATAGAACTGGTAATTCATGAACCTTTATTTCCAAATCTCCAAAGTTATAAGTTGCAACAACTGGAGATTTCTTTTCCAAGTTCATTTGCTTACGAGCAGTTAGTTTCTCATAATTTCGAATAGATTCCCGTTCCTTATCAGAGATTGCTTGTGTAAACATTTTGCAGGTATACAGTCGAAAGACTCCTAAGTTGTACATCGTGGACAATGCAATTTCTTTACATGCCGCCTTTGCCATTCGAAATAATTTTGCAACGGTTGTCTGATGTAAGGTTTTTCCATTGGTTTCTTTCCATGCAAGAGAAAAATTACGCATTCGTTTTCTGATATCTTGAATACGATCTTCAGATGTCTTTAGCCAGTTATTAACTGATTGACAAAGATCATCATAGGTAACCATTAGAATATCCGTATCTTTGGTTCCACGGACAATATCTTCCATATATCCTTTGACATACTTATCCATATCAATATAATCTGCTTCCGTGTACATCAAGCGACTCATACTTAATAATATCTCAGATAAGTAGTTCGGATCTTTCGTTTCCATATGTGGACAATATTTATGCCAGATCGGATTCTTATTAAAGTATTCCCTATATGATCGTAACGCATGCACGTAACGTAAAATCTCTTTTTGACGTGCTTTTTCATGCAAAATATCTATGATCCCGTTGACATAGTCATCCAGTAATAGAATACATCGCTTAAAGAAATTTCCAACTGCAACCGGTGCATCTAACACGCTTTCATTAGTTACATAGAACTTCATATCGTAACGATTCATAACTTGATCGAATCGTTTATCTAATGCTTCAATTGTAAGCAATGAATTCACCTCCTTGGTTAGTAAACTGTAAAATCACATAAGAGAACCTGTTACTCCCCAGTTTCAGATCCTCTTATGTGAGATTTAAGACCTAATTGTAACGTAATCTGATATAGGTCTTCTTTTTTTGTTCCTTCATATAAATCAAAAAGTCAAATAACTCCGTACATAATCCCTTCTTCTTGAGTATGGACTTTACGTCCTTCTGTTTTGCATCGACTACTATCTCGGTTTGTTTGCTGTTTACACGTGGATCCATACCCGCGTCACTCAAGCTATCAGCGATGTCCCCCATAATAGTCTCTTGATGTTTGCAACGTTCGTATGAATCGCTCAGTGTACCTTCTGTCATTGTCGATTTCCCCTTTCTTAATTAATTATACGGCGTTATTTCTAACTTATCAGTTGGTTTTACGTAGAATAGAAAATCAAAGAGACGATACCCCGTAAGGATCGTCTCTTTGTATACTATTCGAGATACTGAATCCAGAATCCTCCATCGATCAAATCTTCCGGAGGATTATCGCCTTCACTACCTAAGATGTTTTTATACATATCGGCACGAATGTCGATTTCTAACTGTTTGATTCGTTCTTCGAAGTTTTCTTTGGAGACTAAGTCTCCATTTGTGATCATGTCAGATACATCCTGTTTGATGTTATTGATCTGTGTCATGATCTGTTTTTTATCACCTTCATAGACTGAAGTATCAATCTTGTTTCTCAAGATCTTATTCGCTTCTTCAATCTTATTATTTGCAGATTGGATGTAATTGTGTACATCACGAAGAGTCTGGAGTTCTTCAGGTTGATCTGCAAAGAAAGTATTTAAGTGCTGTTGTACTTCAGCATACTCTTCTTTGGTTACGCGAGCGTCAATGGATTTTGATACATCTTTCAAGATCTCTGTTAAAGAGTAATTATCCTGAAAGACCTGGTCTGTACTAGAACGTACGATCAGATTGTAAATCACTCCATCAACCTTCTTAGAAAGTACAACAGGAATATCAATCATGTTATCTTGTGGTGTTTTCGGCATAATGTGTTCACCCCTTACAGTTTTGTGGTATCAAATCCTGTTACATAACGCACATAATCTCCTGTCGAAATATCCGGAATGTCTAATACAACTTTACTATGACGAATCATAGTATTTTTATCATACTTATTATCTGGGATGGCATCTTCTACTACCAATAATGCACCTGGGTTTGTCTCTAAGCAGCGTTCATAATAGTAATAGAATCCATTGTTATCCGCATCGTATTTTCCATCTGCATCTGGTGTTTCATCTGGAGTTGGAACTACTGGATCATCGTCATCCCCACCCGGTGACGGATTTGGATTTGGGTCCGGATCTTTATCATCGTATTTTCCGTTGATGTTTTCCAGTAAGATATCTTTGATGTTTTGCTCATCATATGCAACGATAATATTGCCAAGAATCAGATGAAGATCCAATGTGATCTTTCTAGGATAGAAAGATACCTGAAATTCTCCAAAATCCAATTTAGCGGCAGCTGTGGAATATACTGGGATGTTGTACTGCATCATACACTGAATGGTATGAGAATCATATGCATAGGAGTTTCCTTCAATGCTATTATGGATTCCAAAGCAGTCAGAGTTATTTGGATCTGTGCATTGTAAGATACAGATGTCATTAATCTTTAACGTATACTCTACATTGTATGCAGAAGCCATCACACCAAATGGTACTTTGTTGGTTACTGCAAATACAATCTTTGGATCAAAGAGTTTTACACGTCTATATACCAACTCGTTGTTGAACGCACATCCAAGTGGTAACAATCCGTCATACCCTTCGTCTAAAGACTTAGTGGTACAAGAATGATTAATCTCTACGCCTTTTTCGTTGTAGATACTATAGTCTACCCATAAGACGTAACGATCAGAGATTGTAGAAATCTCTGTAATTTTATTCTTGCGCAGGTCTTCCGTCATGGTTTTATATAACGTGCGGTTTGATTCCAGATTTGTATAGTCGATTCCGTTGATGTACATCGTTGCAATCATTTCACGTGCCGTATTGTCATGCTGTAATGACGCATGGGTACGGAAAGACTTTGCGATATTACGTGGAATGCTGGTCGTTTGATCAACTTTGACATACTGATCCGCAATCTTCGCATAAATTGCCTTTTTAGCCATATATGCAAACCTACCTTTCTGTGTAGTCTATACCACACTTATGTTCGTTGTAGTCTGAATCAAAATCACTTGCATATTGTAGGGTTATCTCAATACGCGGTTTGATTGAATAGTACTTAGCCAGATGACCATCGATGATATTCTTATCATCCGATATGACATAGTCGTTGATCATATCACAATAAGTCTTTGCAAGATTATCCCAGTCTGGTTTTGACATGGGCCTGATAAAGCCAAGTTCTGCACATAATTGCTCCACGGATTTCATGGAACTTGGAATGGGCATGAAGACGTTACAATCGAACTTCACTGCGGTACGTATTAATTCAATGTCCTCTTCTTTCATAACCTTGAGGAAATATTTAATAAACTTTTTATGTGAATCTGCACCCTTGACATAGAAATGGACATGTTTTCCTCTCATATATCCTCTAGGTCTAGGGGTTGCTTTTGGTATGATATAAAACGTGAACTTTCTGGTGTTCCAGGTGATATTTGTTGCGCGTTTTATGGTTTCTGGAAGAGTTTTCTTCCATCTATCTGATTTGAAGTGTGAAAGAAGAAATTCCAGACGAGCATCCGCGTCTTCTGGAATTTCTCCATATTGTGCATCATATAAGCGTTTTAATTCAGGAATATCGCTCATCGGTTTGGTTCTCCTTAGAATCCAGTGATTGAGCGGATTGCATAGGAGATGTTCTCTTGGAATACATTCGTAATATTCTGTGGAACATCGGTCAGTCGACTCTTAATGGTATTAATTGCCATACCAATCTTGGTAGAAATCTTTGGTGCTACCAAAGACATACCACAGGTATTCGCCAGATACTCAATCAAGCTGGTATTATTTAAGAACAGAATTGGATTCTCTTGTGGAGACATTGCAAGATCGCTATATAAGTCAGTAATTGTAAATGTCACATCGATCTCATTTGGCATACCATCCACGGTCCAAGACTGCTCACTTACGGTTTTGTTAACCTGAAGATCCGTTATCATACCAAGGTTAATGTTACAAACACCATCCATAAATGCTTTTACAAGGAACGGAGAATTGTATGTGTTTGCGGTACTCTGTTTTGGAATTGCTAAGCATATCAGATGCATTAACGGTACCAAGTTATCCATATAAATACCAAGCTTGTTTCCATACGGCGATTTTAAGTGAACCGTAAAGGTATAAGTCGTTGGCCTGGATGAAGACTTGTAGATATCTGGCATAATAACGTTACTACCTTTAATGACATTTCCGGTCAGGTTCAAAAGACGGGACAAAATAGATGTTACGTTATTACCATTTAAGGCAGTGGATAAACTCTCTGTTGCAGAATTGATAAGGTCTGAAAAGCCTTCTGCATCATCTCCAGAACCACCGGAGTTGATAAGGAAAGCAACTTCTTTTAATGCATCCGATCCGTTATCAAATGCGCTTTTTAACATAGAGGTTCCAGTCTCGTTGTTATAGTTTTCAGTAAATCCAGAGGATGGATCCACGCAAAACCGAACGTATTGCATATTGGTAACGGTCTCATACAATGACGTTGCAACGCTCGATGCTTTGTCTTTGACTGCTTTTATAGTACCCTTCCAGAATCCGTATTTCTTGTTTTTCGTTGTATCAGATGTAACTGAGTTCGTTGTCTGATAAAGCACCTGATACTCACCGAGAGTATCTTTGTTTAATTTCGCGGCAGTTTTCTTTTCTGTTTTCGTCTTTCCTTTTTTCTTAACTTTGACTTTCTTTGTTGTTTCGGTATACCGATACATATTTGAGAAAGTTTTATTAATCTGAGACTGCATCGATTTTGTAGGCTTATTTCCAGATAAGCTACGAGCACCCGTTTCATTATCCTTGTAGTATGTCCAGTTGTATTGCTGGAAAGAAACGCCGTCTAGCTTTTCTGTTAATTGCAAGAAACCAGCGATGGTACGTAGCATGATATTCACATACTGGATGTAATCCTGAAATGCTGGCGTAAAGTCATAGTATCTGACCGTATCACCTTTTTTATTATCTGAATTATTAACGGTATTTTTCTTAAGCCATTTAAAAGTGTTAGTATCTGCATTGTCAATGATGTTTTGACCCATAGAGACACGAACACCTTTGTCTTCTCCAGGAAGATAATATGGGTTTCCTGGGATGATGGTTAGAATCGGTGCCTGTAAGCGGATATTATTTAAATAAGATCGTCCGATCGTACTGGTAACATCAGAAAATCTTGGGTCTACCGTTTCAGGGAATTGATATGGTAATCCAAACACACGCATACCAAGCTTCATCATAGTTGTTGTTGATGATGAATCTGAAGAAGATGTGGTTGAACTATCTGTTGTGGTAGCCATGTCGTGTCCTCCTTTCAAAGCTTAAAAAAGTAGGATAAAGCGCGTATTTAGCGCCTTACCCTACTGTTTTTATTGCTTATTTCCCTGCGGCAATCTGCTGAGCGAGTTTCATATTCTTAGTTGGTTTAGAACCTTCCTGTTTTAAAGTAGACACGACCGGAGTGTCGGATCCCTTATTTACAACGACGGTATTACCACCAGTTTTTAAGTTCGCTAACAGTTCGTTTGCCTGAGATAATCCAGAAACACCTTTACCTGTATTGTCGGCAATGATTGCCAGAATCTCAATCATGCAACGAAGTAATTCGGTGTCATTCTTGCTAGATTTGGCAGCATCTGCACGAGTCATGATCTCAGACAGGGTACTGGATGATGTATAGTTACTTCCACTGTAAGTGGTGTTGTTTGCATTGATGAATCCAGTGTTACTTGTAGTAGTGACACCATGTCCACCATGTTTCATATTTTCACGTCTCTGAACTCTATTAAGATACTGCTGGTAAGCATTGGAACGCTTTTCCATCAGTCTTGCACGAGCAAGCATACGATTATTAATCTTAGCTCGATTTGGTGCATATACGACCGGTTCCTGATTCTGATTCGGATCCTGGGTTGCAGTCTCATCTTCACCACCATATCCACCTTGTCCACCAATAATGTGAATCTTCCTAAGGGTTTCTGGATCGGAGAGACGATTCTTCTTACGAACACCAACTCCACTACCACCTGGATCTGGAGTAACTCCATCCGGTCTCGGGTCATCGTCTTTGTACTTCTGATAATACTGCTCGTAGTAACCAGAAACGTCACCAATACGACAGTCATCACCGAAGAACTTATAGAAGGTATACTTCGCATCCAGACCACGACTAGCGTTCTGTGTGATCAGAGTTTTATGTTTTACATAATCGGACTGGTTCTCACCATTACGTCCATTATACCAGTGACCAGAAATCGCAGCGTCAAGTGGGAACATATCGTATTCGGTAACGTAACGTGGAAGGGTACGATTACCTTGTTCGAGTACCTGTGTGATCGCATCGTAAACGTTCTGGTTCGGGTTCTGTGCGTAATCTGGGATGCTACCACCACCAGATCCAAACCATCCAGAAGTCTTAATCATATTGACAAGAGATTCTGCAGTTGCTGGGTGACCAAACTGAACTTCACTTAAGTTGGCCATATGTGATGCACCATCTTTTGTGATCGCTAAGTTTTCACCACCGTTTTCACGCATCATGATCTGTGCAATGTATTTCTTTTGGTCATCTGTGAATGTATATTTCGGGAAGTTTCCTGGAATTGCTGTGGATGTACCCGTAGTACTACTATCACCACCGGTTGTGGTTGTTGTAGTGGTTCCATTCCAGAATGCATTAAAGTCTGTATTCCAGTTACCAGTTAAGGTTCCTTCCACCGCACGGTTTGCAACTTCACCAAAGAAGTTACCAATCTTATCGATGGTGCTATTACCTTCCTGACCGCCAGTTGTGGATGTGGATGTGGTTGCACCTGTTGATGTTGATGTCGTATTGGAAGCTCCGGTGTTTGCTCCATTTGCGGAATTACCTTTACCGTCTGTGAAAGTATTTTGCACTTTCATTTTAGATTTATCTGGTTCTGTGACAGTATATGTCTGTCCATCTTGTACATAACGTACGACCTGAATCCATGTACCATGACCAGATGCTACACGTCCATCTGTGTATGTATTGATTGCATGAATACGAGGACCTGGGTCATTAGAACCACCATGTCCACAAAGCATGCCGTTACCAATATACATTTCAACGTGGCCGTCTTCACCAGAAGATCCATGGGCATAGAAGAACACAAGATCACCAGGAAGCATCTTACTTTCAGATGGATAAGTTCCCATTGTAGTATTCGGGCCGTCAACGACTTGACCAGCACCGATCATATCACCGGTATAGGAACCAATGGTCATACCAAGTGCGGATTTATAGATTGCACAGCAAGTAGATGAGCAGTCACCATAACCATGTCCGTCAACACCTTCCATAACTCTGGAACGGTCGCTAGACTGGGTATATGTATTACGTTCAACAATTGTCAACATCCAGTTTACTAACGCTTCACGTGCATCTGCAGCAGAAGAACCTTTTCCACCTTTCATACGGTTAAGTATGGCGTTGATTCCGCCTTTACCACCCATGATCTTATTCAGTGTACGAAGGAACTTAACACCAAATCCACCTTTACCTGCAGCTCCTGCGTATTTGTTATACCAGTTCTGTCCCATGCTAGCACGTTTCGCTTCAACCGCACTACTCTGGTCAGCCGGTGATTCAAATTTATGCAGAACTACATCAGATGCTTCTTTTAAAGAAGTTGCGGATTTCAGTACATTATATACTGGTGCATAACTACTACTTTGAAGTTCTTGTAACAACCAATCAAGCTGTGACTTCGTATCAGCAATAGATACATTTCTTGATTTAACGAGATCATACAGACCCTGTTTACGTCCAGGTGATGTCCACTGTGCGAGTCCATATCCATATTGTTTTCCAAGCGGATGTAAGAAATCATTCTTACTAATCTTGCCACTATCTACATCAGCTGTATACTGTGCGGATGTGGTTCCTAATTTCTTAGCAAGAAGCCCTTCGACAATTCCTGGATTGATACCGGACTCAGCTTCCAGGTTACCCATCAAACCAGCAGCACCAAACGGTGTCATACCACCAGTTGTGGTAAGGTAATTGTATACCTGCTCAGTTACTTCATTGCCTTGTAAATTTCCGCTAGTTGCTGTAGTAGGTGTGGTAGTAGCATCTGTAGTTGTTGTAGAGGTATCTGTACCTGTACTTGGATTCCAGAAACTTGTAAAGTCTGTATTCCAGTTTCCAGTCAGAACACCTTCTACTGCACGGTTTGCAACTTCACTAAAGAAGCTTCCCATCTTATCGATCGGTGATCCTTCGGTTACGGTTGCAGTTGTATTACTATTGGTATTTGTACCAGCAATTGATCCAAGTGCAGCGACGTTACCAATAGAACCTTTGCCATCCTTAGAGAATGCCCAGAAGTTGCTACCTTCATTTACGAAAGTACTTGGTGAATAGGTTACCATAGAACGATCTCTGGAAGCACAGTCATTAACCACGATCTTGCCGTCTTTGATACCAACAAGGTCGATAAAGTGACCTCCTTGTGTGAAGGTTCCAGGTCCCATAGAACCAATAACTGCTTTTGCATTCTTAAGAGAATTTACAATACCGGATTCACTTACACCGAGTTCTTCGGTTGTAATACCGTATTTGCTACCAATGGATGGGAAGAAGTCCCAAGAAGTACCACTATTCGCGGTACGCATTCCATTGTCAAGTGCGTATTGACAAGTTTCTTTCGGCGTGATGTCAACACCAAAGGAACGCAATATAATCGCCATAGAGGTTGGACCACATGCAGAGGATGCAATCGTCTGACTTGGATCACCAACGCTTGAATACTGAATGGAACCCCAACGAGAGTCATTCTGTAACAGGTATGGGAAACCGTTTAACATATCTGCGCTATCACCAGCGTAATTTGTAGAACCTGATGAAGTTGTGGTTGCTTTCTTATCGTTCTTTTTGTCGTCTTTTCCGTAACCACCCTTTGTATAGTGGTTGTATGCACTTCTTCTGGATCCTGATCCACCGTTTCCAATAGACCATGCAGATCCTGTATATTTTGCTAATTCCTGTGGTGTATAAGCTCTTGAGAAGTTCTTACCACGCGGGTCGTTGACACGAATACGACCATCGGAATCTTGTCCAACTGCGACTACATAGTGTCCTGCAGATGTATATGGAGTTCCGTTTCCGTTACTTGTACCGGAAAGAACGACTTCATTACCAGATCTTAAGGAATCACTAATAAAGTTTGCAGATGGTGCATATCTTTGCTCACTGTGTAAACCGAAGGTATCTGCAGCTCCAGATACGAAGTTCCAGTTTGTACCAGTGTTATCACGAGTTCCTGTCTCTTGTGCGAGAACAGCCATCTTTCTTGGATCGACATTGGTTCCAGCCATATCTGCAACAACCATAGACATTGCAGCTGGTCCACAACCACTATCACCAAGAGTTCCACCGTCACCGTTGTAGTCGTAACGGTCTTTTGCCCAACGTTTGTCCGTCTGAGCGTAATAGGAATGACCATTTACGGTATCAGGTGCAGCATTTCCGACTTTGGATCTTCCATAGCCACCACCCATACGTCTCGGTCCAGAACCAAATCCATGATTCATTGCTTTGCGCATCTGAATCGCACGTCTAAATACATCACGAGTTCCTTCTCCAGATCCACCTGCAGAAACATCTGCGAACTGAGGAAGTTCTCCGTATTCTTTTTCAGAAAAGCTTGCGACGTTATATCCAAATCCACCGCTAGATCCACGTGTCTTTGGTTTTCCGGAACCGGATCCACCTTTCAGCCAGTTGGTAAACTTAGCCCAACCACCAGTTACAACGCTCTTTGCGGATTCCCAAGCAGACTTCGCTGCTTTCTGGATTTCATCGATCGCTTTCTTAGCAGGAGCATCTTCTGTTACCTCATGTGGAGTAACCATACCTGCCTGAATCTTTGCTTCGAGTTCTTCGTCACTGATACCACTTTCCAGAAGATCACCAGTCTGAGAATAGTATTCCCAAGAAGAACCTTTACGTTTATAGTAGTTACCTGTAGGCTCAAAATAGCCCATGCTTGTCTGTTTCTTGAACAGGTTCGCTACGGTATGAATCATACCATATTTTTCAACACTGGATCTAAATCTTTGAACTCCGATAGAAAAATTCTGTAATCCAGTTGCTACGGCACTTGCACCATCCTGGAATGCAGTAATTAGGTTTTTACCGTGTTCTGCAAGGGATGCACCGATTTTAGAAATACCACTATCTTCTTTGTATTCAACGGCTTTTAAGGTACCAGCAAAGATCATACTAGCTACTTCATCAGCATCCACATTGTCTTCGATGATATCACCATTTACGTTATAGTGAGTAAATCCGTTTGTAGCTTCTACGTAGTAGGTCTCATCTGGAGCCATCCAACGAGTCTCTTTCTTACCACCAACGAAGAAAGATTTGATATCGCCAACGCCACGTCCAAGTTTGTTCTGAATCAGATCGATTCGGTTACCGACTGCACTAATCGCATTGGATGTAAACTTAGAAACGGCATCAAGTCCGCTAGAGAAGGCATCTCCTACTTTCTTGACAGTGCTCTTAAATCCAGGAACGATCTTGTTATTCCAAAGCTGGCTTACCTTGGAATCTTCTGTATAGTCCGTTTCCTTGAGAAGACCGTTGTTGATCATTGCAGTTACTTCATCAGCATCCACATTGTCTTCGATGATGTCACCGTTGGCATTGTAGTGTGTGAATCCATAGTTTGCAGCCACGTAGTAGGTTCCGTCCGCGTCCATATAACGTTTCTCAGTTTTTGATAAGAATACGTTCTTAATGGAATCCCAGTTACGTCCTTGCCAGTTTCTCCATTTCTTATACATAGTTGCGCCACCTTTTACGGCGTTGCCTACGAATGAAGAAACGGCTTGCCATGCATCAGATAAGTGACCAAGCACCTTATCTTTTGCTTTTCTAAGACCTGGTTTGATTGTATGCTGCCAAAGTTCTTTTGCGCCACTTGTTTTAACTTTTTCACGGCTTAATGCACCTGATGTATACATACCTTCGATATAATCACCGTCAACACCGTCATCAGATATCAATTCACCGTTTACGTTGTAATGATACCATTGCGCATCACCGCTGGTCGCACCCATAGATTTACGCATCCAATAGGAGCCATCTGCTTCTATGTACTTGTAATCTGTATGGGTTCCAAAGAATTCCATAGCCATTCCAGGAAGTTTTGCAACAATTTTAAGATATTTCTTCGCAATCTTTCTGTTATTTGCGGACCAAGCAAGACCAGCGTCCCAAACGTTTTTTGCTGCATCAAGAGCTGAATCTTTGATATTTTTAAGTCCATCGGAAACTTTTTCTTTTACGTTATCTTTCCATTTCTCAAATCCTGTTTTACTTGCCCATCTGGAAGGTGTAACAAGGTTTGCGTTGATAAGGTAGGATAACTCTTCATTGGAGATACTGCCTTCATCAAGTTTCTCTCCATCTGCGCTATATAACTGGCCAGTATCATCATAGAATCTACCAGTACCATCTTTCAACTCCCAAGTGGAGTCAATTTTCTTATCACGTTTATTGAAGAAATCCCAAACGTTTTTACCAGCTTTAACAACTCCAGCACCAAAATCCATCGCTTTTGATCCAAAATCGGATACCGCGGTTGCAATGTTACCTGCAACATTGGATGCTTTCTCGTGCAAGGATGATAATGCAGATGTTACTTTTTTCTTTCCAGAATCAACGAGTTTTTGGAATCCAGTTTCACCGACCGTCTTGTGTTTTGTTTTCGTAACAAGTCCTGAACGGTATAAATATGACAAATCCTGAGTACTGATCATCTTTCCGGCATCGGTTCCATCAGCATTATGAAGTTTTCCTTCATGATCATACCATTGGCCGGATCCATCATTTAAATCATATCCGGTATCCGTACGAGTTTCTTTTTTGGTAAAGAAATCCCATGCGTTTTTACCAGCTTTTACAACGCCAGACCCAAAGGCCGCTGCATCTTTTGCAACAGCTGACACAGCGCTTCCGATTCCAGAAGCTACTTTAGATGCTGCGGATCCAAGTGATTTTGCAGCCTTTACAACGGTATCTTTCGCGCCTTTCGTTTGTTTTCCCTGTTTATGGAATTGACCCGCAATATCATCTTTGAAGTTGGTCTCATCACCAACAGTACCTAACACTTTACCATCTTTATCTGTAATTGTATAGGAGCCATCTTTATTTTTGGTATAGGTATTACCAGATTTACCGATGTAACCTTCTTCCTGCTCATCCTTACCATTCCACCACTTAGAAATAGCTGACGCAGGTTTCTTTAAAGCATTGACAACCTTTTTGGTTCCTTTCTCCATTACGGAGGCATTCTTATCGGAGTTGTAATCCTGGAAGGATTTGTACTTACCGTTGACTTCGCCTTTCTCTACGGCATCGATATATGCATCTGCATCATCGTACTTACCGTCTGTAAGTCCAGCTTTCTTAAGGGTTTCGTATTGCTTTGTCAGTTTTTTATCACGATCTTTGATGTAATCTTTTTTGAACGCGTCACGGTCGTCCTGAAGTTCATCATAGTTTTCTTTACCCATGATGAGTTCGTAGATCATACAAGCGGCTGTATTTAAGATATCAAATCCACAAGTTGCAGCGATAATCTCATTAACAACATCAACGACAGTACCAGTAATTGTCTGTGTAAATGCACCAAGTGCTGCAGAAATAATCCTCATTGTACCATCGACTTTATCCTTACTAACCTGGAAAAGTCTAGCTGTACCTGTAACACCATTGATCACACCAAGTGTCAAGAAAACAACTTCAGATACACCAAGTGTAACACCGGCAACAGTAACTTTGGCACCCATAACTGCAGATACTTTTGCAGCAATCTTGCCAAAAACACCCTCTTTACTGAAGGCTTTGGTGATTTTACCCATGATCTTGCCGACCCAGCTGTCTGCAAGTTTTCCTTTGGTTGCCTGTGCAGATCCAACTTTCTCACCAACTTTGGTGAAGAAGGACTGAAGCATTCCGATGATCTTATCTTTTAACTTAGAAGTTGCTTTTTCGGCAGTTGAGTCAGCACTCTGCATAACAACCTGAGCACCTTTTTCAATTGCATCGTCTGTTTTACTAGATGCAACATGCGCGGCAGTATCTGCGGCAGTATTTAAGGTCGGTCCTGGTAATAATGGAACGGTTGGGCCAGGAAGTGCTCCAGTAACAACATTAGTTGCACCTTTTGCTACATCATCAGCACCATTTTTTACAACTGCTTCAGTCGCATCATCTACATAATTTCCATAGTTGATTCCAGATAAAATACCTGTGGCACCATTGTCTGCTTCTTTTGTTACACCACTAACAGTTGCATCTGCTACAGTACCTGCAGCATTGTCAGCGGTCCCTCCCATATTTGCAAACCAATTCGGTTCTTCTGATGGGAGATTGATTTCTTGGGCTCCACCAAGGGTATAACCGTTACTCATAAGCTTGGCTTCTCGAGCTGATCCAAATTCTATTGGATTTGTAAAGGTTGTCCCAGAAGTATATGCATTTTTAAATGATCCTAAGGTATTTGATATACCTTTACCAACATTGCCAATTGCTTGACCAACTCTGGTTTTTCCAAGTGTATGTCCAAGGAGATTTCCAACTCCTTTTCCGATCGTTGAAACACCTTTACCGATTCCTTTTGCTACAGCAGCACCACCTTTAACGATACCTTTTCCAAGTCCATAAAGCAACTGAACTGGTTTCTTAGCCACCTTATAGAGAAGCTTCGTCTTCGCAAATGTTGAATGATCAGCATCTCCTTCGTCATTGGTCAGGTATCCCAAGATATCTCCATGGAATAACTCAGAAATATCATTTAAGAATCCTTGGAACTCGTCTCCACCAGATTTTCCATTTGTATTCGCACGGTTCTTTTTATTCCATTCGGCATCTTCACTTGCCTGACTAAAGGCATCGCTGAACGATTGTCCGATATCTCCAATGCCTTTTCCAAGGAAATCTAAGAGTTTTTTCAGTAATCCAGACTTATTTAAGAATGCCAGCAACGCAATGAGTCCAGCACCAATTAAGCCTTTCTTACCAAAGATTTCAGACCAACCTTTGAAGAAATCAAATGTCTTCTTAGCCTGCTCTTTTGTCTTACTTGACATCGCTTCTACCGCATCGAGGATTCGATTCATTCGAGATTCTTTCTTTTCCTCGGCTTTTGCCGCCATAGATTCATCGGCTGTCAGAGCATTGTCCAGTGTTTTATCACGTAATTCCTGCTTACCTCGAACGATCGCCATCTGAGGGTTATTAATAACAGCATTTGGATTTAACTGGATATCCGTTTGGGATCCTTCTCCGCTACTGTTACCATTCATGATCGCCATTGGTAAGCTCATCATTCCGCCACTACCAGTAGTTGCATTGTTTTCAGCAGCTTCTCCACCATCAATGATAGAGTATGCATCTACAGCTTGTCTGGTATTAGATGGTCCAGGTAATCCAGCTGGTGCATCACTCATAGTTGGTCCAGAGATTGCTCCCTGAGATCCGCCCATTGTCGGAATTGCATCGGCTCCAGAATCACCACCTCCACCAAAAGAGTTGCGGAGATATTTTGCAAACTTAGATACTGCATTTCTTGCGAAATCAGCAATCTGTACACGAATTGGTTTATTCTTATCGCTGTAAACCTTATCACCTTTATTGGTCCAAACGATTTCTGGTCGACCAGCTTCACCAACTAAGGAGTAACCTTCTTTGGCATCGTCGGTACCTTCGGCATATCCTTCACCGGATGTATTATTTAAAATGGCTGCAAATGCGGAAGCTGTCTTAGAATGTGCATCTTCGGTCTCTGGTTCGTCTTTCTTTTTCTTGCCAAACAGCTTGGAGAATATTCCAGATTTAGACTCATCGAGCCCAGCTCCATTAAAGTCTTCACGTTCTGCATTTGAATAAGTAAGACCACCAAGTCCATCTTCTCCAACAGGGGTTTCTGGTGCAACACCACGAACACCCATCTCTTCGTCAGTTGGATTTGGTCCACCTTCACCATATTTATATGGTTTTCCTTTTCTACCGGATTTACGTTCAGAACCATCTGGATTTAATCCATTGATGGAGTTTAAGATCTGCTGTAAAAGACTAATCTGACGAACTTCATTGGTTGCATTCTTTGGATCGATATTCGCAAGCTTCTTAGCGTCATACGCAGATGCATCGCTAATCTGCTCACGTTTTCTCTTTTCTTCCTCGGAGTCAATCGCTTCGCCTTTCCAGCGAATCTTCTTGCCTGCCTTGGCTTCTGCTTCGGCACGGTTTGCAACAGTATCTTCCCACTGGTTTTTGCCGGTGTATTTTAAAATCTTTTGCTGATTTTTCTCACGGTTATGACGTTCTCTGGATGTTTCTTTTGCCTGAGCACGTTCTGCTTGTTCGTAATTCTTCTGAATTGACCAACGAGCTTTGAAGTCCTTGCCCATGTATTCACGTTTCCAGTCGTCAAAGTCTGGAAGATTTCCATTTTTATCTGGTTTGATTTCTCCATTTGCTACCATACGTTCGTAGGTAGTTTCCAGACGTTTACTATAGTCATATCCAGACTTGTTCTGAGATTTGACATAGTTGGCTTTCCAATCCTTATAAGATTGGTCACCTTTCTTGCTATCCGCTTGATATTTTTTGTAAAGTACGTTGTCGTCGAAGAGTCCGGCTTTCTCCATCTTCTTCATATTACGACGCTGATCAATATCTTCTAAGGCATTATTTGCAGCACCTACAGCACTACCAATACCCTCAATGACTCCACCTACAAGATTAAATGGAGCAGAAAGAATTCCTTTGGCTCCTTTTTTCATTGTCTCACCGACAACATCGGCTGCTTTACGAATCGGGTCTAACGAAATACCGGTTGCACGTTCAAAGCCAGTTGTAATTGCATTCATAATTCGTTTTGCGAACTTCACTGGATGAAGTACTTTACGAATTGGAGAAACGATTGCGTGCGTGATGCCGTTTAAAACTCTAAATGGAAGTAACACGGCTTGTTTGCCTACGTTGTAAGTAAGTTTCGCAACGTTCTTGCCAAGAGCTGCAAATGGTTGAATCAAGGTTCTACTAATCAAAGATACAAATGGATCTGCAATTTTATCACGGATTGCATCTCCAACTTTATTGAAGATTTGTGTCGTATGTTTCTTTACCCAGAATGCCATATCCGCAGCGGCTTCACCGATAGGCTGAACAGCATTCTCAATAACTCCTAAGATGTTATATTTGAATGAGATTCGCATATCGTCCGCAATGTCCTGGACGGTATTCTTAAATGGCTGAACGACATACGCTTGTAACGTATTACCAAGCTGACCAATGACACCAGCCTGATACTCTGGATCGTCTTTCTTCTTTTTGTTACCGAAGAGCCAACGACTAAATGTATCTGATTGTGCTTTGATTGCAAGACCAAGTCCTACAATGGCACCACCAATCGGACCACCTGCGGTCAACATCGCTGGCATAAAACCGATCTGTGATAATAAGGATGCAGTCAGTGCACCAGCGGCAGCACCAGTTGCTCCCATACCTACGGTTTTACCAGTTAAGGATAATCCTGCTTGGTCTTTGTTTTTGTCTTTTACATGTGAGAAGACGTTCTTAATGGAGTTTATAACGCCAATAGAACCACGCTTTTCGTCACCGAAAAGGAAGTCATGGAATGCTTTAGACTTTAACGCGGTAGTTGCAGCCATACCAAGAAGTGCTCCTGCAACTGGTCCACCAACAAGTGTACCAAGGAATCCACCTCCAGTAATTGCTCCTTTAATACCACCTAACGCAGCTCCACCAATTAAGGCATTTTTGTTTTTGCTAACGAACTCCTGAGTCTTTTTAGTAATCAGACCATTGTCTTTGTCTTGATCACCAAAGATAAACTTCTGAAACTTATCAGATTTAGAAGCAAATCCAACGGCAGATCCTAAGATCACACCACCGATTGGGCCACCGATCATGGCTCCTAAGAGACCACCGGATGCTAATCCAGCAGCTCCGCCTGCAACACCGCCAACCATCGCATCTGGCAGTTTCTTTTTCAAAGAATCCTGCATCAGTTTCATGACGTTGTCTTTTGTTACAGCTTCACCATTCTTATCAGTATCTCCAAACATGGCATTATGCCAGTCTGCAAAAGATTGCTTAATGGAATCTTTAATTCCAGTAAAGATGCCTTTTCGTTCACGTTCTCCGGTCTGTTCATCTTTTTTGCCAAAGATTTTTTCCATGATACCTTCTTTGACGGTTCCAATAATGGAAGTCTCAGATTTTTCATGGGTTTTTCCTTCAGAGTCTACATATGCTTTACCAGTAAACCGATGCTCCATTTCCAAGAAGGAATCGTGAAGCATATTGGTCATACTAGATAATGCACCTCCTCTACGGAAACCATCGTCATCTTTGGTTCCAAAGAGTTTCGCTTTCATTGGTTTTAAAAGCTTATCATTGATGGAAGATACTATTGTGGTAGCAACTCCACCAATCATCTCACCAGCTTCTTGCATCAATGCTCTGGCATCGCCATTGACAAACGCATCACCCATACGGGATGCATGTTGTAAGGATGCTTTCCGAAGCTGATCAGAAAATGCCATCATATCACCATTCGCAAAGGAATCGTTTCGAATAGCACTTCGATAATCAACTTTTCCGTATTTAATGCCCTTACTGGACATTCCAGATGATTTATTCTCAACGTGATTCTTTAAGAGCGTATCCACTGGAATCACTTTTCCATCTGGTCCGATTCGTTCAAATAAATCGGTCTGTAAAATTCCACTCTGGGTCGGATTTTTACGAAGCTCGTCAAGCTTCTTATTACGATTCATCGTCGCATAAATCTGACCTTGGGTGAGAGTATTCATTGTCAGAGGATCGTCGACGGCCATCTGACTTACGATATTCTTGAACTGATTTTTGGATTTATCATCCCCACTGAATCGTTCAATCATCTTGAGCATCGTCCGATTTACTTTACCATTTTTGGATGTAAAGTCTGCATTTGGATTTGCGGAGTTACGATCCAATGCCATGTAAAGTTGCTCTTGCATAGACTGCATGTTTTTCTTTTCTTTGTCGTTTTCCAAAGAATTGATATAAGCAGTCAGGTTCTTACCGAATGGGGAATTATTGAATCCATCTGTAACGGCTTTCGCAAGACCATCGAGAATGCTCTTATCACGCTGGTCATAGGTTTGTAGCTTATTTTCTTTGAAATCAAAATAATTACGTTGTCCCATATAGGAGGCAAGGTTCTTCTGATTCTCAGATACTTTACCGTCAGAAGTTCCACCCATACGTTCTGCGATGTATTTTAAATACTGGGTCTGGGTGGCAAGCTCGTTTGTGATCGTTGTAGTGATTGCTACTTTGGTTTCCCCATCAAACGGTATTGCATCTGTTTTTACTTCAATATCGTTCTTACGATCAATGAAGTTTTTACGATCCGCACGATAACCGAAAGATTTTGCAATGGTTCCGGTGATTTTACCGAACCAGTCATTGCTTTGCTGTTCACCCCAATCATAGAGCTTTTTCATCATCATCGGCATTGCACCAGAAATAGCCTGGTCCATACCTTTGATCGTAGATGAGATAACCTCTGGGACCGCGTACTGAACGAGCATACTTGATGCCATTCCAAGTGGATTTGCTGCTAATTGTTTCAGCATATTTTCATCCATCAAGGATGCAAGCATTCCAAATTCAGAATTCGAAAGGTTATCTTTTAAACGTTTGGTGACATACTTTTTGTATGCACTGATATCGAATCCGCCGTTTGCACCGATGACTTTATTAATTGATCCTTCATCGTCATCATCGTCGGACTCTTTCTTGGTCATTGCTTGACCTGCTTTGTCATAGAATGCTAAAGAGCTTTCTATGAATTTATTCATATTTGTCGAGTTGTACTCCACCAAAGCCGCAAGGTTCTGATTCATTGCGCTTAAGTGCTCTAAGATCTGTCCTCCAATTTGCTGTGATTGGAAGAATTGTGCAGACGTTAATGATACGAATGCATCGGTTTGTGCTTTGGATGTACGGAGCGTTAACTCGGTTTGCTGACTTATCGACGAATTTAAAGATGTAAACGCTTCAGCGGTTCCCGCAGCGTTTACATTATTAATTGTGACGTTACCGCCACCTTCATCTCCAAATGACACTCCTGAGCCACCGGAATCAAAGAGGTCATCAAAACCTCCATCTCCCATGATAGCTTGCTCAAATCGCTTATCATTTCCGGCTAAATGCCCACTTTTGAGGTCGTCTAATGCATTCTTAAACGCAGTATTTGCAAGTTTCACATATTTATTCTGATTTAAGTTCGTACCAGCAGATCCTCGTCTGGTTCCACGGACGGACGTATTCATAGATCTTGCAAGTTGTGCGCCTGTCGTTACAGCTCCAGTAATGGTCGGTGCGTATTCGCCTAACACCTGTCTGGAACTGCTTCCAACCGCAGATAACGCATTTTTAAGCCATGTCGTCTTAATGGCATGCGATTTCACGGGTTGGACTTTTGCACCACGATTTGCCATGATATGACACCTCCTTAGTGTATATTTTCAGTTGCTTAACGCTTATAGCACTGTTTTTTGGTGGGATTTCAGAGGAAAAAGAAGGATACCCGAAGGTATCCTTCTTTCGTTATACGATCAGATCAGCTGGATCGATCATAGAGGTATGAACAACGTTATCGTGGAATTTCTTCATATTCAAGTTGGTAAGAGTAGTTGCCATCTTACCAGTCTGAAGACCAATGAATTTTTTACCACATGTATAGTAGTACATACCTGCACATTTCGCACATTTGCAGTGGATGTCAGTGGTTCCTTTGCAATACATAACAGAACGCATTTTGACGGTTTTGCCTTTGTAAGACTCGATGATTGACGGTTCTAAGCACTTCAGTTTGCCATTCTCGGAGATATATCGATAATCGTAGTCATGGATGTTGCCTCCAGTTGGAAGTGTGATGTTCAGTAAGAACTTTGTTCCACAATCGGAGTTTGCATCATCGTCGATACGCTCCATCTGCATGATAGCGTTAAGTTCCTTACCAAGGTAGCCAGACTCTGCAGTACCGATAGATTTCGGATACGCACCGTTAACCAACGTATTTGCATGAGGTGTTAAGTCTGTTTTCTTCAAACCATCCATCAGAGAGTTAGCAATGAAATCATACTTTCCGGTAGCTTCGTTATATACAGTACCACGAATCAAGTTGATATTCTTATAGTTGTTACCGAAAGAACCACGAGCACCAGAATCATACAGATCCATACCTGGATCACCTTTCAAAATACGTTTAGCTTCCTTAATCAAGGTTTGCTCTACGTACTCACCAGCTTTCGGGTCACCAGATTTAATCTTTTCTTCGTTTTCCTTAATGAGCTTCTTTTTCAGATCAGCAAGCTCTTTTGGTAAGAACAGGATTCCTGGTGTAAAAGAAGTACAAACCACAGCATGCATCTGAAGTCCAAACCAGTCACGCATATCAATGTAGGTCTCTACTGTATCAGATTCCGTAAGCTTATCTTTTAAAGCATTAGAGATCATGGCTTCCATTTTACCACAAACCTTATCTGTTACTGGTTTATTTACGATTTCAAATCCAATAACAGGGGAAAGACCTGTGAAGTTCACAAGCATCTGATAGAAGACAAATCGACCAACGGTTGTGTTAATTGGTTCTTTATTATTCCAGAAGTTTGTTGGAACGGTCATGGTATCACCAAGGTTGTAATCTGGGTTACGCATAGTCTTACCATTTGAGGTATGGCCAAACATATGGGTCATCTTACCAAATGTGAAATCAGCTTCTGTCATTTCAAGAAGAGCGGCTACTTTCTCTTTCGGGCAAGGTTTTTTATTGTCATAATCCTTCGTGAATGTATAGAATGTCTGGATTGCTTCTGAAGAAATGACACGAATCAATTTACCAGACGCATTCACGAAGTTGCCAGTACCATGGATGTATTTCTCGATCTCTTCGTTTGCTTCCTGAGAGAAGAGTATCTTAACGGTTACCTGGTCACCGTCATAGTCACCTCCGATACCTTCCAGATAAGAGTTTGAAAACTGAAGAGAATCGATAAATAAAGATGCCATCTTGTAAGATGGGACATCATTTTCAATCACTGGATACCATTTGTAAATATGGCCATTGACCATCATTGGCTCTGTCTTTGTCGTTGAGTTAATTCGAATCTGGTTACAGAAGACAGAGAATTCATCGGTGATTGGGTAACGTGTTGTCATCGTATGTTTATCTTTCGTAACATCAGACGCTGCTAAAAAAAGAAGGTCTGTAATGGTCATACGACGATACACAATAGAGGATAACTCATCTTTTCCACCACCAAGGCGTTTACCAGATAAATGAAGGTAATATCGTTTGTCGGTTCCTTCTACTGGAATCTCAATTGGGTTGAAACGACTAGATGGATCTTTGATGTAACTATCCATCATATTTTTAATATACTTTTCGTCGAAGTAACTTGCTGGGTTTTTCAGTCGTACGGTTTTAACCACTTCGTCATTCTCCGGGTTGTATACGATCTTATCCAAACTCTGGGAGATGATTTCACGATCAAAGAAGTTCTTTAACCAATGCATCATCAAAGGATAACAAAGTACACAAGCTTGCGAGATTGGAAGTGCGCAGTGATAGTAGTCAACCATCATATCATTCTTGGATTCATAGTGATACGTTGGTGCTGTAATAACGGTACGTACACAGTTGTCAACGGTTTTACCCATCAGGTATTTACGGATCACACCGTTTTTCTTCTGTAATTTCTGTTTGAAGTAATCATAGATTGCAACGATTGTCTGTTGGATGTCATAGTTTGTAGAGTTAAACTGAAACCCAAACATATCTCGGTCACGAAGTAAGGTCGTTAATCGAATCAGCTTGGTATAGAATCTGTTTAAGTCTCCGGTTTCTCCACCCTTGGAAGAAGATTTGACATCACGATAGAAAACTGGCTCTACTGGCATTTTGGAAATGAAAACTTCATCTCGTTTACAGAGCTTAATTAATCCAGATCGTTCGTTACGCATACCAACAGAGATAGATACGTCGGTATCTTCTCCAGATTTTTTCCACCGAATCTTGTTCCAGTTGTTATATAGAAACTCGATACCTGTTTGTCCGTTTTCTCGGTCTACGACTAAGATTCCTTCTTCGTTGATAGAATAAAATTCTTCTCCGTTTATGATCTTATCTACATTACGGAACATGTATCGGACAACCTTATACATATGAGGATGAAAAAAATGTCCATGTAAATCTATATATGCGAATGTCTCTTTACGGGACTTCACGGTGATTCCAAAAATGTCGTTTGATAGCAGTCCTTCTGGATGAGGAACACCTCCACGTTGGAATAGTACACCGGAAGTTACCTCTTGTAAGTGATTTAACTTCACAAATTCATCGACATCATAAAGATTAATCTTCAAGGGGATTCCTCCTTTCTTGTCTTAAAGGGCTGTTTTCAGGTGATAAGTGGATACTGACCATCAAACGGTCAGTATCCAAATCTTATTTATACATGTGAAGATTTTTCTGTTTGGCAGTTGCGTTGCGCATTTCTTCACGCATCTGTCTATCTTTTTCGGCTTTTTGTTTGTATTTCTTATTGTCGTCAGATAGTTTCTTCTTTAAGTATCCCATTTTTACAACCTGAGCTCCAGTCATCGCACCAATAATTGGATTTGGAAGAACCTTATGCGTAACTGAGAACGCTGCTGTACTTGTTGCAACTTTCATAGTTGCCATTTCCATAATGTCATAACTTATAAGGTTATTGACAATACCGAATGCCATTGAAGAAGCTTCGGAAGAATAACTTCCAATATACTTTGCAGTGCGCATTGCACGGTTAACCGCAGACTGGGTTGCTTTGTTATCAGAAACTTTAGACCCGATATCACGAACATCATCTGCATCGTCACCAACTGCTTCTACGACTTTCACCATTTTTGTAACTTTAGAAAGTCCGGCGTTGACAACTTTTACCAGAGCACCTTCCTGAGCTTTAATAGATTTTGTGAGTTTTGATACATCGTCCAAAGATTCAATACCAGCATCGACAAATCGATAAATGTCATGGACGGAAAGTTCTTTCTTATCTGCAGCGAGTGCTTTCATCTCAGAGATATTCTTTTTCAAGAATTCATCGCACTCATCGCAGAGCTTGTTGATCTGTGTCAGATATTTATCTGGATTCTTACTGGAAGCCATAGATGATAACGCAGAATTAAGCTTTCTGGTGTAGTTATCGACATACTTATTGGCTTCTGCGATTTTGGCTTTGATCTTCGGACCATCCGCTGATTTAATCTTTTCACCAGCAGCAATCTTTTCGATATTCTTTCGCATCTCCGGAGACATGAATTTATCAATCTTCTTTTTCTGGAGTTTGATACGAACGTTATTAACGGCATCAGTAATATGATCAATCACGGCTTTGATTGCCGTTTTCACAAAGGTCAGCAAAGACTGACTCGATTTAGAAGAAGCTTCCAATACAACAGATAATGAGCTATCTGGAGCGATCATGGACTCGTAAGATTCCAAAGAAAGTTCACAAACACTTTCCAATGTAGTCATTAACTGAGCATAATTCGCTTCTTCCATAATAGAATGGTAAGTCATAATTAATCCTCCTTGGATTCCGCTTCTTTTTTCTTACGATCATTTTCATCAGCAATTTTCTTAGATTCAGCTGCAGCATACGCAAGAGCACCTGCAGCAGTAAGATTTGATGCGGTTGATGCTGCTGTAAGCATTCCGGACTTCTTAGCACTTTTTTTTGTGTCAGCTATCATTTCTTTTTTACCTTCATCAGTCCACTTATCGCTATTTTTTACATCATTAATGTACTCTTTCTGATGTTTCTGCCATTTGACTTCATCTACACCAGTTCTAACAGTACCTAATACTGTAAAAACAGATAATGCCGTACATACGTACTGGCAAACACGTGCATGTTTATTTAAGAAATTCTTAAGACTATTTATAACTTTCTGAACTCCTGATTTGATAGAGTCAATGGCACCTTCATTATAAACACGAAACTCGGTGTCACCTTCTGTAAACTCTTTCAGATATCCAGCTTTATTGAGCTTCTTGATCATAGCACTCAGCTGTTTTTCCATAGAGTTCATCTTCTTTTTGTACTCTTTCATACTGGTATTGATTTCGCTACCAGCTTTGACCATCGCATAGAAATCTGCTTTCTTTAAGGATTTCTTAGTGGTACCCACACGTTCCATTTCTTTGTAGATTTTATCGTAAGCATCCTCAGCATTCTTACAGTAATCTTTCAAATGCTTGGTATCATAAGATGGATCGCTTTGAGCTTTACTGATTTCCCCATTTACGGTACTCATAAACTTATCAATGAACGCTTCCGATTTCTTGGAAAGCTTTAAGAGTTCTACGGTATCAATACCTTTTACGTCTTTTCCGGCAGTAACCTCATCAAACTTTGCCTTCATTTCCGGAGACATCATAGCCTGGTATTTCTTACCATTGATGATGTTGTCGATCTTTTCCACCTGTTTGCTGATGAAATCTGCGATCGCTTTAAATGCCGCACCGACCATAGAGATCATAGCGTTTACAACACCTTCTACACCTTCGGTGTATGCTTCTTCGGAATCTTTATATGCTAAAGACTCGATTGCGGATTCAATAATTAAATCACAACCGGTCTGGATCTTGGCTAACTGACCGTCGTAATTGGCATATTCGAGTATTTCACTCATTGTGTAAACCATAAATTATACACTCCTTTCATAAGGGTTTCTCGTTAGATATCTGTTTTCAGGCGGTATTTAGACAAAAAAAAGAAACCTACCCAAATAATAGGTAGGTTTCTTTTATAGAATCAATCTTTTAATGCTTTGATGATTTGCTTTCTAGCTCGTTTGGTTCCTTTCAGGTTCTTATGAGATTCACGTAAACAACCCTGGATAGCGTTTAAACACTCAATGAGATCTCTGCTATATGGCTGAATATGGCGATCTACCAATTCAGTTACAACCATTTCCAGATTCTCACGCATCTGTTTTGGAATCTGATCAGTATCTATATAGAGACTATGCAGTCCTGGAATCATTGGATGATCTTTTAAGAAATCTGCATCGATCACTTTCATTTCATACTGACCATCTTTATCAAAGATCATACGAGATCCATAAGGGTAATCTTTTCTGAAATATAACACACCAGCGGTATACGTTGTGTGGCTACCCTTTTCACGCAGTTCTACACGTACCATGATATCATCTGCTGTATTGATGCAATGGTTGCTGACGTCTAAAATATGTGGGTACGTTGTTGTAGTTTTTAATTCTTCAAGTTTGTCAATTAGAGCTTCGTTCTCAGTTCTTATTCGTTTTACCAGTCTTTCCACGGCTTTAATGTCACATACCATCATCTTACGAATACGATCATTAAGATCTTCTATGCCTTCATCGCCAACATCATAGATGCCATACGCATCCAGACTACCATCATGCATATAATGTACCCCTGTTGTCTGGAATGTTTTCCAAGGTACGTCCGCAGATAAACATTCATCGATATTAACTGTAGAACCATCTTTATTTACAATGGAAAGACCAAGAGATGATAATCTCTGTTTGAATAACTCCGCCATTAAAGCAGCCTGATATTCTTTATCACGAAGTTGTGGATCAACTTCTGATGTAAAGTTTGGTTTCTCATCCTTATCTGACGTAGTTTCTTTAGAATCCTCTTCTGTTTTTGGTGTACAGTCATAGACATCAATGGTCGCATCCAGACCTTCACTTTCTTCAATGATATCAAGGATACTGTACTCTTTTGTTCCAGGATTAATATCGAGATTAATCTTGTTTTTAGATCCATCAATTTTGAGTGTAAAATTGATAGTTGCACCTGGGTATAATTTGATATTTTTAAACCCACAGATTTCTTCTTTCACGACCTGTCCGTTATTATAGAATTTCGCATGCGCAAGATATTCATGCCTGGTTTTCAGTGCAAGATTATAATTACTATGAACTAAGAACTCATCTGCTTTGACAGCGATTCCATATACAGGATTAAATACATAGGTACATAACTTTCTAGCGTGTTCCATCTTTTCTTTCATCTCAGGTTTCATTGTTGTTTCCTCCTTAGTTGGTGCTTCTTCAGATTTATTAAGTTTATATATTTTTAATGTGACATTAACGACATTTCTAAGGTTAGCAACGTCATTTGGTACCGCACATTCTGGTTTGATAATAATTTCGTTGTTTTGATAATTCTTATAATCCATGCATCCGTCAATGGTTGTTGGGGTTACAATTATCGTAGTGCGGGTTCGCTTTCCAGGTTTCGATTCTGGGATATCCACGTTTGTATACTTTGTAAATGTCTTATCTGGATCATTGACATCTGCAAAGACTCTGAAATAGAATGCGCAAATTCTAAAATGCCCAAAGCCAGCAGAGCCACCGATTAATTTTACGGTATCGGTTACCTTACGACTATTCACATTCTGAATACGGTTTCCAGCAATATAGTATTCGCCAATGAGTTTCCCATTTTCGATTGCTTCTTTGATTTCTTTCTGCAAGATTTGTTTCCTCCTATAAGTACATAAAATCCAGGTATACCTTTCGATATACCTGGATCATCTCAATTAGTTTGCTTTTTCTTTTTTCTTGAGATATTTCGGAGTGCTGCTGGATACTTTCATTTCCATATGCTCTCCGTAATGAGTGGTGAAAGTTCCGAGGAACTGTCGCTCATCTTTTTTACCCGGTGTGTAAGCATCTTTAGTAACAGATTTCTTTTCCACCTTCTTTGTAGAAAGAGTTGCTTCGAAATCCGGTCTGGATGCAAACTGGAAATAGTTTCCGGCATTCATATATTCGATCATGGCAGTTGTAAAGAAATCGTAAAACGGATTCATATCGTCGATTACGAATTCGTCTGTCAGGATCTTCTCAGATTCCATTTTATCAACTCCACATTTTTCCACCTGCTTTTTCAGCCACTTACGAAATTCTTTTGTAACTGCAATTTCTTCAACGGTATACTCCGTACCGCCGTTTACGGATTTCGCTACCTGTGTAGTGAATGCGGTATCGTTAGCCAGTGCAGTTAACAGGTCTGCAAATTTCTTTTTGTTGAATCTGTTCAGTTTTACTTTGCCGTTATCAACGGTTGCTTTCATGTCTTCCAGTGCTTCTTTGAAATTTGTGTACTTACTCATAATTTTGGTCTCCTTTTGGCATTTTTTGTTTTCTCTTGTTCACGATCCATGGTATCCATGAGTCGCTCTGCTACACGATCCAAGACTTTGTCTAACGGAAATGAGACCGGTGACACATATTCTCTTGGATCAAATAAAGGTTCCTTATGTGGTTTCTTTTTTCCCATAAGCTCTCCTTTCGTTAGAATAACGTGTGTTGGAAAATAAAATATTTTCAAGTGCACACTGTAGTAATTACAAAGCAATCGGAATCCAATCTGATGGAAATTACTTATTATTGGTAACACCTCCGATTATATATTGATTTTTGTTATTGCAACTACACCTTCACTTAGGGCTATGGACAGATGGGTGAAGGTTTTCATACTCAGTATTACGTTATCATCGTACATGTACTGGATTCAACCGTCTTTGTAATTCATATAAATAATATATTAATGAATCTCTAGTGGCAATTAAGCTACTAGAGATTCATTAGTCTTATTTTTCGTAAATCTTACGTAAGTATTCTTTAAATCCAACTACCAATTTATTGGCAAATCCCACTTCCAAAATAGACGGAGTCATACGCTTCAAGATGGAGTTATCTGCAATGATTGTATCATATTTTATATCCGGTAAGAAGTCTGAATATGGTTCATATCCTTTCGGGATAACTTCACAGATTGTGTTCTTCAGTCCAGAATAGTTCGCAATCTTAGAAGCTACTTCCAGTGGTTCCAGCTCTTCAATATAGAACTCGATCAAAACAGAATCTTCTACGTTTTGTCCACGGATGTTACCATATTTATTTGGTTCGATCTTCTTTGTGGTCTCTGTAAAGAGAAGACCACACTTCATGATAGACTTTTCGGCTTCCGGATCATAGGATTCCAACAAGTTTTTCTTTTTACGGATCTTACTATAGTAGTCCTTAAAGATCTTCTGTAAGGACGGTGAAAGTTCTTCCATTTCCACAGTAGAGTACATCTTAACTGCAATGATCTTTCCGCCGTATTTACTCTTGATGGTATTTCTGGATCCTTCGGTTACCATCGATTTCAAATCGTTGTCATCCCCAAGAGATGCCAGTAATACGTTTAAGTCGTTGTCATCATACGAGGTATCAAATGCAACCAGAGTATCTCCAACATGGACATGTTCTCCTTCTTTTGCCAGATGAAGCACGTTGGAGTTTTTACCGATTACTGCCTGCTTGCATTCTGTAATACGAGTACCACATCTCTCAGATAAGGATTCACTGATAAACGTAGCATCCTCATACGTAGAGTAAGCTGACATGATCGCAACTCTGGCAAGTGTACCTAAGTTTGCTCTACAGTTGTTATATTTAGAATTTGTGAAGAAGTTCTTATGATAAGCAAGAACGTCATCCTTCTTAAATTTGTCACCTTCTTTAAGGTCAGTGACAAGCTGGTTGTTTAAGTAGAAACCACCGCCACCATTTTTCACGATATTGGTATCGGTAGAGATTGCTCTTACTTTACCAGACTTATATTTTGCAATGACCAGTTTCAGATCTGGATCGACTTTTACGATCTCACCATCTTCATCTGCATTGACTACAAAGTCAGAAGATAACTGGAATCGTTCAATTTCTTCAAATCCATTTGATACAAGAACTGGATCGGAATCGTTAACTGGTATTACATGTTTTGATTGTTTTATTGCGTGGCCGCATCTACTCGGATCGTCATTACGGGAAGCACCAGGCATTGTAAGCTCACCTGCGGAAAACAGATTGATATCTTGTAATTTCTCATAGTCCTTATCGGATTCCGGTACCTTTACATATCCACGGATGTTCTCTATTTCTGGTTCTAAGGTAAGGGATTTATTTAACCCACAACCTGCATCTGGAGATGAAATAGGTGATATGGTCCCAGTCATGGATGTATCATATGATCTCTTACGTATCGTGTACATGTCATCCAAGTTGTTACCATGGAATCCCTTGAATGAAACTCCATGTGTATTTTCAATCTCCAGTGTTGGATTAAGAGTTGAGATTTCTTCTACTGTCGCTACATCAAGAATTCCTTTAATAACGCAATCACGTTTCAATGAGAACTTCTTACGTCCAGATGCATTACGATAAATAACGTACTGAGATGCAAGCTCTCCATAGAATACCATTGGAATGATTTCAAAGGATCTGATACGTGAGATTCTCTGATTAAGGTCGGATGTGTACTGTGAGTCTGCAAGTAATGATACCGCATAAATTACCAATGATACAAGATCAGTTGGTAAGTTGATATCTTCCAAGATCTCTTTGGTTACTGGATCAATAAACCATTCATAGAAGTTAAATAACGCATTCGCAATAGATGCTTTTCCGTACATCTTCACGAAGTATTCGATGTATGGTTCTCTGGAATCAAAATCCCCGATGTTCCATTTCTCTGTTGGAACCATACGAATACCATTCAAAAGAAGTCCTGATTCCATCGTATCTTCATATACCAGGAAGGTATCTTTGAATCTGATTACGTTCTCTGAAGGTTGTACTACTTTTGGCATATGTGCTTCAAGCCGGTAATTCGCTTTGCATTTTCTTAAGATTGTGGTAAGACCTTCCCAGAATCCAAGTAACATCGCTACGGTGATATCCTGGTTCATGACCTTTACAGATACATACATCAATCGTTTCGGTGCACGAATCTTATAATACGCAGCTCGCATATCTTCTGGTAGAGCATCTACAATCAAGTCACAAATACTCTGTCCAGCTTTTGTTTTCTGTGTTCCAGAATAAGCGACATAAATTGGTTTGTCTTCTTTGTCGAAACCAACACAGAAGTATCCATCCGGTGCCGTCAGGTTTCTCTTTTTGAGGATATCCTGTACATCATGCTGACTGAAGTATAAATACATACCACCAGTATGAATACGTTTCATGAATTTCGCTAACTCATCGTACTCTACAGATGTAATGAACTCACCACTCTTATTAACTGCGTTGCTGTTACCAAACTTGATCATCTTATCGGCACCGTCTGCCTGTTTTAAGAATCGTTTCAAACGTTCTACCGAGGAAGTAGACTTGGTGTCGATACGACGGATGTACATCTTGTTGTAGTTCGATACCATCTGAACGGTATCTTCTTCCGTTTTTACAACCGGATAGAAATAAGACTGATTCTTGATATTTTTCTTACCGCCACCCAGATACATGAATCGATTTTCGATGATCTTCGGGAAATCTACTTTTAACGTAGATCTCTGACGGTTTGCATCCTCCAAGGCAATCGTATACGTTTCCTTGTAGTTTAACTCATCTGATGTATCTTCGATTTTTACATCTCGGACATATAACGGAATAGACTTTGTGTTTAAACAAAGAAGCGCATCCATAATGTCTTTTGGCATGACTTTTTCAATGTAAGTCTTATTACGCTCATAGAAGGTCATGGTCTTCATATGTTGATTTGGTGTGGTAACCGCTTTGGAAATGTCTTTGGATTTGACTTTGACTTCCTTGACTTTCATTTTGGAAAGCTGCTCGACGGTCATGCCTTTGATTTCCAAATTCTTTTGCTCATCCATCAACTTCTGGTTACGGGCAGAGGACCTTGGTGATACCGGGACCTTCTCATGTTTCATTTTATTGTAGGCATCCTCTAAGATCTTTTGGTCTTCATTGATGTCATTATCAACCATCATCTGAACTACCGTCTTGACTTTACCCTCCTGACGAGATATATCTAATCTCTCCATCGGTTTTGCCTTTAAAACACGATCCGCAGTAACAGAAACTTTTTGTTCAACGGATTTTGCGATTTGGTCCTCCTCTTTTTTGACCGTATCTGCTACGTTTGTAACGTCCGTTTCATCAATGATTTCTTTCTTATCTTTGTCAGATAATCCCATCTTCGTTTTGGTCTCATCAATGATCACAGATTTGATATCTTCTTCCTGAAGTTTCTTTTCATCTAATGCCTGATCTGGAACGGAGTGCATGATTCGTTTCATCTGAATCTGTAATCCAGTCACCACATTCTTTGGTGGCATCTTAATTGTAGAAGAAACTTTCTTTGCGACTGCTCCAATGGCTCCATCATCCAGCTTCTCGTCTGGTAAGGTAAAAAACTGAGTTGGATTGATCTTTAAAATCTTCATCCCAGAGAAGAACAAAAAGTCGACATCCACCCCAACCAGACATTCCGGATACTTATACAGCGTATACCAGATCATATAGAGTGGATGATTTAAGTTTTCTTGTAGGGTATCTCCCAAATGAAACTGCTCTAAGTTTACTAAAACCATCCTGGTTTTTAAGGACGGAACGGCTTTAGTTAAAATTGGTTTCATATAATCCCAATAGGCACGTACTTTACGTGGAACGGACATCTTTTTGGAATACTCATTGATGATAGACACATACGTATGAAGATCGTATAAGAGGTTCTTTTCCTCGTCTGGGGAAACGATACGTGCAATATATGGCTTCACCGTTGTGGATTTTCTTACGGTATCATAATGAGATTTTCGAAGCTGCACGTTTCGGAAACGATAACGTTTATTCCAAATCATGCCACGGTAATCCTGCTGGTAGAAATACCACTTGTATTTCTGTCCGGGGATTGTATTGGTATGATTCTTGATTAAGGCTAAAGAGTCCTCGAATTTTGTTGTATATAAGAAAGCAAGATTGCCAGTTCCGGGAGGGTGTCCAATTGGTAAATTAATTTTACGTGACATCACTTTTCCATACGGAAGTGAGTCTGGATACATAGCTTCCAGCATATAAACTTCTGTAGTATTTTCCATTGATTCTCTCAGAAGTTGCTCTGGACCCATCTGAATTTTACCGCTTGCGACGGTATCAAATAAACTCATAGTCGCTGTATCCTCCTTTCTGTCGTCGTTATATTGGTGTTTTGAAGCGTAAAACGGAAGAAGCCATTAGGCTTCTTCCTTAAGTTTACGTAAATATTTTTTAGAATATACATGAATTGGTATATGCATATGTATCACATCATCAAACATATCAGATGTTATTCGTACAGGCCTCTGTTCACCTATAACACATCTATTATTTTTATTTACACATATTTTTTTGAATGCATTTAATACATCTAAATTATCAATCTCGTATATATCGAAATTATCATTATTTATGATGTATTTATGCAAAGCATCATTAAACTCATTGTATGCCGTATCATATGTAAGTAGCTGTGGTGAACTAATAGATTTCAACCTATCTGGATGTTTAGATATTAAATCTATGCTTTCTTCACTCAATTCATAATACCTACGTAGAAAATCTTCAACAACGCTAAACGATAACTCTAATCGTATCATAGAGTTGTATGTGCACACTAAAAACTCATTTAAATTATCGATAAAAGTTTTATCGTCATTAAGTTTATCTAATATAAGATGTATATCTTGCAAAATGAATTCTCCTTATTTTAAAGATTTACTATTTCGCATTCCTGGATCCTCCAAAGCTTTTGTTCTAGCACGAACTTCCTGATTTAATATTTCACGTGATTTCTTATTTCTATCAGGATTTTCTTTAGGATCTCGGTTGCGCGGATCTTTTTCACGAGTTTTCTTAATTTCTACTGCAGATATTTGAGCATCGATATCGTATGGATTCTTTGCACGGTCCGTAGTATCATCTATTTTACGTTGTAATTTAGCTGAAAGTGTTTTTGGTTTTACTGGATGCTTGAATGATGGCTCAAATTTTTCCTTTGGATCAAAATTGGTGGCAGTCATCATTCTAGCATTATATGTCTTTTTATCTAAATTATGTATTGCTTTATCTGTTGACTTACGTTTAGAATTTTCGCGTAATCCACGTTTAACTTCTCGTTCGTTTGATTTATTTGCAGCGTAACGATCAGCCTCTATTTCAAGACCATTTAAATGACCATTTTTATATTTTGTGTTAAGGTCATCTGCTAATTTACGCGCATGTTTGAATGTATTCTCACGTTCATCTATAGCATCTTTACTCATGTTTAATTTTTGTAACTCGCGGTATTGCTTAGCATTATCATTATTGCGTTCGTCAGTAGCTACTTGCACTGCCTGTTTCTGTGCTTCTGATGGTGATTTCCCTTGCCTAATATAGTCTTGATACACTCGACCACCTTTTCGTAAAGCCTTATACTTTAAGACTTCATTGCTCATTTTAGTTTTATCAATAGGTGTATCTTTTTCATTTTTAGCAGGTACTTTTGTTGTATGTAATTTAGAGTGTGCTATCTCATGCTGAAGAACTGCGTTCCTGCGTCTTCCATTTTTAAGTTTAAAGAAATCTTTATCTAAAATAATTTTAGAATTGTCATTTGGATCAACCTGAGTTTCACGAACTGTCCAAATGTTACGGCCGTTTGTTTTCACGCAGATGTAGTCATGGTTAATATCGATATCAACTTTATATCGTTTACCATCAACCAATATCGTACCAGTATCGGACTTATATTCATACCGTTTTTTGAAACGGTCTAATGCACGTTGTATGTGTGATTTTTCAGTATATACTCCGTACTTAGGATCATTAAATCCAAGTAAACCCATCATTGTTTCTAAAAACTCTTCTTCGTCAGTTGTTTCTTCGAGAATCTCATGTAATTCGTCCATATCATCATAAAATGAATAGTTCATATATCTCTCCTTTCAATAGAAAAAGGAATCCGAGACAATTCCCGGATTCCTCAAGTTTAGAAGTTATCGCTTAAATCCATCATCAACATCGCCATTTCGTTGTTAATTAAGGAATCAAAGTCAACAGATTCTTTGACGTCTTTTTCCTTATCCTTGGCATCGTCTTTTGGTGTGTCAATAACATCTTCTTTTCCTTCTTTGGCAGTTGGTAAGGAATCTACCCAACGTTCCAGAGAAGCCATATATTTATTCTTCCATTCGTCAAAGGCTTTCGGATCTTTTCCGTCATTGGAATACGGTAAGACATACAGATAGTCTTTTCCATCTACGGTTTTAAATCCCCAGTGCTTTGGTGGATCCGGAAAATCGTAATCTCCATTAAACATGATACGAGCAGCGGAAGCTAATTTACCGTTTACGATTCCATCATCGTTACGGTCTTTCTTTCCGGAGTCTTTATGACCTGCACAGGAATACTTGGTTTTGTATCCTTTTTCATGAAGTTTAGAAAGAATCGGCTGCATTCCCTCATCTGGGTTACGTGCTTCTAACATGATTCCCATTTCGTTGGTATCAAGTTCGGTATCATAACCTTCGTTGAAAGCAGATTCAATAACAGCATCTTCTACAGACTCTGCTTTCATTTTTGCACGGGCTTCTTTTGCGATCTGTTTGAGTTCTTCTTTTCGTTTTGCTTTCGCAAAGTTAGACTGAAGTTTCTCTAACTTATCACGCATGCGGTTGGTCTGTACGATGGTCTTATTTAAGACACCATTTAAGAGACTCTTTCCACGTTCATCTGGATTGAATTCCTCTAAGTTTGCTTTGATTTCTTTGACAGCTTTGACAATGACTTTCAAACCACCAAGCACATCTGCAACAGATGCAATGGTCTGGGCAGATACCAAAAATGTATTCTGAGCAGCAACACTGGCAGCTGCAATATCAGCGTCTGGCTGAGAGGCAACTACGCAGAAAGCTCCTTTAATTACTCCTGCGGCTACGGAATCACCGACTAATGCAACACCGAAAGCAGATAAAATGCCTTCAATGATCAACATGACAGCACCTATTAAGGTACCCACGATATTGACCTTCAAATCATCTACTGGGTAACTCTTAATCGCATTTTCCATCCGCTCCACTTCACGGTTTAAATCGCCGATGTATTTGGCTGCAAGATTGAAGTCTTTTTTCTTAATGGCTTTTTTGATCTTTCTAGTCATTTTGGATGTGCGAATCTTTGCAGTCATTAATGACTGAAGTAAATCCGCATTGGCACCTTCGGTAAGAACGCCTTCATCACCAAAGAGTTCTTCTTTGGTAAACTCAGTAATTCCAAGATCACCTTCACGAAGAAACGCATTGACTGCTTCTAAGACACCACGTTGTTCCAAATCAGAACTTACAGATCTGGTTACCTGGGAATCCAGTTCTTTGATCTGTGCTTCGATCTGTTTTTTCTCGTCTGCAGAGTTTACCGTATTCTGGATTCTACGAAGCGCCTGTTCTACTTCTACCAGACGTTTCTTATATTTTAATACTTTCTCCTGTTTGGATTTACGTTTGCTCATCCAAGAGATTTTTGCTCTTAATGTGGCACGCTCAATGGTCAGCTGTCTTACCTTAAATGGTAAGGTTGCGGCTTTTACGTCTTTGGCGTGTGCACTATCTGAAAACTTGTCTTTTACGTTATGTGCCATATTACTAATGGCTCCCTCAACGGCATACGTATAAGTCGCGTCTTCGTTGTATATAAATTCCATTAATTCCTCTGGAATCATGTCGTCAATCCCTTCTTTCTTTTTTATAATGGTTTTATCTGGAGGTACTTGTGGAAGCATGGCTCCAAGCGTTGCAGAGGAAGACTCCTTGGAAACTTTCATTCCTTGTTGAACTTCATGCACGTGTAAATCTTCCATAAAAAGTCCACCTTTCTTGTTTTCAACTTTAATGGATTGTCGTATCCGTAAATAGCACGTAGTTAGAAAAAAATTTAGGCTCTTACAATTAATTAGCGGGAGAAGTTTGGTTTTTCTTGACTTTGCATTCGAACTGCCGCAAAAAAAGAAGAACCGGCATATCGTCGCCCGCTTCAAACGCTAATATGGTACGAATACGAGAATCAGATGGATTCTCAACTATGTTTATTTAACATTATTTCATAGAAGACGTAAGGGGTTTATCCCTTACGTCTTTCTCCTTTGTCTACTGGTTCCAATTGTTTCTACGTGGTTCCCAATCGCTTCGATCAGGTTCTCCGAACTCATCTGTTGGGAAATAGGACATCGATTGTATTCCACAACTCCTATCTGCTCTATCAGCAATCGCATCCAATGTCATATGATACCACTCATGTGTTGGTGGCTCTAATAACTCTGGTATATTACTTAATGGATCATTCTTGAACTTATATTCTTTTCCATCCACATAAACAGATTTTGGATCCATTGCGATTTGCATCGGACGATATCTTCGGATTGCTGGTATGATGGCATTCATCGCCGTATTTATGTCCAAACTATTGTCGATGAAGGCATCTTCCGGTATTTCTACAGATGTACTTTCGAGACATTCTGGTTTTGTTTCTTCTGGTTCTACCTTCGGTTCTGGTACTGGTGGTTTCTTTACTGGAGCTGGTTTTGTTTCCGGTATCTTCTTTGGTGCTGGTGCAGAAACAGGTTCTTTTTTCACCACGTTCTTTACAGCTACATCTATCGTCTGGATTTTCCGCTTAACCACTTTTCGAATAAGTTTGAATTGTGGTCTTTGAAATCTTTCCAGCTCATACGGTGTACTTGGTTCATTTACCGGTATTGCCAGGTATGCAGTACCTTGGTTACGATTCACACGTACGATTGTAACTTCTGACACCGCTCTCATCAATTCATACAATGAATGGTATTCAAAGTATCCTCCAGCATCTAATACTCGTTTCACAAAATCACAGATCTTTGTAACTCGTTTGATAACTACTGTTGGCATGTACTTTGTAAGTGGTGGATTTGTGCCAGTACGAATCTGATAACTGCACGGTTCCTTTTCTGTGTAAGGATGTCCTACATATCCATTACGCATCGTTTTGGAAAATGCAGATTGCGTATTTTTATATTCAGCTAAATCCACCATGGTTTTGCAGATCTCTTCTGGTTCAATTGATTCTGGTACGGGATCCAGATCACTATGGAACGCTATGACTTCGATTCCATGCAATACATCTGAGATCATCAGATCTCGATAATCTTTACATACCTTACGAGCTCTGGTTAAGATTGCTTCTGTATCCTCTTTATCCACACTATACAAATGAATGTATCGAAAGATATCATGTACATTAGCCATGTATGTTGCAATTGATGCTAATGATTTTGTTATTTTACCACGTGTTAGTATATCAATAGCACTCACTACATGTGGATACTCGACCACAATAGCTAAGAATAACCATACGATATTGAAATAGGAAGTATCCTTTTCCAGTTCAGCGATTCTATGATCTGGATTAATAGCTGCCATGTCATGTATGAATCTCTTTCGTATCGTACTATCTGGTACAGAGATCTTTAAAAGATTAAACATATCATCCTCTGTGAGATAGTGATATCGTGTTTTTGCATATGCATACAGATCCATGATAGTATGCTCGCCTGCGATCATTTGGAGTATAATGCCTTCATACATTGGGATGTATACTGGTTTCACATCAGATAATCTAGTGATACAATCCAAAATGTCATTCATACTAGAGTATGAGTTAATGGATTTTCCCGTATTACTTATGAGAAAATCATCACATGCATCGTAGACTTTCTCTAAATAGTTTAAACTTTCTTTTGGAAGTTTTACATCTTTCATATGAATACTTTTTAAATTTCTTAAATAATTCATGTACGTTTCCTCCTTTGTTTTTCTTTATGAGTAATTAGTGTATACATGTAAATGATGTATAAGTTTTCTATATGAAAATATGTATTTAGAAATATTACATGAAGAACATCTACATATTTAGTAGATATTATAGAGATGCTTTTATGAAGTAATTTGACACGCATGAAATGCGTTCAAATTATAAATTATTAGCGCTCTAACAACCCCGTAAGGGGTTGGAGAGCTTAACGGATGCGAAGGCAGACGTTGTATTTATTATCTACTTAATACGAACTTGCGGCCGCAGAACGCGGTAGCAAAGTAACCCTATACAAAATACCTAAAAAAATATAAAATGATTCCTACGGACGCTGTTTCGTAGGGATTTAAATTTTTATTTCAAAGTTACAAAATGTTATATAATAGAATGGGAACCTCAGGTTCCCATTCTATTATATAAATTATTTAGATGTATAAACCGAAATAAAATTCTATTTCGGCTATACTTCTACGATCTCTTTGTAGTCTCCATGATCAATGGTTCTTGTCTCTACATATTTGATGTGAATTGGTTTTCCTCTATGGATACACCAGTTCATAAACTCTAATGTCGTTCTTCCAGATCTTGGATCTTTATATTCTCGTAATTCAAAGTCTGATACATGATCGGTCATATTTTTCAGAATATAACATACGATGCAATCAAGAGATGTACTGATATATACACCCTGAATTTTACGAAATGAAGATTCAATATAGATTCCATACCCATCCATTATGACAACGGTGAAGGTATGTGTAGAACTCATCTTATCATGTAATTCGATATAAAAGTTTTGATTGATGATTCCTCTAAATCGTAAATACATATGCTGATATCGGGCATAATCCCAACAAACACCACCTTTGTATTTCTCGAATTCAGAAGGAGTCATGGTTCGATATGCGTTTGCAAATTCCGGACCGTCTAGCTCTACAAGTTGTCCATTTACTGGAACGCCGTAACCATATGAGTTTAATCGCTTATTTAACTCCATACATATTTCAAGCGTACGCTGATCCTCTTCGCTGACAACGACAGATTCTTCCATCGTGTCAGCTACTGAAAATTTTCAGAATTCTCTTCAGCTTTATCCGCAACTTCATCGGTAAACTTCTTTAAGTAATCCCAATCGTTCCAGTAGTAATTTAATAATCCATCCAAGTATGCTCCGGACACATTGCTGTGCAACTTATCGGAACTCCCTTTGCCCTGGTCGCGTCCCACTTTGTTGTCAAAACTTTGCCTGGCATCCGTTCCTTTCATAACCAATGGATAGTTTCTAATTTCTTCTGGTTCCATGGCTGCATAAATCGGAGTTCCATCCAGTACAAAGATCTGATCCTTATGTGCTTTCGCATATCCAATTGCATGTAAGATGAAATCATGATTACCTTGAAGCTTCTCATTTAACGATAAGGTTTTTGCATTCTTACGATACCACTGACCATTTGGAGTATTTAAGATATAACTTGCAAATGGTTCGCCTGCTCTACGAACTTCAACGTCAGTCATATTTCCACATTGATCAAAGACGTCAAGCTCTAAATGAACGGCTCCGTACTTCTTTGCGATCTCACGACCAATGGTTCCTTTCCCGCTTCCAGGTAATCCAATCACCAATATAAAATTGAATAATCCACTCTCAAAATTCTGCAAATTAATAATAGTGTCACCGGTAGCTGAGGTCTCCACTGTTTCTGTTAAAAGTTTCGGATTTACAATTGTAGACTCCTTTGTTGGTGCGGCCGCAGAAGATTTTTTAATTGGATCACTGATTTTTACCTCTGAGGCGCTGGTTCTTGTGGACATGAAATATTGGTTTCCGGTGTCTTTATAAACCTTAAATCCATTCTTTAAATACATATGGATGGCTTCAGAGTTATTCTTATCTACAGACAGGTCCGTGGCTCCTAAAGACATCGCTTTTTTTAAGAGTCTGGTTCCAAGACCTTTTTGCTGATATCCATTATTGACTTCCAAAGCTTGGATCCAGGTGAATCCATCACTTGGGTGTTTTTCGATGTTGACTGCTCCAACTAAAATATTGCGGTGAATAAATAAAATACCTTTCGTATTGGAGCTACAACGAAAATGAGATAAGTATCCTCCGTACTGGGATTTTTTCCAGGTCTTTAAGGTACTTTCGTTAATTGGAACTTCATTTACCTGAAGCCCTTTGTCTTTATGATTCATGATGCCTCCTCCTTCGAGAATGGCGCGATCTTCTAACGTTTGAATAATCTCAGACAGCATGTTCTTTAACCCCTTTCTATCTTTGATTTAAGGGATTGTGCCAGAGAAAAAGAAAGCACCATTACACGCTTTCTATAAATGCTCTTTCCATTGCTGGTTTAATTCGTGATTTTCCTGCAAGATCTTTGGATCAACAGGATCACAGTCCATATCACGACGTTCTTCGAGAATCGCTATGGCTTTCTTTAAAATCTTAGTTTCATTTTTATCCGTTCCTTCATCTAGTGCAAGAAATGATAAAACTCCGATACTGTTATTATAGCATTCACGTTCCTTAGAAACCAACTCCCAAAGATCATCTGCATATCCACGTATCGTTAATTGGTTATGGATGAATATAAGTTCCGTTAATTCATACGCATCTGGAGATTCTTTCTTAAATTTCTTTTTGGTTCCTATAAGAATCTCAAATTCGTTTCTTGTTTTATACTGATTCATATAATCACATAGATCATCATAATTAGTAGACCAAGCGGCAACTGATTTATACAAACTTTGTTTACGATAACGATTCATCCTTGCATGACGTGGTATCAGGCAATATATGGTATCACATTTTTTGGTTTTCATTGATTTTCTCCTTCTTCGATTTTTGTAGTTCTTCTTTTCTGTACAGCTTACCATCATTATCAACAATTTTCATATTTTGAATCTTTTTGTTGCTTTTTGATGTTTTTAGTGATTTGAATAATATTGGTTTTACCATATGATCATTTTCTGGAAATTCTATGTCTGCATATATGGTATATCTACATGCAACTTTCGGACTCGTACTCCAAGCAATACAGATATCAGATGGATCGGTACTTTTGTTTGTTAGTGGATTTACAGCCATAACTCCATAAATGATATCATTATCATATATCTTCATAGTGTATGTAAGGGCTATCTGTATGGATAGCCCTTCTCCTTTCTTAGATTGCCATTGCAAATTGATAGATTCGTTCCATCTTCGCTAAGAACTTCATTGGAACTAACTCTCTAATGGTCTTACACTGGAAGAATAAGGTGATCAAACTCGCAACCAATCTCGCAATCGTTTTTATGATTGGTCCTGCATTCTTGAATAATTCTTCAATGGTTCCAAGAAGATCAATTTTCTTCATATGCTTGTATGCATCCAGTCTTACTTTCTCCATCTCTGCTGTTGGAGAATATTTGGATAAGATTCCATTATAAGATTTCTTAGCTTTCTTTTTGACTTTCTTATCTTTTTTCTTGATCTTCTTTTTTAACTTCATAATCTCTTCTATGGCTTCGTCATGTTTTTCTGTAATGACATCATCCATAGTTAAGTATTTCTCTCCTTTCTTTTCGTGTTTTTTGTTTTTGTGTTTCTTTTTAGACATGATAATAATTCCTCCTTTGTTTTCTGGTCTTCTATGAGATAATATATCTTTCATTTGAAGATCTGTATGGAGAAAATTTTTAAATTACTCTACATATTTAGTAGATATTATAGAGATTTTTATGGAGTGCTTTTAATCAATTTAATACGCATGAAATGCGTTCAAATTATAAATTATTAGCGCTCTAACAACCCCGTAAGGGGTTGGAGAGCTTAACGGATGCGAAGGCAGACGTTGTATTTACTAATACTTAATACGAACTACTGGCCGCAGGAAGCGTTAGCAAAATAACCCTTTAAAATATACTTACCCTACTAGAAAAATAGCAGATCGCTTACATTCAACTAATCGAACTGATCAAGAAGTCCGGGTGGCGAGAGCGAGCTAGTTTTATCATAAGATGGGATCACGCTACATCCCTTTTCGAAGAAAAGAATATGACGAAACGAAAGTTACGCGAGGACCGCCGATAAGCCCAACTTGATCATTCGAGGACGAATGATAAACTCCAGATACCAATTCGGCTGCTTACTGTGTGCAGTAACGGGTATGACATGGAGAATCCCCTAGGAGTCTGACAAGAGTCTCCTAGGGGATTAATATTGCTTATTTCTTATAATCAACATGTCCAATGGTTCCACGAACCATTTCTTCGAAGCTATCAATCGCTTTTACCATATCATGTAACTCATATTCATATAAGAGTTCATGTTCTTCATCTTCTGGTTCACTTAACCAGTTGCCTAATGTGCTTGTGACAATTCCAAAGTCTGCAACGCTACCCATCAGAGTGTAGCTAATCATCGTCTCATACGGAATGAAATCCATCATACGCAATGGATTATTCTGATGATAGGATTCGATCAAATCCCAAGCTTTTTTTGTTGCCTGATTTTTACGAATCGCAAATCCTTCAGATCCTTCAATCGGAACTGGATCTGCTCGACCAATCACAACCAATAAGTCTTCGTAGTCATTGATCATATGTGATGGTAAATGTCTCATTAACCATAAGAACGTTGCTAATGAAGATTTAACCGTAATGGTCATACTGATTTCAGAACATAAGGTCATTCTGGTAATTGGTACCAGTTCATCTAAAGACATGTCTGCTTGAATATTTGCCCAGTATTTTAATCGTCCAATATTTTCACCAACCTTCTCCGGATCTGTAGCTCCTAAAGAGATACAACCTTCTGGAAATTTAATTTCCTGTAAGACTGGTTTGTTATAAGATAAGCCGTTGTAAGACTGGAAATGGATGAACGCATTACTTGCAACGTCCTGACCTTTGATCATGTCTCTCCAGTATTTATAGAAGTTGGTTACCAACCCCTGGGCTAAGTAGTCTTCTAACGAAAGTTTCGGTTTCACCTCCGAAATTTCCTTGAAAAGATCAGTCCACAGAGGGAATTTTATCTCAGGAAGTGCGCCATCGTCACTTGGACGTGAAACAATTTCCTTTAACCAACCTTCAAAAAAGTCCGTCATATTTGTACAATGCATCATACTTAAAATCTGAACTCCTTTGAAACGGACAATGGCTTTGCAACGATCCATTGCTGGTACACAAACCATATCCGCAATATAATCATTTGCGTTTTCATTTGCGATAATTTGTGTGTGAAAACCAAGGATTTTTGTAATCACATCCTTTTCTGCTTGTGGCATCTCTTCTGGTAAGGATTCTACAGATGAGAGCATTCTTTCTCCACGATAAACGGCATGTCCATCAGAGAATCCCTGAAGGATTAAAAATTCGATTGGTGAAATATCTGAAATTTCATAGTCAATTTCGCAGTAGTTTAACGCTCTGGAGCGGTTTGTAGATCCATAAACTCTTCGTTTTGTCCAATCTTTGTATGACTGCTGGAGATATTCATATACCTCCTGTAATCCACTATAAGATACATGATCAATAATCATAACTTTTCCCTCCTTGTAGTATCTAAGTATTTACATGTCATAGTACCTGTGACGTACAGTAAATTCGGGCATCCAGTACAGCGTTGCACGTCTTCTTCACTTTCCATAAACAGGTCGTAAATACTATGTTCCGTGTAGTGATTCGCACAGTTTTTCAGTACCGGATCTTGAAATTCTTTATTTGCCATCTGTGGCACCTCCTTATTTATCGTTAAGAGAACGTCAGATCGTCAGTGTTTTACTAGACATTCTTCTAATGAACTTACGAAAGGAGACTTAACCATGAAGAAATTTTTGAAGTCTATCGTGAAAGCATTCTCAGAAGTAGACTGGGCAAACGTTCCGAAAGCGGTTTATGTGCGTTACATTTTAGCGTTCATCGCAATCATCAATAGCATCCTGGTTGGATGTGGCTTACATCCATTAGATGTTGCAGAAAACGATGTCTATATGGTAGTGAGTGTCATCTTCTCCGTTCTGGTTATCATCGTAAATACTTACAAAGATAACCCGACGTCTAAAGAAGGTATTATGTCTGCGTCTATTCGTAATATGCTCAAAGAAATGGACGACTTAAAAGAATCCGGCGTATTAGATGAGCTGGAAGAGTGGATCGCCTCTAAGAAACGAGACGAACCGAAAGAGAAGTCTGATTCCGAAGCGGATGTGAATATAAATGATAAAACAAAGCCCGAAGATGCTAAATCTTCCGACGCTGAGGATAAATGAGTTCTATGATTGAAGTATGGAGAGCAATCTCCATACTTCATTTTCAGTCATATATTATTTCATAGACATTGAGACATTCAAAGAAGTGAGGTGACTTTATGATACCAAGCGAATTACGAGATCCGGCAGATGTATTAAAAGAAATTTTAGAAATGATCAATGCCGTAGATGAAGATTTGATGCGGGAATCTTATACCAATGATCAAATCAAGAAAGCTCGTAAGCGAGCGAAAAAAGAATTGAAACTTCTAAAAGAAGGAAAAATCCACAAATCAAAATACTTAACTGAGGAGGCTAAAGACCTTTATGACGAATGACAAAACGTATACGTATTGGTTGATCTATCTAACGGATCCAGCGTTACATGACAAGTTCTTTACAGGTAAGACGTCTACAGATCTCTATGCATATACAGACAAGAAAGAGCATTACAAGATATGGAAGTCTCAAAGAAATAGTAAGGTCTTTGAAGTCAAACGAAAAGACTTATCTCAAGACGAGATACGATACTTAGCTTCCAAGTTTCAACGACAACGGATTGAAATCGTGGAAGGTGAAACCCGAGGACATGATGCGTTTCGATTATTTAAAGTAGCAATGACCACACATGAACGAATCTATATCACAAGTAACATGGCGTTTTATTTAAATACGTTAATTCAACGAGAACATGAACAACTGGGATTTCTTGTAAAGGTCATTCGACCATCGTATCGATTTGTATTGGATAAATTCTGTTTATCTGATCTATTTGACACAGAGAAAGAAGAACCGGATTACGATAAGTTGAATGAGTATGACATATTCAAAGAATTTATTCACACATATAGTGAGCTATTAAAATAAGGGAGGTGAGAAAATGACCATCTATTTTATTTATGCATTTATGAGTCAGCATGATTTAGTACGGGTGAATCGATATGGGCAATATGACATTTTTAAACATAGCAAAGAACTGGATGGACTAAACTGTGTGCTCTGGGGATTCACAGACAGTAAGAAAATCAAAAACCAGTTCTTAGAAGAACGACCTGTAGCACGACGGTATATTGTAGAAAAGAAAGACATGAGTGAATCTGAGTACAGCAATTATATGATGGATCATTTTCGATTTGAATTATTACCAGCGTACTTAGACAAACGCATTAATATTGGATCAAAATCTGGTTACCAAAATACCACGGTTATGAAAACAAGGGTTTCGGATGCAGAGAATGATTTCTATATTAAACGTATCATTACCAAATATGAGTTCGATTATATCGTTAATAATATGGGCGAAATCTGTACAACTATGGAGGAAGACTTGTATGCAAAGATAACACTTCCAGTTGATATTTCAGTTTATGTTTCTCCGGTCGCGAAACTGATGGAACTTATGAACTTCGAATTTGAAATGACCGTCTATCAGTTGCCGTTTAAGACAGTCCATGTGAGAGAGCAGGTAAAGCGTATCACAAACGTACGAGACACATTCTCGATAGCAAATCTCTTTTATTACGTATTTGCTGAGATGATTTACCGGGAGGTTATCGAATGAAAACCGTATATTTATTCTATATTAGCGAAGAAGGCTATGATACAATTAAAGACTGGTGTTCACCAGATATTATTGATCCCAATCCAGCAGTTCCAAGGGATTGGGAATTATATGCCCTAACAGCGGTACCAAAGTATGCAAAGGTCTTTCGGAAGACCAGGAATCCAGAATATTTCCGAGAGCGTCACATTCGAATTGACGATGAGAAGTATCAGGAATTTAGAGCAACCTATTCAGAATACCTATTAGGAAAACATCCGATTCGCTGTAACATTGGACGGAAAGCATCCATTGTTGTGGTAATTCCAGAGTTTGAATACCGGCACGTCAAAGAAGATTATTATTTATTACTCGGATCTTCTCTTATCACAGATGCAGACTATGCAAAATGTCGACCGATCTTTGAGATGTTGATGACGGATATTACCGTATTAAATCCAATCTTTAAGTTTGCGTTGGATACTGTTGGTTATACTGGTATATTATTTGATAGTGATGTACCATTAGAAACTGAGATGGATAGTGTTGCTGATCAATTCAATGAGTTACATGGGTATTATGAATTATACAATTGCACATATACAAAGAAAGGAATCATGAAATTATGCGAATATGGAAGTATTATTTAGATCGAGCCGCTCTTAAGGTTAATGAAGGTGTAGCGTTTACCACATCACGGGAACGCTACGCTTTATATGCCATCACGAATGATAAGAAGAAAGCCAAAGAATTCAAGGCAAGTAGAAATGAGAAAGCCTTCATTGAACAAACTGCGAAGGTCGACAAAGATGAATGGAAAGGTATCTGTCAGAAATATCGTGGATGTGTTTTACTTTATACAGATTTACTTACAAAACAAGACCGCGATAAGATTGAAAACCCAAGAATCCTGGATGATTATACGAAAACCGTTCGAATCTTAATGACTATGGATGAGAAGCTTCGTACTGAAACTTATGGAAATGGTGGTGAGGATCTCTGTATGTTGCCAGTCATTAAAAAAGGTACGTTCGAAAACATGCCGTGTCCAAACATGTTTACAAAATTCTTTGATGGAATTATGCGTGAGATGATCTACCAACAGCAATACAAATTTGCGTTTGGTTACGGAAGTAATAATCCAGCATATATCCCAAATCGTCATGAAGATGACTATGCACCCTTTGATTTAAAGTTTGGTGGCGCCGAAGATTTCTACTTTGATGAACTTACTATGTTTATCTGGGAGTATGGAGATCTCTTTAAGTAACCTAGGATTCCCGCAATGCGACAATCTACATAACTGAAAGTGAGGTGAAGCATTGTGGGAAAATCAGAATTTGTTAAGAAAGTTCATATGGCAAAACCAGAGGGCTTTGAATATGTAACACAATACGAAACCACGAAGCAACGTAGAAGATTGATTAACGAAGTCAAAAAGTTGATTCGATCTTCTATGGAGTATCGTGATTACGTGCAATACTTAAAAGAGTACGTGGATATGGATTCCTGTGCTTTTTTTAGAAAAGTGACATCGAACCCACAGGAGAATAACGAAAACAAGAAAGTGAAGATTGAAATTCATCATGAGCCATTTACATTGGAAGACTACGTTTCTGTTGTATTAGATAAGTACATTGCGGAAGGAATTCCAGTGGATGCGTTTGATATCGCTGAAGAAGTAATGGAACTTCACTATACAAACGAGATCGGTCTGATTCCACTTTCAAAGACCATTCATCAGACCGTTCATAATACGGGAAAGATTCCGATCCCAATTTATATGTGTTATGGCAATTACGTGCAGTTTATCAAAGATTATCGTCCGTATATTGATGATGACCTGATGGATAAATTGGAACGAAAACGCCAGCAAACAAAAGAACTAACACCAGAGAGCTTCGATGCCCTCATGAAGGAGTATGTCTATTTGGACATCGATGGACGTTCCGACGTTACTCCGATACCTGAAGAGGAAGTTGAAGCCGCTTAATTTTTTTATATTGAAAGGAGAACCACATGGCTATTTTAACCAAAGCAGCGATTTTACAGGCAATCTTATACCAGAGAATCCGGATGACTCCATTTAACAAGGATATCTCCGATTCTCAGATTGGACCAAACTCTATCGACCTGACATTAGGAAATACGATTTCTTTTTATCCATTCGTGAAATTGGAAGATGAAGGAGAATTCTCCGGCGGTGGAGATACCATCACAATTGGTCAGACATCTGTAGATACTAGACCAGAAGACTATGGACATTTCGCAATGAAAATGCCGATGGATCCAGATGTGCAGTACTTACGTGAAATGCCGTTAATGGATCTTGGACGTTATCAGGATACTTACCAGACAGAGATTCCGGAAAATGGATTTGTATTATGGCCTGGAAACGTATATCTTGTAAAAGTCAACGAGATCTTATGGGCAAAAGATCTGGTAATTAAAGTATCTGGCCTTAGCAGCTTAGCAAGAGCTGGTCTTTCTGTAAACCAGTCTGCCGATATGGTGAACGTTGGAGATGAAGTTCAGCTTGTCTTAGAACTGTCTGCTACTTATCCAACCGTAATCTATCCAAATATGAGAATTGCCGCCGCATATTTTGAAACAACAGAAGGTGAACTCTTACCAGAAAATGAATATCATGGACGCTATGAGCAGAAAAAGCAGCCGAATCCAGGTATTATCGCAGGATACGTACCGGATCGTTGGTTAGTTGAAAAAGTTGCTGCTATGCGTGCACAGGCAGCCGAAGAAGCAGCTGCTGAAGAAGCTGCATATAGAGCTGCTCATCCAGAGGAATTTGTAGATGAAGCACCTCCAACAGATGGATTCGTAGATGGAACCATCGGAATGCAGCCGGTATCTGAGGAAGTATCAGTAGAAGAACCGACTCCGTTACAGCCAGGAGAGAGCATGGATATGAGTGATCTGATGCCAGGATTTTCCGCTGAGGTTGTTTCCACTGAAACAACTGGAGAAGTAGCTCCACAGGAGTTTGACGCAGAGATTACATCTACAGAAACTCCAGAAGCATAAATAAAACTACCTAGGGAATTTGTATGTTCCCTAGGTAGTTTAATTCTTTCGCGTGCAAGAAACCTCATTAATACGGTGTTTAGGTATTGAAATCGTATACTTTCGGAAACGATTTTATTAAACCAAGCTATTCTATCAAAGTTATACATTATTTTTGAGTATAGCAGGTACATCTATAACTATGAAAGGAGATGAGAACGATGCCATCAATTGGATTCGGCGATGAGGAAAAAAAGGAGCTCACCGAAGAGCAGATTGAGCAGCGATCCGAAGAGATCAAAAAAGCACAATCTGCGAAACCCGAAAGAGACCATATTAAGTTCTCACAAAAACGATTGGACAAATTACGGAGTATTTATTCCGAAGTTGTAGTCCATGATTATGGAGACAGCTACCATAAGTCCAAAGAAGAACTGAAAGATGAAAATCAGTTCTACGAACTCTTCCAGGAGATCAACGGTAAGAAACGAAATTACAGACGATTGCCAGAGTATATTATCGCATATCGTCATTGTTTAAATTTCTTACATGCCGTAGCTGCAAAGCAGGACGTCTACTCGGAAGAGGAATTTGTGGATTTGTACTTTAGAGGTAAGATCCACGTAACCGGAATGTATATTCCAGCATATAAGGGAAAAGACAGAAAACGTATCTCACAAGAGGCACTGATGGAGTACATCTTAAGTGATGGAGATCCGAACGAGTTTATCGAAAAGGATCCACTACCAGAGATTACATCCAAAGAAGAGCTGGATGAAATGAGAGCAAGAGTCTTTTCACCTGAGCAGTATAAACGTATGATTGAATCTGCGTTTATTGATGACTATCAGGATGTCGAGGATACTATGATCGATCCAGATAGTCCAAAGACCTATGAAGATAAACCAGTTGCAATGGATCTGACCAAGGAAGAACAGAAGAAGATCTTTAGTAAGAATCCGGGTCTTTCTATGATCGTCAAAGAAGTTGCAGATCGGGCAGAACGTTCACAGGTTCGTGGATATTCTTCCGAGTATGTATTTGATTTTGAATCAGATGATCTGGCAACCTTTGATAAGTACAACCGTGTTTATGGTGTCAAAGATATGGATGAAGTTCCAGAATTTCATGGCAGTGTCCAGAGCAAGAAAGACTTCAAGAATTACTTACGTGACATTGAGGAATGGGAATTTCGAAATATCCGCGTGAAAGTAGATGGACGTTATCGTACCTTAGAAGAACAGAACGATGCAGATGCAAAAGCAGCATTAGATCAGGCAGGATATAACATCCGTATGTTCTGGAATAATCAGGAACGAGATCGAGAGGTCAAGAAGTACTTAAAGACAGCCAAGCAGAAAGAAAAGGAACTTCGTAAGAGATTATCTACAATGGAATCCCTTAGTAAGACGACAGATCCAGATGGTAGAGAACGTAATCTTTCCGATTCTGAACGTTATGAACGTTGGAAGCAGTTTGAGAAAGACCAGAAAAAGAAAGAGAAGCGAAAATCAAAACCATCCAAGAAAGATAAAAAAGCAACAAAAGTTTTGAAAGATGGCGTGAAGAAAAAGAAACGAAACGTTGATAATTTTCTCTTAGGCGTATCTGGAAATGGAAATAAATCCATGAAAGAATACAAGAAAGAGAACCTAGATTTTACATCTAAAGGATTCAAACACTTCCAGATTCGGGAGGATAAATAATGGAAAACCAGCAGGAAAAGAAAAGCGTACATCGAAAGTATTCTTTAATTAAAGATACTTTCCCGATGGATGCATTGATTGAATTAACAGAGATTACCATGCTTGGTGAAGACAACAACACCAAGTGCGTTTATGTAAGAGAAACCTTGCATAAATATCATATTGAGTTCGAGGGCTTAGGTTCTGGAACGAATCGTTATGGAATCAATATGCAGTCTCCGATGGGTATGGTGGCTGTAAAGATCGCGCTTGATAAAGATGGCATGATTGACAATCGTAGAGAATTTCTCTATGGCCGGTATTTATATGAGCGTTATGATCGGTGTGTTTGTAAAACCTATGAAGCATTACCAAACGGATTGATCGGTGTGTTCGAATATGTACAGCCGTTTACGTTAGCGGATCTGCATCGATTTGAAGATAAGATCCGTGATATATTACATGAGATTTCCAATGTGTTTATGATTGGAGATGTCGGTGTAAATGAAGACAATTACAAAAACTGGGGCATCAGAATGGTAGATGGAAAAGAAGAAATCTGCATGTTAGACTTTGCATACATTTATTCTTTGAGTTATAAATTATTTACATGCAACTGCGATAACATAACTCTTGTGCAGTATGACAAAGACTATGTAAATCTGATTTGTCCAAGATGCCATAAAAAGTATCGATTCGCGGATATTCGTCGTAAGGTAACGACACAGGCACAGGAAGAAGAGATTGGTGATATCCGTCGTCTTGGTTATGTACTGCATAGTGCATCTGAGATGGTGGAAGATAATCCTGAGTTTATGCCGTCATTCGAAAAGAAGAAACCGAAGAAAAAGAAACTTACCGTACATGATAAAATTAAGCAGTACGATAAGGTTCAGAAGAAAGATCCGTATGGTGAAATCTGGGATCAGTTGCAAAAATCAAAATCAAAGGAGAACTAATTATGGGTAAGAAAAACAAAAAAAAGAAACAGGAATTTGTAGATCCGTATACCTTAGCATATATGAAATCACAGGGTGATATCGAGAGTGCCAGCTGTGATGTCAGTGACAACGTAGAAATTGACGACGACGGAACTCCGTTTGTTGTTGATGATCGTGATGATTATATTTATGAGGATGCACCACAGACACAGTCTGTGGTGACTCCATCTTATATGGATTTCTTGATGCAGGGTGCTAAGAACGGCAAAAAGAAATCCAAGAAAGAGAAACGTCAGGAAGATTACGAGGATCGTGATTTAAGTGAAGAACGTCCGAAAGAACGTTCCGTCGAAGAGATCATGAATGCAAGATCTGTGGAAGTTTCTAAAGTAGACATTCCAGCTGATCTGGAAGAATTATTCCCAGGTGCATTTGATACTGCCGGAGAGGAAGCTCAGGTCGATATTGATCGTGATGAAAACGATGGATGGTTTGGACCAGCTGAAGCGTATGAGGATGACGATGAAGATGTAGATCCGGAAGAGGAAGCCGAAGAAGCGGCAGAAGAAGAACCAGACTATCAGGTTTCCCATATCGAACATGCATATCCGATTCCAGAGGAACCGGTGATTGAACCAAGTCCAGTAGAATCACCAAAGATCGAAAAACCAAGTTGGGTAGAACTCTCAAGATTTTGTGCAATGCATTTTGAGCCGATCGAGAAACTTGGAAGATTGATCATTGATGATCGTATTGCACCAACTTGTGTGATTGACAGTGTGATCAATATGAAGTATTTCGATATTGATCTGGATGCAGTTCGTGAAATGTTGTATAGTACAGATACCGAAGGAAACGTAACGTTAGATCTTACGTATCTACAGAAAGTGCAGGATGCTGTTTGGATGTATATCTTATCTTCTAAACATCCGGCTGCGATCTTTACACTCAAAAACTTCATGGAAGCATTTGAGAATATCGATCATATCGACAATAAGAACTTTAAGTTTGTTTATGATTCTCGTAATCGAGAAAGCATAGGAGATATGATCTATGCATATCATATTCCAGCTGCAGAGCAGAGACATTTTGACAACTATGTGAAAGCAGTATCCAAAGGATTCTTAGATGATGATGAGTTCTTCCCAGACAGAAACATGGCAGAACGAAAAGCAATTGCGAAATTCTTAGTGATCGTCTGGATTGCAGAGCATTTACAGGAACAGCGTGAAGTATTCCCATCTCACGATGCAGATTATGTAACCACTTTCCGTACCGCAGGGATCAATCCGGATGATGATATGAGCTTCCCGGCATTTAATAAACTCATCGATTTCGTAACACTGATTCATGATCATCGTGCAACTGAACATGGCACACCAAAGACATATAAAGATCTGGATAACATCTTTGGAATCTATGATTTCGATATGTTAAGAGATGTATGCTTTGATGTCTTTGATAAGTTAACCCCAGATGAAGACGATGACGATGAGGATATTGACGAATCTGCACTGGAAGATGATACCGAAGAACCAGTACAGCCGTTCTTTCCAGACTTTTCAAAAGTAGCACCAACGACAGAATTAAAACCAGAAGAAATGGTTGGTACACATCCAGAACCATCTCAGGTAGAAACACCTGAGATCGTAGATGTGGACGATGATGTAGATATTGATTTTGATCCAATGGAGTTAACATCTCAGATCGATCAGTATGCAGAAGATGAAACAGATTATTCTAGTCTGATTGATCCGAATGCGAAAGAAGATACTGCAACTAGCTTAGCGGATGCTTTGTATCAGGATTATAAATCGGAAGTCGTAAAAAACGGCGGAAAGATTTTAACCAAAGAAGAGCTCGCAGATCAGGTTCGCGGCGGAATCGTTGGAGAAATGCATGTTCCATCTAGTGTAGCAAAAGCAGAACCGACACCAGAACCAAAAGAAGAACCGAAGAATGACATTGGTTCTTCTACTATGATGGAAGCACTTGCAAAAGCTGGTTGTAAGACAACAAAACAGGAAAAATCACCGGTAACATCCTTGGGATCTGTCCCGGTATTTAGAAAATAAGAGGAGGTGAGGGTCATGCTGTTCTATATGAATGGCAAGACCTTCCTTCAGACCTACTTAGACCGCGAAGAAGATTGGAGAATTTTGGATGCATATTATATTATCATGGCTGATTCTATCCGTGTCTCTGACAAGGAGAAGTATCCAACGATTATTTATGCTCCAAAATATCTCTTTCCGCGGCCTGAAGTATTATGGGCGTCTGAGTGGGAAGAGTACAAGTGCGCATATATGCATCAGCTGGATGATTGTAGAAGTTTTCTGGGTACATTGGTACATGGATCTTTGACAAAAGGATACAACGTTGTTTTCTTATACACCGAAAAAGACAAACACGAAAAGTATCCAAAAGTACTGGCTCAGTACATCATGAAAGAGTTCAAATATCCAGTCTATGATTACTTAAAGTACGTCAAAGGTAAATGTAAGATTTGCGAGTATGACCCAGACGAAGTCTTTTCCATCGTTGAGCCAATCAATCAACAGCTCAAGGAAGATGAGAAAAAAGATCCGGCGTACAAAATGGAGATGCGCGAGAAGATTAAGAAGTGGCCGAAGAAGAAGCTCAAGAAGAAACTTGAGAAATTCGGTTATTATGTGGAACAAGAAAGCAAGCAAGAGATGCTTGCTTTATATTTATCATTAACTGCCGATGAATTACCGGCATTAGATTAGGAGGAATGAATTATGAGAGCAGACTATTATGATTTTAGTATGAGACAACTGATGGGAGCTTATGCAAAGTTACTGTATGAGATGTCTCCTGGAAATAAACCATTTCGAGCAGATGATATTATGACTGAGGCGCGTGAAGCGTTTCAGTCCCATATGATAAAATCTTGTTTCTGTGATTTATTAGTCATTAAAAAAGACAAGAAGTGTTTGAGTGACTTTTTCCGTGAATTATTGGAAGACAAACCAGGATTTCATTTATTAAATTATACCAAGGTGCTGATGCGTACTAAATTCAGTGATGAAGAACTGGCAACTAAACCGTTGGAAGAAATTTATAACGTAATGAAAACGGTTCCAAATGAGGGATTCCGTTTCTACAGCGCGTATTCAAAACCAGAGACTACACAGGAAGAATGGGACAATGATTTCATCGATCTGGATGCATTTATTGGAAATTTTACATATGAGCTCGAGACGATGGCGGAAATTGACGATTGCTTCCTTTGCAGATATGATCACAAGAAATCCGTATTATGTACGAGATGCCGTATTAATAGTGAGTTTAAAAATTATCGCAAACCCTCCAACTCTTATTGCAAAGGATCTACCGTATGTTCCGTTGGTTGCCCAAGAGGATTAAAGATCTGCTGTACCGATTGTAAGAAAGATGATAAATACGGTAAATTATATGCAGATTGTCCATATGCATGTGACGATACCCCAGATACTTGCAAGGGATGGAGATTCAAAGATACCGTTGAAAATCCAGAGTTAATCGAAAAAGACAAGCAGGAAGAAGCCGAACTGATTGCTGCTATGAAAGGAGAAGACACTGATGGATCTGATGACATTTGCCCAAAAAGACTCGTGGACGAATGCTACGATTCCGTTCATGTTCAACCGTCAGATCATTGAATATGATATGAAACGAGCTGGTCTCTCTTTAATTAAGGAGTACCAGCTCCTTCCAAAAGAGACGATCAAAAAGATCGAAAGTTATCGATCCAAACACGAACAGGACGTCATTATTGGACGTATGGAACGTACGAATAAAGAACTCGTAAAATCAAAGAAAGAAGCATTCGCTGCAGCACGTGAGCAGTTCTATCGGTTAAATGACTTAGAGGAAACGGATATCTTAGATGTCCGAAAAGATGCCATCTTTGTGACCAGAAATTGTCCGCATAATAAATTCGGAGACTATATCGAGTTTCGGCCAAAGAATGTATATTCCTCGTTTCTAAGAGTTGGTAAACGAAAGATCGAGCTTTTCTATCGTGCACCAGATATCATCGATGTGAAAGGAATCAAAGATGAAATCGTTCCATTACACAAAGATGGGATGTTGACGTTCTTTACAATATTTATACGGAAAATGGAAACCGGAAACACCATTGATGCAATCCGTTATCTTCGAAGAATGATTGATCATTATAAGAATCTTGAACTCCCGCTTGATTATTACCGGGAGTTTGATCAAGGATCTTCCTATCGTTCAATAAGAAATGAGACCGCAGAGGAGTGGTGGGATGACCGTGTTTCCGAACTAGATATATCATATAACTATCAGATTCTTTGTAGGTTAGCAAAGATTCTGATCTAAGGAGGTAATTATAAATGAAATATGAATACGCATTACGCACATCGTTAGATAGTTGCTGGAGCTACGTATACCACAAGTATAAAGTTAATCCATCCATCATGACTATGGCTATTACGGTTACAGGTTTACAGTACAGCTTTTGTCCATTTGCTTTAAACAAGCGTACCGATGGTGCGTTAGCTGGCTTGATAGATACAAGCGACATCACTGACGGGTATACTGACTTATCTCTTGAGGGCGCTTTGCCTGAAGATTGTGCCGATGCAAATATTGCATTAGCACTTTTACCGTATGACTTTCCAATTATCAATAAGGTATATAAACCATCGGTATACGTATCAACAATTCGCAATTTTGAACAGCGTACGAAAGATACGATTGCTATGATTGAAGTGGGAAGATTAGCATGCCACAAATTCTTTAATGGATTACGCATGCTCCCAGTGTATCATAAGTGTACTGTAACTGCGTTAATGCATCAGCTGTATGAGCAGTTAGATGATGATCCAAACTTTGATACCAGTTATCAGGCAGAAGAGTTTCGTCGTATGGCTGGACCGTCTGACAAAGAATATCTGTATTTATTAACGAAATTAAATGATTTACTGGTTAAAGAATTATATGAGCCGCTTCACCTGACGGATCCGGATGCGATCTATTATTTGTATAGAGATACCAACAGATTTTGCGAAGAATATAGAATGGATGGTGCCAAACGTGAAGTGGTTAGTCTTTACAGGGACTGCTTCTTACCATTCTATCGCAAAATCTACGCGCATGTCATGCACTATGGAAACCAGAGATTTCTTCGCATCGATGATAGTAGAGAAGAGGTTCTCAATGCCTTACGAGAGATGAAAAATGGATCCGACTATGGAATCACAGTAAGTATGACATCTCTTCCAAAAGGTTCTAGTAATTTAAATGACGCGGAGTTTGAGGGATCTGATGCTATTGAATACAATCAGGGCCCATGCTCAGTCGGAATGAGCAGTATTTATTTTATGAAATTGGGAGGCAACGATGAGTCGATTTGAAAATCAAGTCTCACTTTGGTGGGACTATATTGATCATATTGCATTGTATTATTTACGCTCTCCATTGCCATTTTCCGATCCGACATTTGCTATTGATCGTGAAAACCAAGTCACATCGACATCTCACTTGATTAATTGGTATTCACCAGTCGATCGTATTGAAAATGCAAATATAAATGCTTTGAGGACATTTATGATTCCGAAATGTGATCGTGTGGTTCTGGATGATCTGATTCGATCTGGAGAAACGTTTGATCACCAAGATCCTTCCGGTCAATATGTTATATATGGTCATATAGAAGAATTAACGAATTTTGAGAAAAACATCTTTAAACCAATTGATGTTGCAGTATATCAATATTTGCAGAAAGTTTATGATACCTTTGAAGAATTGAAACCAGCGAATGCATGGGTGAGAATCGCACAATCGGAAGGACCAGACTCCAAAGCATCCAGGATTGTGAATGTGCTAGACAATCATGATTCCCCGATTTCGATGTTTAGTGGACTATTTGGAAATTATGACTTGTATACCGATCGTTTGCTTACAATGAAAAGTGAACTACTTAGTATCTATGATGCACTTGGTGTAAATAGACAGAAAACCCGTGCAGAGTTATACTTTAATGGTGTAGACTATGTGATGAAAACACGTGAACGTGAATTGCAGGATGAGACAGATAAGAAACTTTTCAAGTATTATAATCGTATTTATACAATTTTATTGGATTTATTAACTACCTACATTCATATCTGTCGTCCATTTATTCACGATCGTATGTATCGTTTAATTCTTAGAAAGGATTTGGAATCTGTTGATATTGACAAGGTATCGATTGTATTTGATACGGACAGAGAATCTTGTTGCCGTTCATGGTGTACATCAAAACAGTTCTACGAAAGTGGAAAAATTGAAGAGATGTTAGATAAAGCAATACAGATAATGGAAGACACCGTAGAATCAAAAGATGGATGTACACTGAAATTTTACTTCCCATGGGAAGTTCGATTGATGCGTTTTAACGATGGAGGAACAGAAAGTGAGTGCCATAACTGATCGATTTTATATTATTTTACAAGAATGCTTTACAGAACGTGATGCATATGATTTAGTCAATGAGAATAACCGACGTCCAAGAGAGAAACGCTTGGATTTTGTAGCTAGTAAAATGGAACGTATTACACCGGAAGCCAGAAATATCTTAAAAGAAAATGACATTCCGGTTGTCTTTTATTAATGGAGGTATCCCTATGAAATTATTTAACGTACACTATTTTCCGAATATTACAAAACGAAATCGATATATGAGAGCACGATTTCGTAAAGCAAATCCGGAAGAAGGATTGAAGTTATCTGATGGATATATGACTGAAGAACGATTAGCGCTTACACCGGTATTAGTTTGCCCGTTTTGTATGGAACGAAACCCTGTTGAGTTTTACACCAAACAGAAAGAGAAGTTCTTAAAGGCCCAGGAATCTGGGAATACTTCAGAGTTTAAGCGTGACATCTTAAATATGAGACGCTTGGGTGAATCCGTAGATGAATACTATAATCGTGGATTACTGGAGAGCGAAAAAGAAACGTCAGCGCCACATTTCTGGCAGACAGGAGAGACGTGGTTTAAACGTGATTTTATATGTATGACCTGTGGGTCCGCTTATGAAACAAGACCATACCGAAAGGATCGGTATGTATCACTTCGATAAATAGAAGAAGAGGGCAGATGTCCTCTTCTTTTTTTGGGTGATAACAATGATCTAATAAACTTAAAGGAGGGCTACCAACATGGAACAGGTTATTGACGGTGTAAACATCCTCGTGGAAGATGAGAATGAACCGGTAAATACAATCGTCGATGAAACCCCAGTAGCAAACGGAGAACCAAAAAAACTGGTTGTAGACCCAAAAATGTACGTATACTTTGATTGTGAGTTTACAGGACTTACCAGAGATGCGCAGCTTCTTTCAATCGGTTTATGTGATGCGGAAGGACATTCCTTTTATGCGGAGTTCACAGACTATGATATGCAGATGATCAGCGAATGGGTATTCAAAAACGTTCTGCAGAAGATGTCTAATCCAACAACTGTACTGGAAGGTGATCATTGGCAGATTAAGGGTACATCCAAAGAAATTCGTCAGAATCTCTTAATCTGGTTGGATTATGTACATAAACATAGCCAGGCTGGTATTCAGTTTGTATCAGACTGCTGTCATTACGACATGGTCTTATTAATTGACCTTCTCTGGAAATCTGCTCTGGATATGCCAGAATGGATTGCTCCAGTTGCAGTGGATATCAATATGGATCTTTCCAATCTCTGTAAGAACAATGCAGATGAAACCAACAAAAACATCCCAGACGGAGCTGCTACTTATGCATTTAATCCGTATTTTGAAGCATTCAACTTAGATCGTGATGAATTCGCTTCTCACATCAAGAACGCTCCACAAGGATTAAAACACAACTCCATGTATGATGCGTACGTAATTCGTGCGATCCATCAGTTCACATGGCAGTACGATATCGAAGCAACTCCATTAGTCACAGAAGGTTAATTTTCTACTTTTGGAGTAACGTTATAGTAAGTGAATAACAGACTTATTTACTTTTATATATCTAACAATGTACAATCTTTGTACGTGTTTGATTATCCTTCATACTGGGATCAGATGGGTCCCTACGCGGTAATTTATAAAGTTACAGTTACTAACATTGTGAATTAGAACCAAGAGAGCGTATCTCTTGGTTCTAATTCCTTTATTCATCAGTCATAGCCTTTTGTCTACGACTTCCATTGTATTCACGAGCTTTGTCGATTAATTCTTGTGTCATTACACGCATAATGTATTGTGAAATATAGACATGCGTGACAAAGAGGTTGCTGTCTAATAAGTTTTCTTTGGATAATCCATTCATCACATTGGTGGCTCCTTCTTTGATATCGACATCTAATTTCTGTAATGGATACTCCTTGCTAATCGTTGTATAAGAAAAAAGAATTGCTGCGACTTCGTTTGCAATCATTGCGTCAATTAATTCAAATAGTCTGGTGGTTCCTTCCATTCGTATATGCACCGGATCCACACGTTTATTTGATGGGTTCTCTGGTCCAACGACCCATTCATATTTCTTGATCTCTAATGCAGATTCAGAGATCTCATGTGTTGTTTTTGCATCAAAGTATTTCCTAATTGATAATAAAGTCATAAGTACTGCAAGTATCACAATGGCAGTGATAATTGCGAATAATCGGTTCTGTAATAAGAATTTGTCTACCATTGATAAAACCTCCTTTGGTTAATTAAGAAGCTGTTACAACCGTAGAGTCCTACCAGATATTGATATATAATTTTCGTGAATCTGTGAAACCAAATAAAAATTTTACATAAGAAAAAAGGAGGACATCACCATGATGATGACAGAGAAAGAAATGAGAGCACAGAGAGCAGCTGCAGCACGGAGACGTGAAATGAAACGTAAACGTGTAATGAGAAACCGGATGATTTTAGCTGGTGTAATATTTGCATTAGCTTTAATTATCGCTGGCGTTACTATGGTTATTCATACAAACAAAGCTAACGCAGCAGCCGAAGAATACGAATATATCCCAACTCATAATGGGACATTCGTAGAATTCACCCACGTTGTAAAAGGTGGGGAAAGCGTTGGAACCATCGCTGCTAAATACATACAGCAGTATGGATCTGACGAAACAGTCGATGATGTAGTTGATAGAATCATCAACTACAGCGGCTTAGATCGCAAAGAGGCTACATATCATCTGCAGCCTGGTGATCAACTGATTGTACCACTGTGGATTGCTGAGGATAGAAATCCTCACCACAGTGATGCAAACTATAGTTGTACAGAAGAGTCTCAGAATTAACTGAGACTCTTCTTTTTTATTCTTTAACGTCGTTTTTAAACAGATTCTTGCTGAGTGTAAGTACGTCGTTATCATTTGTATCGTGAAGTAAGCATTTATCCAGATACCGATTGATCTTGTACTTATAATCATCACTGATCGCATCTCGATACTTATTAATAAACTTATTCATATCTCCCCATGCTTGATGATAGTTGATGAAGATATTATGAGCGTGTACCTCTTGATGAATGGTGGCACTAAGCATAACCACCTGAATCATATTATCATGGTGATCCTGTATAACTTGCTTTGCTACTCGGAATGTATTTGTCTTCCATCCTTTTTTTAGGAAATATTCGGTTACAATGGCACAAACATCAAACAAGGTTAGGATTGGCCCATGATGCATTTCGATATCTGCATCATCATCGTCAATATTACGAAGTACCATACAATGATCCAATTTACATTCCTTTTTTAGATAAGAGATGTATTTGGAGTATTTATCAGATCCACGAACTTCTCGTTCCACACCTTTAACGAAGTTTGTCCAGTTAGATAAACTTTCAAAATATTCTTTGCTTTTGTTGAATGGGATCTGGTAATATGATTGATCGGAGTCTACAACGGCAGACCCATCACGTTCTTGTTTGTAGATAATGTCAGGTAATGTGATTGGCATAACTGATTCCTCCTTTACGTTAGGATATTGTGCCAATTATAAATACGGAGTTGAGACCAGCTACCACGAAGGCAACTGGTCTCTCTTCTTTATGGAAACAAATGATTTTTATATGAGCAAGTATGGAAAAAATAATTCCTCGAAAGAACTATACTTATACAAACTTCGTACCTTTAAGGAAATATTCATATACTTCTGCAAGAAAGCAAGGGATCCAAAGCTCCCTAGTATGAAAATTGATGGAATCAAAAAAACCATACTCGCTTAATAAATCGTTATCACTGTTATAAGTTCTTAGTGACAGGAGTGAGACCAACACCGTGTGATGGTGTTGGTCTCTTATTATGTCTCAAAAATGCCATGCGACCCCAGATCTCGAAACTTTTCCAGATACATTCAAATCACTTGAAAGGAAATTCTTGTTTCAGAGGCTAGTAATCACGTTCAGCAAAGCGCCTCCGTACATCCACAATTCAATTATTTAAGGAGCTCCCGCTCAACAAATCGTAGTGTTTTGGTTCATATTGACCGAGATGAGTTATATCATGTATATGGTCGCATTACCTTACAGTTACAAATAAAATTTATTATCAAAATTTGGATTTCGAAATCTGGCACAATCAATTAAACGTACAAAAAAGGTGGTGAACAACTTATGACACGAAACATCGACCTTGATAATACGAACCCTTTGGAGGATTTATATGAAGACTTTGAACGAATTGTAAAACAAGCCATCATCAAATTTCAGGTAAAAGCCGAGATGTACGAGACCATGGAAACAAAAATGTGGGCAGATCAGTACATCGCTGCGAAGAATAAGACTGATACTTTCTATTCCTATACAGACTATGACGAAGATGATGTACGAGAAGCAGGACTGATGCATTCTCTGCATTTAATTGAACTGGTACGTGAGGGACGCTATACAGAGATTCCTCAGATGTATCATCAGCCGTTATTGGAAGTTCGTCGAAAGAATATCCTGGATACCTTCGAAGAGCAAAACGAATATTACCGATGTTTAAATGGTCTACCTCCTCTTGACCGTGAAGCAAAGTTTTGGTATTACGTTCCAACATCTATTGCGAAACGATACAAGATTGATATAGACATCCCGATCCATAAAATCCAAGATCATTATAACGCTATTGAACCAGGTCATGGCGATTACTTAATTCATGCATTAGAAGGTCTTGGTATCTTAGATAAAATCTACGAAGAGCACCCTTATGACGAATATGTACGATACATTGGATCTAAGCGAATCAGTATTGAAGATGCCAGAAACGCAAAGAACTTTGAGATCATGTACATGAATCAGGGTGCATTAAAAACCATCGAATACGACGAGTTTAAGCGTATCTATGAAGAATGCCGGTTATATTTTATGACCGTTATTTATCAGAGAGAACACCGCAAGGTTATCGAATACTATGATAACTTCATTGGTATGTGCATCATGCTGATGGCAATCTGGCATCTGGTTCAACGTGCAATGCCACTTGGAATTAACCGTGAATTTTTTAGAGATTCTGGTATCCGTATGCTGTATGAAGCATATGGTGTTCCGTATGATATGAGCATTGATGACATCCAGCAGAAACAGATTACGCAAGATCTGAACTTATTGATTCAGTGGAAAGCAACGAATAAATGTCTGTATGACATTTGTGACCTTCTTTCATTTACTAGAATCAACATCTATAAGTATTACTTATGCAAGGTTCAGAAATATGATGTCTACGGTGCACCAATCATCGCATACAAAAAGATGTTTAATAACGATACTGGTGAAGTAGATACTGTTCCAGACTACGATAAGATGTTCGATGTGTTTTTCCAGAAACTGGAACTAAACGATGAAAATTTTATGGAATCTTTCTATTCGAACGTCAATCGTGAAGATTACGACCAGATCACAACCGATGATCCATTCTGGTGGGAAGATTCCAAACTCTATAAAGAACTTTGGGAAACCCAGTTTAACTACGTGGAAAGTAAGTACATCAGTCTTGGAATTAACTACTCAATGACCGAGATGATGTATGAATGCATCATGGTGTTAAAGATGCTGATGAAATTCCGTGAAGAGCTATCTAGTATCACATTCACATTACCAAAGATCGATCCAGATCTGAAAGTCACGATGTTTGATTGTGTAATCTTACTGGAGTGCTTATTCTGTAAAAAGCATCACCTGAGGGGAGAAATTATTGCGATCCCAACGCAGGTTTTGAATGTCCTTGAGTATATGCATGACATTGATAACCAGGACTTTACCGTTGATGCGTTTGGATTTGACTTTGATCTTCTTCAACCAGGAAACGAAGAAGGCGAAAAGGTTCTTCGAAACGTCCTTGATAATCTAAATGAAGACGATTACAAGAAGTTTCGCAACTACTTATCTATTCTTTCAATCGATGGCGATGCAACAAACGAAGAGAAAGTCAAAGCATTCAACGAGATGTTTAAGAACTTACGTGGATTATCTGACTGGATTTCATATAAGTTATCTGAAACGCATTCTCGTCAAGAATATGAGGCATTAAAGGAGTTTTATCGTACAGCGTACTATGCTCGTGAAATGAAAGAGATTTTCACAATCAATTCCGAGGATGAGAAAAATGAACGTACGGCATGGACATACTTCGAATATCTCTACTATATCAACCCGAAGCTTTATAGTTGCTTATTTAAGGTAGACTTAGAGAATCAGTATGCGAAGTATCTGGAAGACAACAAACTGGATGGTGATGATTATACCATCGATGACTTCCAGAAAGACGTTGATTATGGAACTATCCAGATCAACTATGATACCTTAAATACCGAAAACGAAAATATCCGTGTTAGCGAAAATATGTTATACTACTACATCGATCATATCATCTTCAAACTAGAAGATTACATCGATGATATTGATATGCTGTACTTACGTAATGATACAGAGACTCCTCTGGAAACGTTATTGATTAAGATGATCCGGTATTTTAAATCCTTAACGGTTGATCTTCTTGGACTAGATCTAATCTTTATTTGTGATTTCAAGAACGAAAACATCTTGAGACTCTTTGATGAGATTCCTTATATGAAGAAACTGATCGAAGTACATGAGCATCACAACTTCAAACTCTCAGATGTCGTTACGAGAGCCATTGCAGAATACAAGATGAAGGATACGTTAAAGATGCGAGACATGTTTGCAATCATTTCATATCTGTATTGCATTGATCGTACGGATATCCTCTTTAATGGTGATGCAGTCCGAGTGATCGAAAAATATATTCAAGCAGGTGCTCCATATGAGAATGCCCTTGGATTATTTGATACCGCTCACTTAGAATCTGAAGTACATGCAACCGACAAATTACAACTTTCTGACAAGATCGTTGCCAAATGGTATAGCGATTGAGCCAAAAAACATTGATTTTAAGAAAATAGAACTTGAAAGGAGTTATTATGGAACTTGAAGTTAGACATGTAACGGTACCACGTACCATTAACGTAGATGACAAGCTTCATTTTGAAGATAAGGTTCTCTACGCAAAAGAGAACGGTCCACAGGCAACTCCGCATAGTGGCATGTGGAAACGCACCGAGGTTATCGGTGGATTTGGAGACTTTGTACGAGCACAGTCTCCATTCGGAAAAACAACTTTAACAGATACATCTTGGCATGAAAGCAACATGGTTGTCATTGGTGGTGTTCAGTGGACTATGGAGCAGATATACGGTGAAAAATGCACCCAGATCGAGATCCCAACCCTGTATTCTGAAACAGGTATTGGACATCCAGATTCTCTGCCTCCGACAGATACTTATGAAACCCCAGACGGACCAAAGGTAACTCTTTATCGTCCAGGTAATCGTGTTTGGTTATTTGGTGTTGGTATTACTGGAACTGCTGAGAATGATATCACTGTCCATCCGACAGACTATCGTGAGAAATCCATTGAAATGGCGAAGGTTTCTTCTGATGGTCTGACTATCCGTGGAAACATGGTTCCATTTAGATATACTGCAGCGCAGTTAACTGAACTGGAACGTAAAAGATACTTCGGAAAGAAGACTTTTACAGATGGAACCATCGGATATTACTTAAAGAAGTTTGAACAGCCAGCTCAGATCAAACACATCTGGAAGACTGGTGAAGAATACGAAAAAGAAACTCTGGTTTCTTCTGCAGATGTTTGGGAGAATAACACCGGTATCAACGCCGTAGAAACCTTTACAGAGATGCTTTTACGTGTTAGTAAAAAAGACGTCAAAGAGTGGTTTATCAATCTGGAACAGAAAGACAGAACCAGAATCAATACACTGGCACTGTACTCTGGTGAGTTCTATCGTACAGACGAAAACGACATCGATGGTGATTATCGTGACGTTCGTCTGTTCTCTAAACTCAACATCCCAGTTGAGTTCCTTGTCCTGAATAAGGACCTTAACATCATCTATCGTGTTTATGGTAGCTAATTTCTTGCTTTTACGTAAACTATATGATAGCTGTCATTTAAAGAAAGTGGCCTAAAAACCACTTTCTTTTGATGGTTATACATTATTTTTGTGCCGAGAGAAAACCAGATACATAATCGGCGAATAAAATCCACAAATTTGAAAGGAGATATCAAACATGTTAAAAGTTGGATTTATTGGAGTTGGAAACACAGGAAATCAGATCGCAGCAATCGCACAGACAAAAATCGCAGATCTTCCGGTAGTAGCAATCAACTCCTCACAGAAAGACCTGGACACCATTCCAGAAACCGTAAAGAAGTTCCTGATCACCGACAAGAAAGGTGAGTCTCAGGGAGCTGGCAAGAACAGAACTCTTGCAAAAACTTATTTAAAAGATTCTATCCTGGCACTCATTAACGACCAGGAGATGAAAGCATTCTGCTCCACATTAGAAGTCGTATTTGTATGCGGATCCACAGGTGGTGGAACAGGATCTGGTGTTACACCGTTACTCTTAAGTGCTCTGTCACAGATTTATCCAGACACTCTGTTTATCTTAATTGGTATTGGACCGGTAGAATCTGAGGCACTGACCGCACAGGTAAATACACTGGAGTACTTAAAAGAGCTGTACGGCAATATTAAGAATGTACACTATATGCTCTATGACAATGACAACTTTGATAACATGCCATCTCATAAGATGATGGAACATGTGAACAACGAAGTTGTAGAAGACATTAAAGTGTTAATGGGCCTGTACAACAAAGAAACTCGTTATGACAGCATCGATACCGAAGATGGACTGCGTCTGATTTCTTCACCAGGAAGAATCGTAGTTGCTCGTGTGGAAGATGTAAAAGAAAAAGACCTTGATCAGGCTTCCTTAGAGGAACGCCTTATCAAAGCTATTAAGAACAATGCACATATGGAACTGCAGCGTGATCAGAAAGTTATGGCAACTGGTGTCATTTCTAATCTGTCTGAGCAGTTCTCAGCAGAGTTCAATGTACACATTCCTCGTGTACATGAACTGATTGGCGAACCTGTCAATGAGTTCTTGCACACATACATCAATGAGGATAAGAAGGAACCAAACTCCGTATATCTGATCATGACTGGTTTATCACCAGTTAATGACAAGATCACAAAGATTACAGAACGTATCAATGAGATCGAGGAACGCCAGCGTATCCAGGAAGAAGCGTCTGCGCTCGATGAAAGCAAAATTGATACTTTAAGCAACATGGTACGTTCTAACACAACCAGAGACAGCAAGGATGAGGAAGGTGGAGACCTGAATATGGACGACCTCTTCAACAGCTTCGGAGTTTGATGAAATAACCTGACATCAGTGAGATCTCCGATAATAACTTATCGGGGGTCTCACATTTGTTTAACTTGAAACTATGAATAACCAAAAAGGAGAACTAATCATGAGCAAAAACAACAGAAATCGAAACAACGGACCAAGACGTGAGGACGTATTCAACGACGCAGAAATTTTCGCAACCTGCGAGTTTAAGAAGTTCTATAAGAAAAACAAAAAGAAATCCGGCTGGGATTCCAAGAAAGAAGCAAAGAAAGAGTTCTTTGATCTCCTGATGGAGAAATTCCCGACAGTCATCTACTGGATGCTCCGTGAAGGATTCAAACGTGATCAGAAGACTAAAGAAATCGCAGATGGAATCCTGGAGAAATTCTCAGATAAGGACTTCGTAAAACGTCTCACCAAAAAGGTCCAGAAAGGTGAGGATTACAGAAACCTCGAACTGTTCCCGATCTTCTTACGTGAAGCTATTAAACGTACCAGTGAAAAGAATGCCAAACTCAGATCTGAAGGAAAGACCAAAGAGATGGTTTCCCTGGATATTTACTATGATCTGATCGATGAGCTGGTCGGTAAAAAGATTAAGAAACTTGTCAAAGCAGGTGTTAATGAAGACATTGCAAGAAACCTGCGCGAAGTAATTCCATGTGAAAACGCCCTGCGTTATTCTACATCTTTTAGAATCAAAGAAGTATTTGATGTATTATACAGTGCTGCTAAAACCATGGAAATTCCGTTTGACACTATCATTAAACATGTGATTCCAAACGAGTATTGGACAGACCTGATTGTCATTGCTCTGCTGGAAAAGAAAGAGTTCTACGGCGGACTCAATGATTCACAGAAGAAATTCTATGTGGATGTAACAAACTGGATTTTCAAGACCATGAACGAAATGGAAGTTCAGGATATCCAGGAAATCTTACGTCTTTATGTCGCTGGTAGAAAACGTGATGACGCCAACGGTAGAGACTGCAACAGAAGATATTCTCTTTCTACATTAGGAGAGAACGAGTACAAGAATATTGTGACTTGTATAAAAGCCATGATTGTGAAAGACCCAACCATCGAGAAATTCATGTAATTCATGAAGACTGGCAGATTAGAACAAAAAAGGGGACTCGACATCTATGCTGTACAACGTGGTGTTAGGAGACACAAGACATGTCTCCGATAAATGGAAGCTCATCAAGGAGGGTGACTTCTACTTTTATGAGAAAGCGGATCTGGGACAAAGGATCCGCCTCTCACAAGATTTTGAAAATCCAGACGAATTGATCTATGAATGGGGAACAGATTCAATTCAGTGTTACAATTTTGGAAACGACAAAATCTGGCGTAACAATACATCCAACATGAATCCGATCTTTCGTAAGTTAGATCCGACGAAAGCAAGAGATGTAAGCGAACGCATCGTTGTCTACGTGACAGTAATGAAAAATTACAAGATCGTGGATTTTAAAACGAATTATCAGATCCGTTATACATATCACAAGAAAGGATATTATCAGGGTTGCGTGGTGGTCTTAACCAGGGAGCAATTAGAAATCCGCGGTGCCAAAGATCTGTTGACACTCTTTGTGTACGACAGAAAGAAAGATGCTGCTAGACAGATTTCCATCGGATTTAAAGACACAAAAGATACCCACTTACAAACCAAATCGGTGAATGTAAAAGACCCAGCAGAGAAATCCCGTATCATCGAACGGATTCAGGAATCTCGTGCAAGAGATCAAGAATCACTGTTGGGCTTTAAATGCGTGTGTGAAAAGAATACCTTTCTGACTTCCGTGTATTTCACGACGCCGGAATACTACGGGTATTTAAAGAAACGCGTGCGCATCTGTAATAAAGATGTTGTCTGTGTCAATGAGGAAACTCTAAAAGATCGTGACCGCCTATTAGCGGTGGTCCGAAAACATACACACGGTAAGCAAGTACGTGCCATCACACAAATGGGATTGAAACTCCCATTACAGGTAATCAAAGGGGCAAATATTTTGTATGTATTTAACCTGTATCAGGATAGAGATGGAACCGTACATTTAAGCTGTATTAAATCAAATTGAGATTTTAAATACAGACATATATTATTTTAATGAATCAAAAGATTCAAATCACTTTATTATATTTAAGGAGGACTCACAAATGAGTAGAAATCGTAATCGCAAAAATGGTCGTCAGAAAATGATCGTTTACAAACAGACACTGAATGCAGCAAAGCACGTAAACAAGCATGGTGAGATCAAAGTGAAACATGCTTCCAAGAATGAGAAAGAACGCGTGCTGACAGGTTGTATGCATCATGATCTGAAAAAGAATGGTATGCCGAAATCTCGTGTTATCGTACACAATGATGGAACTTGCACGTGTAGAATGTGCCATGAGACATTCGCATACAAATCCAAAACTAAGAAAGAAATGAAAGATGATGTGAAACCAGTAAAGAATACTATCCAGCTGGCAAAATGGACAGCTCAGGCTTGCGGTGCAGTAGATCAGAAAACCGTAGATATGTATCAGCAGTCTTTAATCATCTTAGATAAGCTTCCGAAAGTCATTGCAAGACAAAACAAAATCTACAGCAAGACAAAGGCAACTAAGAAGAAAAAGAGAAATAATGGCTATGATTCCAAATCTGGTTCCGCATACGGACAGTGGGAGCGTAGCTGATAAAGTACTTATTTGGGAAGATGGACACCTTTGTGTGTTCCATCTTCTTTTTATATGTGCTTTCTACTCACGGTCTTAGGGGTTGCTAAGGGTTAGCATATTATTTTCAAAACAACAAAATTGTAATCCTGAAATACAGGAAATACTAGAACGTGAGGTTACAAAACAATGTCAGATGTAAAAATGTTCTACATTGAAGACGATATTTCCAAGATTCAGACCAAGACCAATCTGTATATCAAGCAGTATGGTCCGGAAGGGGCATTCCATCTTGTTCGAGAAGTCGTACAGAACTCTATCGATGAAGATATGGACAAAGATTCCCCAGGTCAGGAAGTACTCGTCACATATGATACAATTACAGATAAATTAACTTGTGAAGATGATGGACGTGGGTTTCCGGAAGCGGATTATCCCATGGACATCTTTTGTACGAAAATTCAGTCAGGCTCCAAATTCTTCCGCGATCAATCGGGAGTCACATCTGGTGAGTTTGGCTTGGGTTTGACAGCTGTGAATGCATTGTCAACCCACTTTTCAATTGAATCATGCCGTGAGAAAGAAAAGGTTCGACACTACATCGAATTTAAAGACGGCACAAAAGTGAAAGATGAAAAGTTCCCAATTAAGAAGAACGACAAGAAACATGGCTGTGTCATCAGTTTTATTCCGTCACCGAAATACTTGGGAGCAAATACGCAAATTCCATTCTCTGAAGTCAAAGAATGGATTGAATTACAATCGTACCTGATTCCAACAGAGCATAAGATTAAAATCGTAGTTGAAGAATGGAAAGGTACAAAACTTCTTAGCCGAGAAAAAATCAAAACCCAGCCATTTGAGAATATCATTAAGAAAACCGTAACAGATGATAAGCATTCTTCTATGTGTCACATTACTTGTCATAACGAATGGGCAGAGCGCGCAAGATCCTTCGTCTTAGATAAGAAAGGCAATCCGAAGAATGTAACAAAGGACGTTACGAGAGTCTTAGATTTCGAGATCGTGGCTTGTTATATTCCGGATAATTCCGTGCAGTATGACTCTTATTGCAACTTTACACATACAACGCAAGGAGGTATCCATCAGGATACATTCGATGAGTTGTTCTGTCGTTACATCATCGCTGCCGCAAAAGAGAAAATGAGTGACAGTGATTGGGAAAAATACAAACCAACTTGGGATGATGTTCGAACCGGTTTGGTTTGTTGTATGAACTTAAATACGAATGCAGAAGTTGGATTCGTTGGAAACGTCAAAGAAAAGATTGACAACAAGAAACTGATCCCTTACATTAAGGAGGCACTATCGAAGGCCATTGATCAGTTCTTTTCCGAGAACAAAACGATTCTCGATGAGTATGTAAAGAACGTACGTACTAGCGCAAGACTGCGAATCAATCTGATGAAAGAGCGTGAAGCTTCTAAAGTGACACGTATGAATAGCTTTGACGAATGGGACATGAAGAATCTGATTCCATGCAATAATCGTAAGAAACATGATTTCCGAGAATTATTCATCGTAGAAGGAGAATCCGCGGCAGGTGGTTTATCATCTGCATGTGATCGTGACACCCAGGCATTCTTTCAGCTTAGAGGTGTTACGAAGAATCCGTATAAATGCACCTACTACGAGTTTGCAAATAACCCGGAAATGAAAGCATTAATCAGTGTTTTGAAATGCGGTTCTGGTCCAAGTTTTAACTTGAACAACTTATGGTATGAACGGATTAACATCTTTAGTGATTCCGATATTGACGGTTACTACATCACACTTGGTGTGTTGGGAGCCTTCTATAAATATATGAGACCAATCATTGAGGCTGGTAAGCTGTACAAAGTTATGGCACCATTATACCGAATCAATGAAGGTAAGAAAGAAGACACCTATGTCGTACGTCGTTCAGAGATTACCGAAATCTTCTTTAAGAATGTCGTGAAAGCTTATAACGTAGACTTACTTCAGGGCGCTGGATATAACAAGACTGCCATTGTGAAAGAATCCTTAAACAAGAGCGGTTTGTTCCAGATGTTAACAGATCTGAAAAACTATCGTTCCGATCTGCAGTATGTTGCCGACATCGTCGGCAAATTGGATATGCGATTTATGGAGTGTGTACTGTCACTTCTTGGAATCGTGGGAGGTTTCAGCGGCACGGTCGAGGCCAAGGTTTTAAATGAAATCCTCTTTAACCAGAAGTTTGTCAAATCCTTTATGAGCAAATTACAGACGTTCTATCCAGAAGTAAAACTCGAAGGCAATCATCTGTATGGTCCTGTCAATGGACGTTACTGTAGTATGTCGATCAATCCAAACCTTATGAAAACCGCAGCAAAGCTTTTCCCGATCTACGACAGATATGGATACAAGATCCAGATTCAAAACAAGAACGGAGGAGAGAAAAAGTCAGTTACCCTGTTGGAATTTCTGAACTTAACCTCCAGATATGAACCAGCCATCCGAGGTAGATACAAGGGACTCGGTGAGATGAACGCAAGCGATTTGAAGAAAACTGTTATGGACATCAATACGAGAATGTCAATACAGTTCACTGTTGATGACGTAGAAAATGAACTCGAAGTCTTCAACAAACTGCTTTCGGACAAGAAAGCCTACGCTGAAAAACGTAAGCGTATGATGGAAGCGTATGTCATCGACCCAGAAGATCTTGATAACTAAGGAGGACTCATATCATGGCTAAGAAGAAAGAAATTAAAATTGATCCACATACAATTGATGATGTGGATGGAAAGTTACTCGCAAAAGTATTAGATACAAACAGCAAATCATTTCATGATTTGATGGACGCTGTAAATAAAGACCGTGTTGCAACTATTAACGTTGCAACTGCGGCAGAAGAGTTCACTTGTATCTACGGAGCAAATAAAAACCTGTACCGTATCTCACCAAGTTTACAAGATGGATTACGTCCAGGAAAACGTAGAGCCCTGTATGCATTATGGGAATTAAACAACCGACCACAAAATACAAAGCCAGAGACTTTAAAAGCATTAAAGAATAACACCAATAAACTATTACGAGTAATTGGTGACACATCTGGTAAGTATCATCCACATGGTGATACCTCTGTCGGTGATACCATCTGTGCAGAAGGTCAAGGGTTCCGTAATACCATCAACACCATTGGACCAGAAGGTTCCTATGGCAACATTAACGGACAGGCTCACGCAGCATTCCGATATCTGGAAGCTTATGTTCCAGAGTATATGATCGATTGCTTCTTTGATGATTTTGATAGCTATTGTGTTCCTATGCGCACATCATACGATGGCAAAGGTAAGGAACCTGAGTACCTACCAGCAAAGTACCCACACGTTTTATTCAATCCACAGTTCAGTGGCATTGGATATGGACTCGCATCAAATATCCCACCATTCAATATCCAAGAGGTATTGGAAGCAACGATCAAGTTAATTAAGAATCCCGATGCAAAAATCATGTTGATTCCTGACTTTAAGTTTGGTGTCGACATCGTTGATACCGGATATTTTAAGGATATCAATAAGAATGGCTCTGGCAAACTTACGGTTCAGGGTCGTTATACCGTAGATGGTGTGCAAAATACAATCACCATCTGGTCCCTACCGTTGAACGTATACGCGCAAAACTGGATTAAGGGAGTTGCAACCGAGTGCAAAAAAGGCGGCGTTTTAGAAGGTAAAGTAACTGGTATTGACAACTATACCGGTGAAGATCAAGTAAAAGTAATCCTTCATCTGGCCCCAGATGTTAACTCAGACGAGATCATCAAATGGTTGACCGAAAAATCAGGCATGAAGACAACGCATGCCGTAGCCATACGTGTAGTTGATAATTACGTGTCCTACTTATATGGCATTAAGTCGCTACTTAAGGAATGGATCGACTTCCGTAGAGATTGCCTCAGATCGATGTGCAATTATAAACTCGTACGCAACATGGAAAAGGAACACTTAACGAAGGTTCTGTTAATGCTTTGCTCAAGCAAGGCAAAAGCGGAAGAAGCAATGAAGATTGCAAGGGAATCCCAAAACAAGGAAGAGAACGTGCAAGCGTTAATGAAGAGATACGACATCACTTCTATACAGGCTAGAGAGATTGCAGAAATGCGACTCAGCCAGTTTAACAAAGACCGTACCTTAGAGTACGAAGAAGTCTTAAAAGAATGCACCAAAGAAATCAAACGTCTGAATAAGATCTTAACAGACGATAAGCACATCGACGAGCTGATGATTGAACAGCTCGAAGAAGGTATCAAGAAATATGGAGTTCCGAGACGATCCCGCATCATTCGTTTGGATGATGAGCTGGAGATCCCAGATACGTTACATCTGGTTGGCATCTCAAAATCCGGTTACATTAAAAAGATTAAATACAAAGCCGGTAAACCAATTGGTGAAGTCGGCAAAGATAATAGAAACGTGACGATCTTGAAAGCCGGTAATAGGGAATCCGTGTATGTGATTTCCTCAGATGGAACCATCTCACAAATTCCATTATCATCTATTCCAGATATGAAGGTCGACGATATTGGCGTCGAGATCAAACGCTACTTTGGTGGCTCTGGAGAGATCGTAACTGTATTGAAGGTTCCGACTAAGAAAGAAGCCTTAATTAGTGCGGAATTAGAATTATTAGTCATTACTCGTAATGGCTATGCGAAACGTGTAAAATTAATAGACTTGAAACTCAAAGACGGTAAGGAGCAGAAGATCTTAAATCTCAATGAAGGTGACGAATTGGTTAAGGTCGTTGCTGTTCCAGATAACTCAATGGATGTTGTCATTTGCACAAGTCTTGGAAACGGAATTCGATTACCCCTTGATTCTATCAAGACTGCTTCCAAGACAGCAAAGGGACAGCGCATCATCACCATGTTCCAGGAAGAGGACGTTACAGGCGCTAGCATCATTGATCCGAAGATCAAACACCTGCTATACATTACATCTTCCGGTAAGATGAAGTTAACAGAGCTTAAGTATTTCCCTCCGGTGGAACGTGGTAGTAAACCAATCTCCTTAATCGCATTAGATACGATGGAACGTTTAATCGGTGTCGCATCCGCCAAGAAATCCGACATGATTAAGCTTTATGGCAAAAAAGGGGGAGATTCCTATGATCCTGCAGCGGTTTCTGAGATTCCTGTAAGATCCAGACTTGCAAAGGGTGAAAAGATTATTAAGACTTTAAGATCTGACGTGATCGTTGGATATAAAGTCTTCCAGGCATAAATAAGAAGAACCATACGGAGATAATCCGTATGGTTCTTTTTTTGTATCTCCATCTGAGATACGTACCCTAATAAAAGAAAATAATACAATTATTGTATATGGGTTTCCCCTTTCATAATCGTTATCTATTTGTAGGGTATTGAAGACACTTCTATCATGCAGAAGCTTCTTCTGTTTTGTACCACAGGCAGTCTTCTGTCGGTGTAGATGCCTGAACGTAGATACGCTGACAAGCATTTAATTTCTTAAGCATATCGGAGCTCATGATACCATCATGCTCTTCTGTAACAACAGTTGTTGTTGCGATTGTACCGCCAACAACTTTCTCGATATCCTCTTTTGTGATCTCAGCAATGATTTCACGAGCTGTTTTGTTCTCAACCTTGCCAAGTCCTACATCAGCAGCTGTTGTGCCGTGTGGGTTTGTGCCTGTTCCCGGATGAGAATATACAAGGATTTCTGTACCATTGATCTTGATGTAACCATTCTGCTCAGATTTCTCTGTCAGTGTAGCATCTACACGAGCGTGCTCTGCCTGAGAGTGCTGGTAAGCGATGTTACCATAGTCACCACGGAATGCTGTAGAAGCTGTAATACCAAGAGCCAGGGTATCGGAGATAACTACGAAAGCTGTTCCAGACCATCTGTATGTTTTACCGGATTTAAGGTCTACATAGATTTTACCTGTTTCACCAGCGATTTTATCACCAGCGCCATCAGCTTCTGTATACAGAAGTTTGTCTGTATGCATGTAACCTTCAACAACGTCATCAACGAAAGAAGGAAGCTGAGCAGCCGGGATAAGGCCTGTAGAATCCAGTGTAGCAACACCGTTTGCAACACCCATAAGGGATGTTTTGATGTATGGATGCTCATGGTTAGCTTTGTCGTAAGCTTTCTTTACAGCTGCAAGTGTAGCTGCTTTTGTAGAATCTTCCAGAGTTACGGCGTCAGAAAGCTGAACAACACCTGCTGCTGTAGTAGATGCTGCCTGAATCTCTGCCCATGTGTTATCACAACGAAGGAATTTAAGGTTGTTAGCTGCCTCAACTTCCGGTACATGGTTACCGTGTGCTTTGTCTGCTTTACCTGCAAGTAACTCTACGAGAGTTGTGCCATCGTCGTTACGAACGTTAGCTGTCTTGGTGATAGGATAAAGCGCTTTAACTGTTTCACCAGATTTCTGGTTCATTAAAAAGGTAAGTCCTGCTGCTAATGCTGCTGCCATAGAAATACCACCTTTCTGAAAAATTTTCTTAAGCTTTCCATAAATATACGGATGGTTCGCCCCATCCGTTATTCATTTAAAAGACAGTTCTTTTATTTTCTGAGGCAGGTGTTTCGGCTTTCCACCCTAAAACAAATAGTTAAACTACGTTAGTAAAGGAGGGATACCATGTCCTTGGATTACGATCAGATTCTCCATGGGAATCCGACGAAGAATCTTATGATTCGTCATCGGGAATTACAGGAGAACTACACTGAAGAAAAAGCCCAGGATTACTCCAAGCTGTACACAGGCCAGCCGCTCTCCTTTCTTCTGGAGAACTCCAGATTCGTGTTCTCAGAACCTACCTATGGATATCCGTATTATATAGATCAGGTTACCTCAAAAGAACACATGCTGGAATGCGTACCCGCATATCCGGAGGAACACGAAAAGGTCCATCTTTTTTTGGTGGAACACCGTGACGCGATGCAGCCTGATCAGATTGAGATGTTTGAGTCTTTAGAGAACCGCTTAGGGGAACTCTCTGATAGTACCAAACATCTTCGAATGCTGTTAGAGTATATGACAGAACGATTTGGGGAAGACGAGATGGATGCAACCATCACGACTCATCCCATGGTGTATCTGTCCTTAACACCGTTCGAATTAATGAAAGAAGACGCGGATCCAGAGATTCTGGAACGTGTCCACGAAATCGGTCAGCTTCTCTTAGTTGGAAGCAACGATACCAATAAGTGGAAAGAAATGTTCGAATCTGCAACCACTGCTGGATTGCTGATGCAGGATTCTGCATATGTAGAAGCAGTCAATGCTATGCCGAGAGATTTCAGAAACGTGGTCAAACACTTATCCACAATCTCCTTAGGTAATCAGATTCGTTCTATCAACGACGTCGAGCAAAAACCCGATGACATGTTTATGCGTGAATATGTATCTCCGGAATATGCAGTTGAGTCTATTTTTGGACTGATGAATGATTCCGAAGAATACAGTGAAATCTTCGAAGCTGAACGTGCTTACTATGGGGATCTTGCTGGATATGCTTATGATCTCTTGAGTAGCCTTGCTACTTTTGAGTATACACATTGCGAAGATCCTGGAAAACCGATTACTGGATTCCAGGGTATCTTTGACGAAAACACAACCGTAGAGGAAGCTATGAACTTCCTCGCTTCTCAGGCGTCACAGTACGAAGCCTACACCGAAGTCTCTAATGACGATCTTGGAGAACCTTCTCCGACCGTTCGAGACTCCGCTGGCTCTTATGGTGAAGTCGGAAAAAAAGCGGTTCCCCCATCTCCTAAATCTGCAGCTCAATCCGCGCAGTTCAAAATGATGGACAAAGAAGCCAAGTCATATCAGTACATGGCAAAAGCGAAGGCGAAGGGGGATGAAATTAAAGGAGCTGCAAAGGCGGCATCTGCTATCCCAAAGAATATCAAATCATCCATCGATGATACAGTAGACGAGTGGGATAAGATGGATGATGAACGTCGACGTAAATTCATGGTAAAACCTGGATATCGTAAGAAGATCTTTCGAAAGATCAAACTGGCATTGCTTTACGGAGCATCTGCACAGGTATCCTTACTGATGGTGCCAGTTACCATGATCTGTCGACATTACTCCAAAATCAAAGATAGCCGCATTCGTACTGAACTCGCTCGAGAGTTAGACACCGAGATCCAAGTTTGTCAAGCTAAGATCGATGATGCAAACTCTGAAAGCGACAAAACAGAAAAATACAAACTGATGCGTATCAAGAGTAAGTTGGAAGCCGAACGTGACCGCGTGAAGTACAACAGTCATTACCTGTAGAAAGGAGGTACGCCAGTGATTGTAAAAACGCCAAAACATCCAGGATATGGAAAGTATTTCCTGGCAATGGAGGCACCTGGTGACCCTCCCCTTCGAAAGAATATGAAAGTGATCACGGTTCGACCTAACCGGCGAGCTAGAATCGATTTTACTACAAACGATCTAGTAGTCTCAGATGAACCTGTACCGGAACTTCCAGAGATCGATGATCCTGTGGATTCGGAATTAGATCTGCCTGATATCAACGATGGGGACGTAGGTGTTGACGATCTCCCAGAGATTGATAATGATCTTTCTGATCTTCCGGACATAGATCAAACTCAAACTCAGAGTGATCCGGACCAGGCACTTCCTGATGATGTACCTGCAGATATCGATATCCCGGACATAACTCCGGACGGTTCTTCTGTCGACGTGCCGGCAGACCTCGATGCACCAGATACAGATGTTGATATAGATGTACCTGACATCGATGATACTCCAGATGTAGAGTTACCAAATGACATTGATACAGGGGATGTAGATCTCGATGATTTACCGGATGATACCCCAGATGATCCAGATCTGGATATTCCAGATTTGGACGATGACACGATTGCAAATTCTTTACCGAATGCAGATGATCTACCTGAAGATTTCGGAGATCTTGCAGATCTTCCAGATGACCTTGGAGATGATCCTGATGATTTAAATCTTCCTGACTTGGATGATGATACCATCGCAAACTCCTTACCATCTGTTGGAGATGCCGATCTTCCAATTGTAGATGATCCAACGCAATCTACAAATATCAATGTAACTCCCGATACCAATGGAGAAGAGGACTTTACTGGTACTACCGATGTACCACAGTCTACAAATGTAGCGGTTACTCCAGATAATGGAAACGGACAAGAGGATTATACTGCAGAACCGGAACCTGTACCAGATTTGAATACAGAAGTTCCACCAGCAGACAACCAGCAAGGTGCTGCGCCTGCTCCAGATGATGGAGCCAATGCGGACAATACGGATTATACCCAAGCCCCTGCTGGAAACCAAAATGATCCAAATGCGCAACAGCAACCAGCTGCTCCTGACGCAAATCAGGATAATGCAAATACTCAGAAACGTGGACCAGGATTGGAATACGATTCTGTTAGAAAATACAATTTATATAAAGAATTTATGAAGCTTCGTACCGCGGTTGATGGTTACATTACCAAACTCGAAGCTTGTATATCGGATGACCCACGATCCAATCAGGTTATCAAAACAGCAACTACGAAGTTTCGTGAGCTTTATGATCTGATTACGGATTATATGATGATGAAATATGAGTTATGCACTTATATACAAAATCTCTTATTTTATCAACGTCAGGTTGCAACCGTTCAGCTGATCTTTGCACTCTTAAAAGAAACCAATCAGATGCAGAAATCCGAAGAAGAACGGGAACAGAAAAAGAAACCGCGTAAAACTACGCAATAAAACATTCGATTAAAAAAGTCTAGTTTGCGAATGCGGGCTTTTCTGCATAAAACAAACTAATAAAGCAAGAAAAAGAAAATACTCAAGTAAAGGAGTGACAATTTCGTGACTAAAAATATTAGCTTTTTAGAGTCAGGGGATACATTCGAAGAAACAGCGTCCGTCGGCGGTTTTATGACTGCTAAAGCTGGTACTAGCTTCGATGACATCTTTACTGAAGCTACCAACAACATGATGACACAGAATGTGAACCCTCTGAGAAACATCAATGATATGATCAATGCTCCGGCAATCATGGAATCTTATAAAAACGAACTCTTAAAAGATCTTCAGGAAAAATGCGAGCAGTGGGCTGCTGATGATGCAGCAGATCCGGAACATAGCTGCCATGGTACACATGTTCATCTGTATGAGCAGGTTTCCGACATGTTTGATAACTGTGTCGATGACCTGATCAAAGAATCTACACGTGTTGGCCAGTTACTTCCGATCAAAGCTATCGATCTCCCGATCCTGGTTAAGCAGCAGCTTAAACTGGCTACAAAGGATATCATGCAGACTGAAGTTGTTAAGAGCCCGATTGTCAAGAAACATCTGGAGCAGACTTACATTGTGGACAACAACGATCCTACCAAACGTTGGAAATTCCCACAGTGTTTCTTCGATGGAACATATAGTGAATCTTGGGAAGCTGGTAAAGGTTTTCCGATCAAAAACGATGTTGTTAAGATCGAAGAGCTGAAAAACTTCAATGTTATTGAAAAACTGACAGACGTACCGAATCCGGAATCCTACAGAGAACACATCACAATCGCTTTCTCTGCACCGAAGGTAACTGTTAAAGACCCTGATGGTGGTGAAGACATCACTGTTACATTAAAGACTCCGCTTCGTATCAACCTTTCCGACAACGCACTGCTTGGTGGACTGGTAGATCAGGACGTTAGAAGAGCAGATGGAAGCACATTCCATGTAACAGATCAGCTTGCTGGTTTTGCTGATACAGCAAAGAACACAGTTAGCATGAAAGCTCTCAATGATCAGATCACAGGAGTTATCTTTGAAGGATACATCTCCAACGAACTGAACGAGCGTTCCATCGGATTCGATTACACACGTGAAGAACGTGAATGGAAGATCGAGGATGGATCTCGTGCGAATATTTCCTATTCTCTCGAGCAGCTCGAAGATACAAAAGCTCTTATGGACATCGATCTGTACAGAAAATCCTACAACAACCTCTCTGAGTGGATGATTCAGCAGGAGGATTCTGATATCCTTAGATGGCTGGATGAACAGTTCAAGAGTTACAAAGGTGTTGAAATGGATATTCTGGATTTTGATCCATTTATCCTGGAAGACCAGTTTGATTGCGATTCTACATCCATCACAACCGCTCTTCCGAATGAATACATCAGCAAAATGCTGAAATTTAAGATCGACCGTCTGATTACAGATATCTCCGACACAGCTAAAATGGACGGCTTCACATTTGTAATCTATGGTAACCCGAGATACATTTCCTTCTTAAATCCGGAAGTAAACTGGGTTACAAGACCAGGAAATACAATCAACGGCGTTAAACTGGACTACAGCTACGGCATCATGACATCTGGTGACGTTAAAGTTCAGGTTGTTAGTACAAAGAAAGTACTGGCTAAATACGACAAAGTTGCGAAGATGCACAGAGGACTGAGAATCATTCCGTTCCCAACATCTCCGGAACAGTTCACATTCAAACATTACAAATATACTACTCACATCTTAACAGCACAGAACAGTGCGTACAGAGATCCGAACAAACCGGGCGGATCCATGACTAACCTGATGGGTGTATCTCGTTATACAAACGCAGCCATCCAGGGTATTCAGGCTGAACTCGACATCGTTAACGCTGAGCAGTATATCAATATGACATATACTCACTAAGAGTTGACAAATGAGAGTGATGGCTTCGGTCGTCACTCTCATTTTTAACAGTATAGTAAGCTGGGAATGGCACTCAGCTTCCATAAAGCAGGGAGCATATGCAGGGAAATGCTCACGGCGCTTCTTTTTCCATGCGATCTTCACACATCCTGAAGATCAGTGGTTCTCCTTTTTATGTACAGATAATTTTATCCAAATCATTAGTAGCAATGACGTGTCAGGGCGTCATTGCTACTTTAAAAGTTATATAAAAAAAGACAGTCTGATAGGAGGCGACAAAAAAATACGGGGAAGACAAGCTTCCCCATACTTTCAGATGCATATTACCGACTGTATGTCGGGACAGCATCTTCACAAACTTGATCTTGTTGAGATACGATATCGTCAATACGATCGATTTCATATTGCATATCAGCAGGATTCATTGGACCGTTAGTGCAAGTCCGAAGAATCATACGTTGAAACGATTCTGTACTCATATTCTCGCCTCCTTTCTATTTGAAATTCACATAAATATTATATAAATCAAATTAAGGAGGATGCTTATGCAAGAACCTTATCTTACCCATAACGACGACTGCAAGGGTAAGTGGCAATCGCATACTGTTTCATTCAATGATAACAGCTGTCATTTACCATATGTCGATGGTTATGGGGCAACAAAAGAAGAAGCCTTCGAAGACTTCAAAACAAACTTAAATAAACGATTGGAAGAACTGACTGATTTCTGCAATAAAGTAAACGCTTATCAATTTAATGCCGCATCAAATCCAATTGTGATGTATGAAGTCGATTGGGCAGGTAAAATATTAGATGAATAACGAGTATAACGCTCGTTATTCATCTTCTATTCTTGCAAGTAAATGACAATGTATTAACGTATTTAAACTTAGAAAGGAGGCCGGAATCAAATGAAAGATCATAACATGAAACCGGAGCATTTAAGAACTCTGGACAACGCTTTTAAGGTACTGATGGAATATCCAACCTCTCGATCTGGAATGTCGTTAATTACAGACACTCTTTGTGAATGCTTCGGTGATGATTTTTCCGGATCAGTTGTATCCACACAACCAGATGTACCGCTGTTTGTCATGAGCATTTTCCCAGAGCGTTCCACTACCGATAAGATCATTGAATCTGTCGCTCGTGGAAACAGTGATTTCAAAACTATTCAGTCCTTATGGGAGAAAAACTCCAAATGGACGATTGAGATAGATGAACGCATCTTAAAAGGTACGTTTACCACCAGAGAGCTGACCGCTATGGTGTTACATGAAGTCGGACATTTAATCCAGTCGAAAACAATTGCTACTCGTATTATCACTGTATTACAGTATGAGTATGCAAAGACTTCTATGCAAAACAAGATGTTACTTCGAACAAAAGTATTTCGATCCATCATGGCGTTACCGATCATTAATAGCTGTATCTCAGATCAGAAGGGTTCTAACCTGAAAGAAGAGATCAAAGCAGATCGATACGCAAAGAAACTTGGATATGCCAAAGACTTAATCTCTGCAATGAATAAGCTTTCCAAACATCCAAGTTACAACTTGAAAAAAGATCCGAATGAAGCAATGAAGACAACCACTCAGTTTTCCTTAAACACATTACAGAACTTCCAAAACCGTAAGGATGAACTTGTAAAATCTGAGCTCACATCCTTAAAAGAAGCTGTGCAATCCCCATATTTGGAGAGTGTGTTAGTAGATATATACGGACAGTGGTTTGTTGATAAATCTGCATTTAATGAATCTTCTCAGCTTGATTATTTCGTTCGACAGAACAACAAGTCTCAATTTATCGATCGAATGATGAAAGAGTCCACAGATTCCTATATGAGAGAATTCGGTATCTTTGGAAAAAAGAAGTTACAGCGTATTGACCCTGCAGATATCGACTACATCACAATTAAGATCGATCAGATCAATTCTGATTTAGACAAAATGATGCTTGTCTCATATATCCATAATAAGATGGATATGGTCAACTTCTATTTGGATATGTTAGATGATCCATCCGGTAAGAAGTACAACGTTCCACATTCTCGTAGTTATCTAATGAGTGTGCAAAAGCAACTCGAGATGTTACGTGAAAAAGCTTTAAAGAAAATCATTCCTCCAAAACAGCCAGATATCTATGTTGGATATCCAGCTGGCTACGAGGGTTAAACAAGAAGGAAAGTCCGAGTGACTTTCCTTCTTTTTCATATCGATCCCGACAGGTCTCTAACTATATTTAAGGAGGTTTATTAATATGAGTAGAAACTTGTCGTTTGATTACGTTATTAAGAACGTAGAAGACAGAGAGCATGTGGACATTAGTCCACTTTTATTAAAACAAAACAATTCACATATCGTTCCGCAATCTCCAGATGAGATGAGTGATGAATACAAAGAATTATCTGATGCACACAGAGAAATCAGCTTGGCTCATAGTGCCAGTGGAGATCCCTTAAATGCAGAAGAACAGCACACAGTTGCCTTATGGGGACGGTGTCATGACCGTTGCCAGGAAATCATCAATGAAGCTGCTGATAATATCTGGTACTTCTTTCGAGAGATCTTACGAGTTCCACATGGATTGAATAATCATGGAATGATTCCAACTGACATGAGAGATCCAGATGACATGCATTTTCAGATGACTGAATGGGGTGTAAAAGCACTCTGGGTATATGAACATGACTTATGTGCCGAATGTGTACGATTTACTAATATGCAACAGAGAATCTTGATTGCCGGAATCGTGACTCATAAATTATTCAATGCCGCAATTTCTTGGATTCGGAATTCTTCGATTGAAGGATATGAACCACTTGTATGGCTTGGAATAATTAAGAATACCGCTTACGCATACACTGAACATGTTGCCAGTTTAGTATGGATTATGATCAATGAACTTGGGCATTACAGCTTCTTAGAGAACATCGTAGAAGCAATTTATGATATCGTGGATACGGATAACGTCGCATGGAATTGCACGAAAATGCATCCTTGGATGTTTGACGTAAAAAAATCACGTATGGAAGACGCTTCGGATGTCGCAGCGGAAACCAAAGGATTTGTAATCTCCAACTACGGAAAGGTTGATTTCAAGTCGCATCTTTCATATACGAAAAAAACAGGAGGCTTATTAATCTTTCATTCAGCAGACACATTCAATAATGTGCTTCCAGAACTCACCTTTGAATTGATTATGAAAGATCTGGATGCAAAAATGGCAATTGCGAATCATGCAACGTACTTTATCTCAGCTAGTATTTCGGAATTATTAACCAAACGAATTCCACTACAGAAAGAGATTCTGATGTCCATGACTCATAGATTCAGTGCGTACGCATTTAATCGATCCTTACCACAAGATGTGAGATCCAATGCTGTAGAATCATTAAAACGAATCTATGCGGCAGAACTCGGTATGTTACCAGATATTGAACGTGAAAATGATGACTTAATTGAGTATTACTTAAAACAGCTTCAATACTTGCAAAAGAAAGCAAGTGAATAAAAAAGAACGGAACCTTATCGGGTTCCGTTCTTTCTTCTTTCTGCTTCCTCAGCAACTCTGAGCATAGCTTCATATTCAGCCTGCTCTTTTTCTCGTCTTGCCATAACGATTTTATTTCTTTTTTCTTTCTGTCTAGCCTTGAACACTGCAGATCTCTTCTGATTAACATTATCAAATTCGATAACTAAACCATCACCGTAGAGATCCTGAAACTGATCGGAGAAGTCTACAAGTTTCATCATGTATACAACCTTTTTCTCTCCGGATTTACGAACTCTCTGCTCCGCAGTATATATCATGCCGCCTCTGGCGCCATATGTATATACCATGAAGGTGAAATCAGCTAAGCCTTCCATCTCTAATACGTTGAGATGGTCTGCCAGGAAATCTTTCTGGAAATTTCTTGTTCCAGAAAGATCTGCACCGATACCGATCTCCAGACCCATGGACTGAACGTAGTCTAATAGGATCTGTCGACGACCACTAACAAGATACCCGTTCTCGTCGGTGATCAGCTCCAGAAACATACGAACTGCTTCGCATTTAAACTGAAACTCTTGCAGTTCGCATTCGGATAATGTCTTGGCTCCCCAGAATTCTTGTTGCCAAGACTTGAAGAAATAACCTTCTCCACTCTTGTCAAGGTCCTTCTGTTTTCCGTCCATGCTGGCCTTTACCTGACCAACACCTTCGTTAAACTTATTGACTAAATCCTGATGACCAAGTAAGAAATCTAAAATCTTCATGATAAATACCTCCTATTTTTTTATTTTTATATGAATTATCATTGGATTCCACAGAAATCATATATAAATATCCAATATCACTCTACGCTTAGAAAGCAATAATATCCACATCATATTAACCGACAACTCACAAGAAAGGAGGAATTTGCATGACAACACTTGGTACTGTTCCAGTAGTTCGTAGACATACGAACGCAGGACCAAAAAGAATTATGCGAATCGGTTCAAAACTATATGATTTTGGTACGAGAAATCGAACCTTTCTTCAGGTTGCATCTGACCTTAAGAAATTAGGAATCAAGAATTGCTATTTTATGCTAGAAGTCATAGATCCACGAGTGGTCACCATAGATCCTTTTGCAGTAGATAAAGAAGGACACTCATCTTTAACGAAAGAGCAAGTCTCTATTGTTATGGCTGAGTGTAAGGTGAATCCATGGTATTACTTGAGAGAAATCTCACGAATTCCGACTCAGGGTGGATCCGGTGTCCCATATAAAGCAAACCGTGGTAACATCGCACAAGCATGGTGCATCATGCATGGTTATGACAGCTGGTTATGCCTACCGAGGCGGACTTCTGCCTCTGCATGCGGCGACGTATGTATAAAACCTCTTTAATTGCGGGGAACTCTTGTTAGGTCTTAACTACTACGTGTAACAACGCTAAGAATAGAGACAATCCGCAGCGAAGCTCTTTGAGAACGTTCAACGATCAGGGAACCCAAGGAAACTTGGTAGTAGGCCCCTTGCGGGCGAAATGTAGGATTTACACCGAAACGGGAGGCTCTCGAGAAATCGAGATGAAGATATGATCTGAACATCCATGGAGACATGGAGATTAACACACTTTGAGAAAGGTAAGACCCAGTCTGCATTAGCAATTCAGCTATGGGCGTATTCGTTTGGTACTTCAAACTCAGAGTTCATCTTTGTCAATAAAGATGGTGAGAACGCTAAGACTAATCTTAGACGTATGAAAGACCAGATGGAACTACTCCCCGAATATATGCGATTCCCATGGTACATCGATGAGAACGGAAATAAGATCAAGCATACGATGAATGCAACATCAATGAAGCACCCTGTTACGAAAAACGTAATCATGGTCAAGAGTAAGGCGACATCACATGAAATGGCATTGTCCCTTGCCCGTGGTCTGACATCTCCGATTCAGCACTTCGATGAACCTGAGTTCACCAATCATATCGACACAATCGTATCCAACTCATATTCCACGTTCGAGCAAGCCGCCAAGAACTCGAAAGAGAATGGTGGTATGTACTCGAGAATTTTTACGTGACACACGCGTAGCCATATGTGTGAGCATATGGAGTGTCCTCTCTAATTGCGGGGATATCTCATTAGAGACAATCCGCAGCGAAGTATTAATTGTAATTATTCACCTAACGATATTTTAGGGAGGTGAATATCCGTGCAAAATAAAACAACGGAAATTTTATTAAATGAAATAAATAAAAGATTTAAAGAACATGACGACGAAGTATTTAAAGTTGTAACATATCCACGAATTAGAGAAAACTATTATTGTATAAGTAATTACGGACAACTAAAATATCTTGCAAAAGATACTCCAATTAAGCTATTTCAGGATAAAGATGGTTACTATCGTGCTGGCTTATTAGGTAATGACAGAACATCACATCATTGTGGCATTCATCGACTTGTTGCATATGAATTTTGTGAACATCATGATGGATGTAATGTGGTTAATCATCTGAACGGTGTAAAAACATGTAATGTTTGGACTAATCTCGAATGGACCACACCGCTAGAGAATACACGTCATGCATTACGAACAGGATTACAGTGTAATTCTGGGCCACATTGTCCGTCTGCAGTATATAGTGAAGAAACTGTACGTAAGATATGTGAAATGCTCTCTGAAGGATTTGACGTATCTGACATTTATTTTTATTTTAAAACCGATGATGAAACAATTGTGGATCGTGCATTTTACATGTTAATATTTTCAATAAAAATAAAAAAGCGGCATACGACAATAAGTTGTGAATACGATATACCGGATCAAGTACAATCAAAACGAAGACCAAAATTTAGTGAAGACGATAGTCAGAAAATTCATGATATGATATTAGCTGGATATCGATCGATAGATATCGCTAAGACTTTTGGTGCCCGTACTACACGAGATCCTATTGGTAAACGAATAATTGATAAAGTACGCTGCATGAAGCATAAAATGGTAGAAACTGGAGAACTAAAAAGTTACAATTAATATGTGCTCAACGACTAGGGAAACCAGTATACTGGACTGGGAGTAGGCCCCTTGCGGGCGAAATGTAGAACCAAGCGGTTCGAAACGGGAGGCTCTCACTTACGTGAGATGAAGATATAGTCTGAACTTCCATGGTGACATGGAGAAGGATCTGAGTAGCGATCAGATTCGTAACACATTTGGTACCCCGGGCGACTTGGACACGTCCCAAGGACAAGCTGCACAGCGAATCCTTGATAATACACAAAAATGGACCGAAAAATGTTATGATTGGTCCGACGAAGAAATTAATGAATACATTGATAGCAAAGGCAAAAACTGTAACCGTATTTTATATATTGAATATCAGTACTACCAGATTGGTCTGTCTCAAGAATGGCTGAAGAAAACTGCCGCTGGTATTGGTGACCCATTGACCGTACGAAGAGAGATTCTTCTCCAGAGACTGCATGGTTCATCTATGTCACCATATCCGCAGGAAGACATTGAATTCATTTCAGAAACAGAGCATAAACCAATTAAGACACTTTGGATTAATGACTACTTCCAGTTTGATGTATATGAAGAACTGGATCGTCGTATTCCATATCTGGTAGGTGTCGACTGTTCTACGGGTACCGTAGGGGATAACAACGCGATTACTATTTTGAATCCATATACATTAAGACCAGCTGCTGAATTTGAATGTAACTATATTGGTGAGACACTTTATATTCAAATCATATCAGAACTTGTAGAGAAGCACATTCCTAGAGCATGCGTATGTATTGAACGTAATAGTATCGGTGACGCCATTATCGATTTCATTATTAATACTAATAATCCGCTGGCATCGAATCTCTACTATGATAAAGATAAGAACCTTCTTGAGGAACGATTAAAAGAAGTACAAGACAATCTATCCTTACTGCAGGCACGAGCAAAGACTAAGACCTATTATGGTGTATATACATCTGGCCAGTCTCGTGAATCTATGTTTGCAATTCTTTCCAGACGTGTATCCGAGAACAAAGAAGACTTCGTTACGAAGAATATCATTCGTGACTTATCTGGTCTTGTACGGAAAGCTTCTGGAAGAATAGAAGCAGGCCCTAGTGCACATGATGATAGTATTATGAGTTACTTGATCGCACTGTACGTATACTATCATGGTGATAATCTTGGAATGTTTGGTATCACTCGTGGTGCTCGTGATGAAGAGTTAGACAATAGTGGACTTAAGAGACCAGAAGAGATTGATCCTAGCCTTGTAGATCCAGCTTTAATTGCTGCAGCTAAGAAACGTGAAGCACAAGAAGCTGAGATGTTTAAGTTTGAAGAAGACATGAGGAGAGCAGAACTGGAGTCTCAACGTAAAACAAGAGAACTTCATAACGCTGGACTCATCCAAGGGGATATTTACGATCATACTCCAGAAGACATGATTGATGAATATGATAGTATGGGTGAAGTAGATTTAAGTATCTTTTAAAATAAAAAAAGAAGACTATACCAAATCAACGGTATAGTCTTCTTTTAGAAACGTAACAACCTGTAATGACACCCTAATAACGAGTGCGGTTAACAAGTTACATGTCGCGCGACTAATTTATTGTTAGTCGCCAAGCACGGTGTCGTCACACCAACAATCATCCTCGTCTCCATAATGACGGATTGTTATTTTACATTCAGTTCTGGAAATAACTCGAACTTTTCCTCCTTTTGTAACGTTATTTCCTTTTGTGTTTTTGATTACTAATTTTCTCATTTTGGTATCCTCCGATATTTATTTTTCTTTTGATTCACATAGATAATATATAACATTTTCAGTCTAAGTCTGCGAATTTTCACTGTCAGGACAACACACTAATAGAGACATAAATAAGGAGGTTACAAAATGGAAAATACTTCAACTAACACGGATTCTAGTATTCGTGAAATCATGAAGATGGCGCGAGAGTCTTACAACACATCTATGAACCAGACCGCTAGTCTTATGGAAGCATCTTATAAGATCTCAACTGCATTCTTAAAAGAAGCTGCCAAATGGTCTACCGAAGAGTTTGATACGATGAGTGATGACGATATCAAAATGATCTACAATGATTATTACATCGGATCTGCGGAAGCAAAATTGCTGCAGCCGGAAGATATGCGTAAGGATCTCAAAGCTTGTAAGGGATTATCCAATACTGCATATGAAATGCAGAAGTCCTTTAAAGAAGTCCAGGATCTCTATAATGAATCTGTGGATGAAGATTGGAAACGCCGTAACAGCAAAGAATACCGTGATGCCACTTTAAAACGTATCGAAGAATGGAAATCTGAGATTGAAAAAATGGATCCGGTAAAAGATGCAAAAATGATTCGTGATCTTCGCCAGAAGGTTGAGTTTATGGAATCTACCATCACATTAGATTTCATCACTGAGCGGATCAAACACGTAGAAAAAGAGAAGGCTACCATCATGAGACAGTTCTTCTCTGAATCTGAAGGATCCTATTCCTTAAATCGTTGCAAATCCAGATCCCCGAAATTTGGATTTGATGCAGATTGGTATAAGTTCTTCTTTAATCTGGAAGAGAACTTCTTACCGGAAGAGTACCATGCATTCAACAACTTATTTTTATTTAACGTCATGCGTTTCATCGGTTATCAGGACCCATACAACGCCAAAGATCGTGGTATGGTACAGGCCATTGTAAGCAGCTTAACAGGTTTAGTTTATCATAAATTTGCTGATACCGAAATGGAAAATGTCATCGTCTCTTTAATTAAAGATTATGACTCTTATTTCGAAGATCAGCGTGAAAAATTCATGAAAGACAACACCACCAGACCAAATCATCCAGTTCGACTGGAACAGAGCAAGAAAGCCGATGCGGATCGTAGAAATGAGCTCTTCGCTGCTATGGTGAAGTTCAATTTCGAAATTCCGGAGAATGCCACAGAGATCAGTACTCACGACTTACAGGAGTACTTTAATAACAAAATGGAAGAAATGGTATCCAAAAATACCAAAGAAAAAGAACTCCATGGAGATGCTGAGACAACAGAAGAAGATGGTGTAACAACCATTCGTCCGACCTTCTTAAAGGATAAATACCGCAATCCTGTTGACTTAATCGATGGAAAATTCTATTATTTTAACCAGGATAAAGAAGGGCAGGAGTCCTACAAGAAAGTCTTAAATTACTTTAAGGCGCATGATTGCAAGATTGGATATCAGATGTTTGAGTTAAAGAACCCAGACGTTCGAACTGACGTATTTGCAAAAGATTTAACCGATGGAGAAAAGAAAGCAATCCTTGAGGAATGTAAATGGAACTTCTGGTTCTTCTGGAGATATGTGATGAAACTGCAGGTAAACACGAATACACTGCTTACAATCGATTCTATGTTAGCAGACCATAATACACTGGAAGAAACTGTGCGCCAGTCTGGTAAATCTACAACAATGCGTGTATATTGTGAGTGGGCATACTTATTCCACAAGGATCATTATCCATTTATCTGCTGGTTAACTAGGGATACCACAAGTAGCCACAGAATAATGTCTACATTTAAAAATGATCGTACGAAACTTCCAATATATCTGTATGGAACTGATCGTGATACTGAAAATGTTGTACATCCAACAACATCAGTTAATTATTTAGTATCATATATAAAAGCAATCCTTGAACATGCAGACATGAGTGCTGATGCAAGAATCCTGGTCGGTGCCGATGATTTTGAGATCATACAAGACATCGAAAACACGGATGTATTAAAAGAACTCCTGAAACTCCCGGTGCATATTGTTGCAAATAGTATTCCAAATGATCCAGAGAATATTCCGAACTTAATGAAAGCATTCCAGAAGGATCGCGAATGTATTTACTATCCATATCAGTTGAATAAAGATACACATTGTGATTTCTTTACATCAGTCAAACAGCATAATTTCCAGGATACCAACGCAATTGCGTATATCACTGTGGATACAAGACGTCTTCGTAGCAATGAAGAAATTGCTAATATGGTACGTTCTCTTGGTACACTGGAATCTGTTACCGATGGCTTCTTAGTTCGTGAAGTTTGGTGTAAGCATGTGAGTGATAAATTCGTTCAGTACTGTAAAGCAAATGGAATTGATATCACAGCAGAAGGTTATGATCCGTTTATCGCAAATACGTTCAGAACGGAAAATGGGGTAGAAATAAAATCAATTCTTGGTGACGCAAATCAGCTTCCAGAAACATGGAGATCTGAAGAACCGACATCTACAGGTGCTTTTAATTCACCATCTATTAATCAGTTGAAAGAAAAGATGGATAATGAAGGTACTTACAGTGTAGCCGATGCATTATCTGGAAAAACTTTGAAACCGAGAAAGTGATAAATAGCATTTATCCGCCCTAAAAACAGTGGTATAAGACAGGCCATAGTGTCTGTCTTATACTATTCTTTTGACTTGAAAAGAAGAAAGGAGAGCCTTTTTATGGATTATAAAACCGTGTTTGCAGATGACAAAAAAGGTCATATCATCTGCAACGTCCCATATTTAGAGATTTATATTCCCATGGCGTTCTTTGATAAATCTGGTAAGATCGCTGTGGATAATGGAGATACTATCACGTCTATTGCGTGTTTACCGATTGGACTGTTTGAGAATGGTAAACTTAAAGAGATTCGTACGATCAAATTAGGAGAACGTATGAACTTCTTTGTTTATGACAGTGAAGTGGTTAATATGGCTTTGCCAGGATCTCCAGAAGGACCTGTAAAAGTCTTGAAGTACTTCAAAGGTCATGAGATTTTTAATGATTATATCGTACAGAACTCTTCTTCCATTCAGGCATATATCGAACTGATCTTGGGAGGAAAGATTCCGTCAACTTTATCGTATTCTGCCATCAATACGATTTGGAATAAGAACTTGGAAATGAATAATGGTGGCCTGGGAGTTCCTGCTACAAATAGGGAACTTGTATTATCTGTACAGTGCCGTGACCAGACAGCACCGACTCGTATTTTTGCAGAACGATTAAACGATACACCAAATGCAACCGAATACGAGTATGCGATGGTAAATATGCGACAGATTTGTCAGTTTAGTTCTACTTTCGCAGCGCTGACCTTTGAGGACTTTGACTCCATGGTTACCTCTTCTTTGAAGAGAACCAAAGAGCATTTACCAGAACCAGAGTCTCCACTGGAGCAGCTAATTAAGATGTAAACGAGGTACAAAAGATGCGTTATCATAATATTACAACAGACGACATGCTAAATGGCGATGGACTTCGGACAGTCCTTTGGGTTGCTGGTTGCACCCATTGTTGCAAAGACTGTCAAAATCCAATCACTTGGGATGTCAATGGAGGAGTTCCGTTTACAGATGAAACCAAAGAGGAACTTTTCTCAAAGTTAAACCATGACTATATTTCTGGAATTACATTTTCTGGAGGAGATCCTCTTCATCCACAAAATAGAGAGATGGTCACCCAGTTAGCGAAAGAAATCAATGAGAAGTTTCCAGATAAAACTATCTGGTGTTATACTGGCTTTCTCTGGGAAGACCTTCAGAATGAAGAAATCCTAAACTACATCGATGTCTTAGTAGACGGAGAGTTCATGGTTGACTTACTGGATACAAAATTGAAATGGTGCGGATCTAGCAACCAAAGAATTATAGATGTGCCAGCTTCCTTAGATGCTGGTCATGTGATCTTATATGTAGATAACAGCGAAATCACTGGAAACAACTAAAACAAATATATAAAGTTATTAAGTCTTGAGAGGGTTTCACCCTCCGTTAAAGAAGATAAATAAGTCATAAATTAAACTGTAAAGGAGGATTATCTTATGCCTGCAGTTACACAGATTGTCCCGGAATACGGTTTTCCATATGTACAGACATACATTGCGGATAATACCGAGATTACCGAAGACGCACCAAGTACTGTAGTCGCTGATCCTGCGATTGGCTACATTTTTGCCTTTACATCTGACAGAGGCATCGACAACCGTTGGGTATTAAAGCGTACACAGCAGTCCTTTGTGAGAACGTTCGGAACTCCGAACTTTAAAAAATACGGCCAGCCAAACTTAATGCCATACGTACTTCTTGGAGATGGTGGTGCTAAAGTTTGGTGTATGCGTGTTATGCCAGAAAACGCGACACGTGCACATGCAATTGTTTCTCTGTTCTACAAAGCCGATGGCGAAGATGTAGACGTAATGAAACGTAAATTCCGTATTAAGTACACAAGCCGTTTTGTAGATCCTGAAAAGGCGAAAGGGGATATCACAAAACAGGTTATCACCAAAAAAGATGCTACTAAAGTTCGTGGTCAGCTTGATGGTGAAAAAACTGGCGGCGTATACAAAGATGGTGAAGGATATATCCAGGCTCCTGGTGTATTCGTTTTAACCTCTAATGGTCGTGGTAAAGGTGGTAACACCTTCTCCGTACGTATCGCAAATAACGTCGCTTACGAAAAGAACTACGGAATCAAAACAATGGCTTACGAGATCCTGACAACTGAAAAAGGTCTGATCAAGGAAGCTGAGTACATGGGTTCCATGGTTACATCCGTGAAATACAACGCTGCTACATTTATTAACGATGTATTAGCAGATACAGATGATGGCGTTGCACCAGTTGACGTCGACATCGATGAAGATATGCTGGAAACAGTATACGATGCTTATATCGAATTCTGTAACAAACAGCATGAGGAACTGGAAGCAAAACTGGAAGAAATGATGACTGCTGATGGCATCACATTCCCTATGATCAATGGTATTGAAGACGTTCCATCTGAAAAAGCTGAGAAAGTTGCTAAATGCCGTGATATCCAGGCTCTTATGGAGTCTTGCGATGAATCTGTACTTCCAGAGTTAGATGGCTTTGACCCAATCTTCGGTCTTGCTGTTGGTTCTACAACTAACAAACAGCCATTCATTAAACTGGTACAGAAATTAACTGACACCGTGGATACAACTGCAGATGACTATGATGCTGCAGATTACACACAGAGTGACATCGTATCTTTCGATGACGTTCGTGGTGTAAGACTCTATGGTGGTACCGATGGATATTTTGAAAATCCACGTACAACTGAAATTGTAAACTCTAAAGGACAGACCGAACAACATGTTTGGACAGTGGAAGAGGAATATGCAGATGCTTACTCTAAAGCATGGAGCGGTTCCCTCGACAAACGTATCCTGACAGCAAAACGTATCGATGCTGATGCCATCTTTGATGCAAACTATCCGTTTGCTACAAAATGTGAGATTGCAAAACTTGCAATTGCACGTGATGACTCCATCTACTACATGGATACAGGTATTCGTTCATCCTTTGGATATGATGAACTGAGTGCTATGATCAAAGATTATAGCCAGTTCGCAAATCGTCTGATCTCCAAGAACGTACATCACTACTATACAAGAGATCCGATTACTAAGAAACGTATCCCTGTTACAATCACATACTTCTTAGCTAATCAGTTCTGGAGACATGTTGTCAACAACGGTGCATATATCCCGTTTGTTAAATCTAGTTGCCAGCTTACTGGTCATATTAGAAACTCTCTGGCTCCGACAGTTGAAGATTACGAGTTAGCACTTAAGAATAAACTTAATGAAAATCGCTTCAACTACTTCGAGACTGTAGAAGACAACGTATATCAGCGTGCAACACAGAATACTTCTCAGACAGCAGATTCTGACCTTCTGGAAGAATCTAATGTACATCTTCTCTACAAAGCAAAACGCATTATCGAAAAAGACATCCAGGCTAGACTGTATGACTTTAACGAACCTGAAGTACGTAACAGATTCAAGAGCTATGAGAATACAAAATTCTCTGATTGGAACAGCCAGTATGTCAAGAGTATTACCATTGACTTTAAGGCTAATGCATGGGAGATTGAGCATTCTATCCTGCACTGCTATGTAACTATTGTATATCGCGGTATCTTCAAACGTGCGACAGTTGAGATTGATATCAATCGTCGTGACTATGAAGCCGATGCTGATAACTAAGAGGAGGTGACAGACGATGGCAGAAGCTGTTAAAAACGGAGTAGACACTCCAACTGAAGACAGTACGATTCAGACTGGTGCGAAAGAACACGAAAGTGCGAACCTTATGAATTATGCTCTCTTTGTTGGTGGCCTGAATGTCACTCGTGATGTTCTTAAGAATTACGATCCACTTAGAACTGGATATGGCCGTCTGTTCATGGTTCGTGTACCTGAATGGCTGAACCTTTCCATTCCAAACAAAGTGAAAAAATTCAAACATATCCTGGAATACGGTAACACCGCAGTTCAGGGTATTGGCGATATTGAAGTTTCTTTCAATGACTACACAGGTGGTTATGCAGGAAAGAGCTTCTCCATTCCATCTGTAGCTACAGATGGTACAAACACATTTACCGTAAACTGTTATGAGTTTTCCGGATCTCCGATTCGTGAAGTAATCCATACATGGGTAAATGGTACAACCGACTTACTGACAGGTCTTACACATTACAACGGACATGCGGCAACTCAGGGTCATAGTGACAGCGATCCACAGATCCTTAAAGCCCTTCAGTCTAACCAGACTGCTGAGTTCATTTATGTATCTACTGACGTTACAGGTACTATGGTTGAGTATGCTTGCTTATTTGCAAACTGCTTCCCAGCTAACGTACGTAATGAGCAGTTCAACTACACATCTGGTTCTCACGAATTGGTTGAGTACAACGTTGAGTTCCGTTGCACAAAATATGAGTCTCTGCAGATCAACAAACTTGGTCAGGCTCTGTTGAATAAGTACAAAGTACTGGCTAACTCCCTGAACTTCTTCAGCGGAATTAAATCAAGTGAGTATGTAGGAAATACTACTCATTCAGATCAGTACTATGATATCCAGACAGGACAACTTGTTAGCCAGGGCGGTGTTACAACAAACAATAATGCACCTTTATCTGAGTCTCAGCTTGCTGCACTCTAAGGTGTTTAATTGGACTACTAGGAGAAATCCTAGTAGTCCAATATTTTTATGTTAATTTTGAAAAGTCTACGTTGTTTAAGTCTTCGTCGCTGATATCACCCATATCGTCAGAATCTCCATTTGCCGGATTTGGTTTTAACGAATCTTCGGTTGCTTTGATCTTAGCTTCTTCATAGAGATCTAAGACATGCGCAAGTCCTAACTGTGGCAGATATTCTTCAGCCACTAAAGATGTGAAGTTTCTGATAATCAGCTGGTTATTCCTATCCTGTGGATCGTAGTTTTCACCAAGGCACAACTTGATATAGAACTGCATCATTCCATCGAATGTCTGGATGATATCATTCTTGGCAACCTGAGGAGTCGTCTTCGGCGCCTGTAAGGTGAACTTAAATTTATCTACGACTTCCTCTGGAATATTCGTAGCCCATTTCATAATCTTCTTATAAAGTTCTGTAATGCTTGGATTAAAATCGAGCTGGTAATTGACAACTCGACCCATCCATTTGCTGTTGTTCTGTTCCGCAATCTTCGCAAATTCTGGTTCGTTTAAGTAGTTTACAATGGCTGCTGGAACACCAGTTCCTAAGATGTATGCGTTTTTCAACATCTCAAGAAGTTCTGTGTTTAACTGTACATCTTGACCAGCTAAGATCTCGGTTTCAATTGGTCGTTCACTGGTTCGTCCAGTTGGCACATACATCTCGCTACCAGCACCGATCTTATTAATCAGCGTTGAGTAGTTGTAAAGATCGTACATATTAATCTGTCTGGACTGCTTACGACGAATGATTTCTTCAATCTTATTTGCAACATCCTTACGGAGTCCACTCTGTTTTACATAGTTGACTCTAGTATCGTTGCTATATAAGATGATTGACATAATCTTGAACATGAGAAGCATCTGATACATCTTTGCGTAAAACAGAGACTTCTTCACCATGGATTGTCCATGCTCATCAATGTCTTCATCAATCTTGAATGTCTGGATATATTCGACAGGTACATACTGGAATTTGATTCTGTTTTGTGTGACGTTGAAGTAGTTGATTGCATTGACAATCAACTTCTTGAATTTCACGTTGTTTTCCAAGAATGGTTTGTCAAAAGATCGTACGATACGTTCACAAATGTCATCAATAAAGGTAACACAGTTTGCAGGAGAGTTTACTCCCTGGAACGCTAAGTTCGAAGAAATGACACCGCTCATCTGAGTGGTTTCTTCAGCATACACAATGTAATATCCGATGACTTCATTCATGACTTCTACTGGAATAATTTTCGTAGGGTCAATCATCTGAATGTAAACATCTTTTAAGTCTTCAAATTCCGTGTCGTTCTTATCAATTCCATAAGCACCTTCCACGGAACGATTCTGTTGGATTGCATCAAATGGATTTATTTTCTTTTTCTTATTCGCTGGATTCTTTAAATTGATTGTAGCAACTCGTTGACCTTTACTGTTAATACGAGCAGTTGGTTTATCCGCTTCTGTCATCATTTCTTCCGCAGATTCGGTATAGCCATGTTCAGTAAAGTAATGATCTGCAAACTTTTCAAACGAAGCAGTTCCTTCTTCTACGATTGGTAATCCAACCGGGTCATTGTTGATTTCGATACGCTCCAAGATGTTACTAGCATCTTCGTAGAATGCGTCTTTTAATGTCTGGTCTCCAGTACTTCCAAAAATACGGGATACCGTATTTGGTTTCTTACCACTACTGAATTCCGTGGATTCCATATAGTGGGTATATGCCTGTTCTAGCCAAGTGTTGTTTTTTACACGTTTGGCTCTGACCTGTTTTGTCTGTGCAGGTTCTTCACCAACTACACTCTCGTATAAGGAGGTAGCCTCTCCATATCCTTTGACACCTCCAGCACCATTGATGATATCTCTTTTGTTTCTCATAAAGTCTGAAAACAGCTTGGAATACGGAATACAATAGACATAAAATTCCCCATACTCCAGAGAGAATGGGACGATAAAGTTTTTAATTTTTTCCAAAAGTTTAAACTTGGTTTCCATCTGTTCTACGACGGGAACCCAGTCTTCTTTGTCATCTGCACCCTCAAACTCCAAGGTACGATTCATTCGACCTTCGATGATATCTGGGGAGATGATTGCATCACGAGTGATCAAGATGGCTTCTTGTAACTCAATTAGCTGGGAGGATACCTGATGCAAATCCGATTGCTGCATCAGACGGTTCCGATAGACACCCTCAAGGAAGCTGTTCATTGCTGAAGCGGTACTATCACCAGCAAATCCATTTCCAAAACCATTCATAGAGTCGACAAACCTACTTGTTTGTGCATTCTCTACACGGTCGTTGGAATACAGCGTTGACAAAAACGAAGTAGTATCCATGGTATTATTATTGGTAATCTTGTCGATTTCCGTCTTCATGATATCATGGAACGTGTTGTCTAAGGTTTCGATATCGGACGTACGATCCGAGCCATTTAGCGTAAGGTTTGATTGTCCCATCAAGCCATCAATCTGATGTAAGATATTCTTAACACGACGTCCATCAAGGAAACCTCTGCCCATTTTGGAACCAAAGACCGGTCGTCCGTCAGGGTTTCGAGTCGCCGTGGAAACGTTGTTGGAATTTCTTGCCAAAACGAATTCCTCCTTTCGCTCACGTTATTCGAATGTTTTGGCTTGGAAATCATCGGGGAATTTACATATTAGTAACACTCTATGAGTGTTGTTTGGCATTATTATCGTATTTAGGATGTCTGATACATCCTAAATAATAACCTTCATTATTGATTGATATGTGATCAATACGTACTTGTACGAGATGCGTACAAAAAATATAGACTATTGGATATTCTCCAATAGTCTATATTTACGTCTACAGTTACCTAGAGGTGAGACCAAAAAAATGAGGGTAAAGTGGGTACCCTCATTTTTCTTTTCAAATTAGACGTGAACTAACGCGTTTCCATTTGCACGATTAACGACTGCGTCTTTGTACGCGTCATAATCTGTTACGAACAGATGCGCTAACTTATCATCTAACTTGCATTCTGATAACGTCTGATGCCCTTTATGCATGACGTCACGGAATAAGAATCTGAGTTCTCGTTCTGACACGGTTCTCACCTCCTTTTGTTTTATTCATGTAGATATTATATAATCATAATATCTAAACTTTCAGAAAAGGTGGAGTTCTTGTACGAGATGCGTACAAAAAATATAGACTATCGGATATTTTCCGATAGTCTATATTTTCTTATAGATCTAACCAGTGATACTCTAAGTACACGGTGGATACGTCTGTTTCAATTCTTGCAATCACATGAATCAAATCCCCCGGATAGTCGTGCTCGTCATTTGTCTTCATCTCCGCATAATAGGATAATTCTGTGTTTGCTTTCTTGATTGTGATAGTTGGAAAAAGTCCTTTCGTAATCTGGATCTTCTTTCCAGGTAAGATCTCATATTCAATTTGTTTGGATTCGTTAAAGAGCGCATCTAACTGATCATCTGTAAAATCAAAGGTCGTCCATTCCACACCCAGATAGTCATTGAAACGATCCTCAAATCTCATTTTTTCAGCTGTTTTTGTAGACCTGTTAGGTACCACTTTGATATTATGCTCTGGATCGTCTTTTGCGTTTCTAACGTTGATAACCTCCAGTAAATCCGCATCAGGATACGCTTCTCTTACGATATTAGCTGCATCTTCCGTTAAATATCCATATACATTTGCCGGACTAATTCGTAAGGCATCTTCTCCTTCGATAAAACATCGACCATGCAAAATGAAGCAGTCTTTCGTAAACCGCTCCATTTTCATTAAAACATCTCGTAACGTAAGTTCTTTCTTTTTTGCCATTATGCTGCCATAGCTCCTTTCTGTCTGCGACTTAAGATCTCAGAATAAACATCCGATACGCTTGGGAAGTTCATCCACTTATGTGCAAATGTCAGATAATTTTTGGTAATAAAGTTATCCATTACTTCTTTTGCGATGTCGCCTGAGAAGCTGTCTGTGTTTTCTTTTACCAGCTGAACGTCGGTAATACCATTAAACGGAATCACCCCACCACGTACATCGTACTGTGCAGATGGAAGAATCATCTTAAAGATCAGACAAGTTGGGTAAATATTCATAGCACCTACGGTTGATGGGTAGAATGCTGTCATATCCATGTCGATGGAGAATCGGAAAATGTTGTTGGTTCGTTTGCCATACAAGGTATCACCAAAGTAATTGATTAATAATGGGTTACCTACAAGAGCACCCTCATAGCCGACATCTTTGCCTTTCTTCTTCGGCTTACCGTCAGACTCTGCGAATGGATCTTCATCATCATCGTCTTCTTCCTCTTCTTCGATGTTACCGTCGCCATTGATGAATGCGTTGACATTGACACCTGGGACTAAGCCTTGCGCTAACCAGTCACGATACTGGAAGTTACGAAGTTTTACGGTCTGTTTAAAGACGTTTTCGTACTGGGTAATATTCTCATAACTGTAGATGTAGAATGTCTCTAAGTCATTGGTCACATCTTCGATTCCGTACTGTAAGAGAACGTCTTTGATGTTGTAGAGAAAGTATTTTAGCCAATTTCTGTATGACAACGTCTTGATGGTACCATCTTCCGCATAGTTAAGTTTCTCATCCCCGATTTCTTTCTTGGCGATATAGGTCAATTTGTTGTTACGAAGTTCTGCTTGACCTTTACGGATGGCTGCGTAATTGACCATCTGGTCTGCATAGATTGTCATATCAGATACACGAAAGAAATGCGTCTTATTCTTAATCTGAAAATGGAAGTTGTCATGCTTAAACATGCATTCTTTATTCGGAAAATCCGGGTGGCAGATGATTTCTTTTGGATCTCCGCCTAAGTACTTGATACGATTCATTAAGTACGGAATATCGAATGCGATATTCCAAAACATCATAAAGTCAGGGCTTAACTGGTGGATTAACTGAAAGACATGCGTAATTAGTTCCAGCTCGTCATCATACCAGTAAGCAGAAAATTCGAATCCCGGATAGGATTCATCAAACATTTTGTGACACTCTTCGATCAATTCATCATAATGAGTTCTCCAGTATTCCTGTTCTTTTAGTCTGTGTGCATACATCTGATGCCTTCGAAAGTCTGCATCAAGTTCAATCGAAGACATACTAGAGGTATCCTTTTCTGGACACTGAACACCGGTCAGAATGAATGTATAGGAGTGCTTCTGGTCCTGATCAATCACGGTTACTAGATCGATGGGGTTCTTTGTTGGATCCGCTTCACCGGAAGCTTCCATGATATCAACCTCGATATCTCCAAAGGCTTTATGTATATGCTTTGGTTTGTCGTTATCGAAGTGATCCAGCCATAAGTTTCGATAAATGGTTCGGATGTCGTAATCATGCCCAAACGCATATCGACTTAATTTGACACGATCTAAATCTCGAAAGTTTCGATTCTGAAAACACTGGTTGATAAAGTTTTGTGCATCTGGTCCATCTTCTTGCGCGACTGCATAAATGACGTTTTTATATTGCACCACCTTTTTATCCAGTTTATCAAGACTCTCTTCGGTCTTGAAGTAAGAATGATCGCGATACTCTGGTTTTTCAAAGTATACATTAATTGGAGGATTTGGTATTTTCTCCAAGTGTTTCTTGCCACTATCGATCTCTTTCCAAATTAAGTATAAATAATCTGGTTGTTTGTTTGCACGATCTTCTCGTACATATTGAACGTCTAGTAGCATGGCATTTTCTTTGTCAATTTTCATTTCGGTCACCTCATAAATATAGTATATTACTAAAATGATTAAGAGCTTGTCAACCATAAAATCTGTACTTATGGATCCAGCATGAAAACAAATCCCTAACCATGAAAGGAGGACGCACTATGTCATATGATCGAGAACCTGATATCGACGTCGATGATTTACGTAAAGTAGATGACCGAGATGACTTATTAGCAGACTTAGAAGCGATGTCTAGTGATGACTATGGAAATGCTTTTATTACGGACGATTCTCTCGTCGGTAAAAAGAAATCCAAAAAGAAACGCAAGAAAGAAGAAGAAACAGAAGCTTCTCCTTCTGGAAGCGGAGATTGGTTTACAGACTTTATGGATAACATCCATGCTGCAGAAGTAGGTGCTACCAGAAAGCCTCGCAGAGGAACCGATATCGAAGACATCATTTCCGGTAAGAAGAAGAAAAAAAAGAAGAAAAAGAAAAAGGATGGGGAACCAACTGACTTTAAAAAGGAATTTGAAACAGAGAACATGCTGTATACAAATCTCCTTCGAGATCAGACAAAATTCACCGCTCAATTACAGGCAACCTATGATGCCCTTGCCGGTCGTAAAGCTTCTGGTCGTGGTATGACCAAAAATGAACAGGACTTGATTGCCAATATCACCTCTGCAAGATCTTTGTGTACCCAGTTGGTAGACAAGCGAGCTAACCTGAAGAAACTGGCTACCGAGCTTTCTATGAAAGAACGAAAAGAGCTTGGAATCGGAATCGATGGAGAAGGCGGAGGACTTGGAGAATTTGGTTCTGCTTATCTTAAGAAACTGATAGACGAACGTCATATGTTAGAACAGGGAGGCTCTGATATCATCTATGATATGGACGAAGATGATGTTGCAGATGCTCTGCAGGATCGTTTGAATGCCCCTGTGGATGAAAAAGACAAGGATCTGTATACGGATACAGACCGTACGGTAGAAAGTGAAGCATATCTTCGTTATGAGAATGCAAATATCACAACCTACGTATCTATTAACTCCAGTGACGAAAGTGACTGGTATTATCTTGCACGAGATCCAGAAGGAAACGAAGTGGACGATTATCCATTGCCGTGTTCTTCAATTGGATCCATTAACCGCTCAACGAATATCATGACCGATGAGTTCGGCCAGAAATATCAGATTGAGTGGCGTTAAAAAGAAGGAAGCAGGGAGTTATCCCTGCTTCCTTCTTGATTCTCCATCTGAGAATCGTACAGCAAAAAACTTACAGTATAGATGAACATTTAAAATGCTCGTCGGATACTTATGAACGGTCCCAACTAACGCCAGAAGGACCGTTACTGTAGTGTAACAATCGATTTAGAAATTTATTGAACAAATTTTTACATCTAGGGACCCATCTGGTCCCTGTACTCAAAAGCTATATGTATCGTGTCTATGAGCACGACAAAATATGAAAAAAGAAATGAGACAAATCAGTTCAAATATGAGAACATTTGTCTTATTGTGGTATTAGCTGAGTTGTACTCAGCTTACCATCTTGTTTGTCTGCTTATAAATTTAAATCATTGATATCAATTGGAATGACAGAGTCATCATCGATCATCTTCTGAAGTTCTGCTTCCTGTTCTTGAGCTTTCTTTTGAGCTTCGTCAGCTGCCACTTCTTCTGGTGTCTCAACGTCAAAGACGATACCCTTAGGAAGAACAACAGAATCTGTTACATTATCAACTACATCGACGATAGACGGTGGTCCGATCAGAGTACCATTTTCGACATCGCGTCTGATCTGCTTGATCATTGCGTTGACTTCGTCTTTGGTGTAAACGCTGTTCGGGTTTACAGAACCTCCATTTGCAGATGGATCCCAAGATCCACCAATCTGACCTTCTTCGTCCATATGAGAGTACTTTCCTAATTGGGCAGCACCTTCTACGACAACGACGATCTTACTGGAGTTTACGACGACTTCATCTAAGTAGTTATCCGCAACTACTTCAGATAAGTACAGATCCACATAGATTTCTTTGATATCTTTATCTGCAGAGATATCTCCATAACTAATGTTTTCAAATGAGCGGATTAATCGTTCATCATCACACATCTTCATGATATGAATATCTACGAGTTCATTCACCATCATCTTAAACGGTAAGGAGACATGTAGACGAACTCGCTTATTATCAAACAAGTCTGCATTGGTAGTGGTTACTTCAATACTTTTCGTCATTTTAAATGTCTCGTTGTTATTAAGCCAAATACGCCATCCCTGTAATCCAAGAATGTACATTTGACCTGGCGGTAATAATTTTACTGTCTCACTGTTTAAATCTGTCGGTAAGACTTTTGCATATCCAAACTTCTCAGAAATAGAACTGGATACACAAACGTCTGTAGAACGGACCTTGACAAAATAAGGAACGGTAAACCCTTCATCATTTTGACACAAGATCCAACCTCTTGGACACTTCATAGGTTCCCCTCCTTATAAGAACTTTGATAACTCGGCATAGAAATAATTCATGCCTTTCGTGTTTTTCAGGATTTCATAAATCACCGGTTGGTTTGCAATGAAACTTCCAAGCATGGAAGAGGTCATGGCAAATAAGAAGTATGGAAAGACATCCATACCAAGTACGACCGTAGATTTATAAGTGTTCATGTAATACTCTGTGAAGAATCGGATGGATAAGTTTCGAAGTCTTGGGAAGTGATCCCGTAAGAAATTCATCAATCCATCTAAGTCTTTAATGTCTGCAGATTCCCATTCATCCTGCAGTGTCACATAATCCATACGATTTGGATTCAAAATTGTTCCAATTGCATAGGAATGCGCCAGTTCACCACTGCTGATTTCCCAGAGACGCTCTAAGAAGAATCTCGCAACGCAGTAGCTAACTTGGTTATACTCCAGTGGAGCCAGAGACAACGCATATTCCTTATTCAGGATACGCAAAAACATGTTTGTGTATACGGACACACAAAGCTTCATTAGACCCAGGTTTTTTGAGAATAACTGTGGAGTCTTGTAATACTGCAGGGTTATGTACGCACCCTCCATTAACGCATACAGATCCTTCATACCAATATTGAAGACTTTCTCCATATCGGTTGCTCGTCGCGGTACCGCGTAGGTTCCATAAGACTGGACGAATACATAGGCTTTCATGCTACCAGCGGTACCTGCTACAATGAATGGTACAGCCTGAATTACCCGTACGGTATCCGAGTATACGAGGACGATATCTCCACGTTCAAACGCAGAGACAACATGCTCTGCGATCGGAGAGATACGTGTTTTATGAATTTGAAGGATTTGCTCCTCTATGTCTTTCTCAGAAAGTTTGGTTCCTGTCTTAATTGCTTGCAAGATACGGGAAGTAATTCCAGCACCTTGGTCCATCTTCTTCATCAAATACGAATCACTTACGGTGGTCGTTTCGACGATTAATGACATAATTTTTCACCTACTTTCATGGGGTTTCCTTAACGGACTGTTTTTGGGTGGGTTTCGAAATCCGTAAAGTAAGTATTGTAATTTATATATGATTTTTGTGAATCAGAGAAATCAAATACATATATCATCATCTCTGGTCAGAAAAGTGAATAGCCACAGAGATTACATCAGTAGGTGGCAAACACAAAAGTGTTATCACTTAATTTTATTTTATGAGTGGAGAGCGTCAAAAGACGTGTCAAGAGCTCGGAGGTATTTTATGAGAAAATCATTACACAGAGAAACAGTCGACTACATCGCAACAGAGATTTGCACGCCTACAACACATGAAGGTGCAGAAGCAAAATTAGCAGCAATTAAATCTGAGCGTAAATCGAGAATGCATAAGATCACGAAATACGCTACGCAGTGTGTTGCAACAGCAGCGGTAGAAGGTACCGTGATTAACACAACCTTCACAATCGGCAACGCCATTTCAGAAGGACTCACAGGAGAGTCTTTACATGGACTCGGCCTTGCAGCTACAACAGCAACTGCACTTACTTTAGGTGTAGGCGTCGGCGTCAGAACTTACTGTACAGTCGGCGATGCTATCGACATGGTTGACGACTACCGTGAGCGTCAGGCCAAACGAGAGATGTATTCTCTCGATGGCATGTATTTCGACAGTGAAACTGACATCTAATAAGAAGCGCTTCGGCGCTTCTTTTTTTTGATCTTATTTTTGTTGAAACTAAAATGTAAAATACTTTTAGAAAGGTGGTATTACCAATGAACTACCCTATGTTACACGGATCAGATGATATCCGTGATACTTTTTTATGGCTTGGAGGAACGGCTACAGAAGACTGGGATTGGCGCAAAGAACTGATTCCATATCTGGATAAAAGCATCGTTTATTATGATCCCTGCATTCGTCCAGGAGATAATTTGGAATGGGACGAGACTGCTCGTAAGAACGAACAGAAAGCCAAAACATATTCCCGATGCCAGGTCTATGTAATTGCATCCGGAATGAAAGGATGCTTTAGTATTGAAGAAATTACAGAAGCTGTACTCACTTCCAAAAAAGGAAGTGTTGCCGTGGCAATCTTAGATCGCGATAATAAATTTACCCCGGAAATGAAACGTTCGTTAGATGCGTGTATGGAGCGCTGGGTGGAACTTGGAGCAGTTCGGTGTTCGACACTGTTTAGCCTCGCTCGTTTTGCAAATGATTACAAAATTTCTCAGACAGTCGATTTATTCACAACTTCGAGATATGCACCTCTCTGACTTTATGAGAATCGAGACAAGTTCACACTTCTAAGAAATAGAGGTATATTATTTTTTTGCGTTCACGAAAATACATAACAAAGGAGACTTATTATGCCACGAAAAAAGAAAGAAAAGACTTTCCAGATCACTGGAGATACCGGGGTGGATACTGCTCTGGATGACTACGATGAGAGCGACGAGTTCGAAGATGACGAACCCGAAGCTCCGATTATCCAGAAGTTAAAACCAACCAAACAACATGTGGAGCAGTACTCGATCACTGAGGAACTGCTTCGTTTAAACCGAACCATTCCAAAGACGGCGCAGGGAAGAGCGTCTTGTCTTGGAACCAGTGCGATGACTTATCCGTCATCAAACAACTCGATGCGTAGTAACATGTTTACTTCGCATATGAACCAGTTCTTAAACTTGGTAGAGCCTGAAGTACCATTTATGTTTACAACGGCGGAGAACGTAGCGGGAAAACACAGCAATTCCTACTACAAGGCAAAAGGGGACATTGAAATTATCCGTAAGATTGTCAAATATGAGGGATTGGTTCCGAATCCACAGGTATATTCTCTTATCATCTACGACAAGAAGAAAGACAAGTATGACATCATCGAACGTCATCCATGTGAAAACCTTGTGGAGAACTTTGGTTATGAAATTAACAATGATGCCATTGATGCTCTGGAAGAGGGAGATGAAGTCAAAAAAGATACGGTACTTTATAAGTCCAAATCATACGATGAGTTCATGAACTATGGTTATGGCTTGAACGTCAATGTACAGTACACGTTAAACCCGTTCACCGCAGAAGATGCTGCGCAGATTTCTGAATCCTTGGCAAACCGCATGGTATCCATCGAAAACGAGGTCATTGAAATCAAGTTAAACGACAACGATTTTCTCTTAAACATCTATGGAGATGACGAGAACTATAAAGTTATTCCAGATATTGGAGAATTCGTTAATGGAAAAGTCGTTGCTGCATCCAGACGTCTCTTCAACGATCAGGTTCTTTATGACTTTAAGAAAAAGAATCTTTCTCGTTTGATGTCTGGCGATACTCGTTATTACGTCGATGGAAAATACGAGATTATGGACATCGAGATTTTCTCCAATAATGAAGAAATCCGAGATACCGATTTCAATGCGCAGATCAATCGTTACTTACGAGCACAGAATAAGTACTATGAAGAACTTCATAAGATCTGTAAAGAAATCAGAAAGTCCGGCTCTAAGTATTCCAGAGACATTGACTACATGTACAAACGTTCTGCAGACATGTTAGATACGAAGAAACGTTGGAAAGAAAACGATTCTGCATTCTCTAACATGCTGATTCGTATTAACGTAAAGAACCGTTGTGGACTTAGAAAAGGACAGAAAGTGACTGGTCGTTATGGAAACAAATCCGTTGCTTCCGTTATCGTACCAGATTCTGCAATGCCAATGACTGCAGATGGAAGACGTGTGGATTTACGTCTGAATCTGTTAGCAATCATTAATAGAACGACCGCAGGTCCAATCAATGAAATCCTGATGACCTCCATTGCATGGAAAGCTCGTCAGCAGATGGCACTCGCTCCAACACTGGAGATGAAAGAGTATATCTTATTCTCGTTACTAAAAGATCTCAATCCAACATATCACGATTCCATGTATGCAACGTATCAGGGACTCTCAGATAAAAAGAAAGCAGAGTTCTTAGCAGATACCATCATGGATGGTATCTACATGCATGAGAAACCAATGTATGCGGAAACGTATCTGTTTGATCGCTTAAGAAACATCATCAACAAATACGATTGGATCTTGAAAGACGATATTTACATTAATAAGTTCGGACGTTTGATCCGTACACAGCGAAAAGAATTTATCGGTCAGATGTACTTAATGAAGTTAAAACAGTCTGACCGTAGAGGTTACAGCTCACGTAATACAGGAGCTGTTGATATTACAGGTTTACCAACCAGACGATACAAATCCAGATCTCATCTGGAACAGACATCTTCTACAGCAATCCGATTTGGAGAATATGAAACCCTTAAAGTTGGGGGCGCTGCATAGTGATATGCAGATGAAACCAGGTTTTTGCGGGAAACTGATGAGACTCAACTCATCTGCATCGAAAGATGTACTCGTTAGGCAATCACTACTAACTGCGTAAGCAGGGCAACGGGTAACGCCGAAGGTATAGTAAAAAGGTGATTGATAGAGACAATCCGCAGGTGTAACGCAAACTCACCATACTAAGAAAGGCGGTGGGTATTATCGAAGAAATATTTAAACCCATTTTTATCAATGGAATCGAAACACAATACGAAATTTCAAACAAAGGTAACGTCAGGAATTCTAATACAGGTAAAATACTTCGGCCTGAAGTATCCAACTGTGGATATTTGCGTGTTGGAATGTACTATGTAAAAGACAACAAGCGGTATCACATACATGGATCAGTTCATAGATTGGTTGCAATTGCGTTTATTCCAAACCCAGATAACCTTCCAGAAGTCAATCATAAGGACGGTAATAAAACACATAACTGGGTTGAGAATCTTGAATGGTCGTCATCGTCAGATAACGATTATCATGCATACGCAACTGGTTTGAAAAAGAAGATCTATGGTGAGAATTCCCATCTACATAAGTATTCACGTGATGCAATTGAAAAAGCGTGCAAACTTATGGAATCTGGCAAATACGTCATACGCGAAATTAGCGAAATGACGGCAGTTCCAGTTGCGATGTTGTGTAGAGTTCGACTCCGTAAATCATGGTGTAATGTATCCAAAAATTACCATGTTGAAAATTGTAAGAAATCACAACGGTATGATGGATCGCAATACTCTATGTGGCAAATAGAAAAGGTGTTTATCTTACTATCAGAAAATAAATTGTCAATTTATGATATTTCCGATAGAACCAAAGTAAGTGTAGCTACAATCCGAAATATAGTAGCTCACGGGAAAGGTTTAAAACAATACGAATCGTTATATGATGAATATGATATCAGCAAATATCAGGGCCGTAAAAAGGTATTAAAACCATTGACAAACAAGCATAAAAAAACAAATTGATTTCCTGATAGGTATAAATAAGTCTGTAGATGTAATTTGTAGTATTATGAATGAAGAACATCAATACAATTCGCAATACATAAGGGATTACATCCGTAGAAAATACGATAAATGATATATTTGAATTTGCGTTATGCTTCAACGACTAGGGAAAGCTAGACAACCATGTAGATAGAAATATCGAAATGAATCCTTTAAATTCAGGTGGTTTGAAAATAAGGTAATCTGAAATGGTTACACGAAGCGAGTACCTTAGGACTCAAGTGAGCACCGAAATGCCTGGCTCTCGGGTATCTGGTTACAGGGTATCCGAGATGAAGATATAGTCTATCATCCTGTGGAGACGCAGGGAAGTTCATAAGAGAACTGCGGCCGCGCAAACGCCGTGAATTACGAGGAATTTTTCAATCGGTTTACTTCCAGAAGATATCGCTATCTTCCATGCATTATATAGAACATCTATTAAGGGACGTGGAGACCTGTTAAAAGCTGTTGTAACGAATAAGAGACTTGGACCATCTCTTGATGATGTATACATCTCACGAGTAGCCGAAATCTTTAAAGTTAAGATGAAAGCTCTTGGAATTGAAGTTGCATTCATCGATGAAGATGATGATTTACTTACCTTTGACGATGAGATTATGAATGTCCATCATTTCAAGGGAAAAGAAATCGTTTGTACGAACTATCAGTTATTCGTATTGGAACAGGAAGACAAGATTCGTCAGGAAGTTCTTACAGAATATCCGGCAATCATGCAGTCTGACCTGATTAAGGAGATTAAGAAACGTATTGATGATCGTTTCTATATTACAAATATTAAATACAATGAAGATGGAACTCTGTTATTAGAGTCCATCGGAAAGGATTACTAATGTACGATTCAAGTATTGACGCACATTATCATATCTACAACATCCAGTGGGTGTGGGCGAACTTAGTTCGTCCCGCTCTGGATGTGAGATTTGATGTGCATGACCAATCAAAACTGGAGTCTCCGGAAAAGGAATGCTATGACAAATACATTCCGTTATTGAAAAAATACAAATTCGGAACTCCAGAGTATAACCAGGTAAAAGAAGCGATGCGTAAAGAAGGCATGGCCCATCACATTGAAGTCAATCGTCATCATCCAGAGCATTTCAAGAATGGAATCTCAGATATGAATTTGATTGATTTAATTGAGCACATTGTAGATTGCTACGCAGCATCCATGAACTCTGATACCGGATTTGATGCAGGTATGCAGAAAAATGCGGAACGTTTCCATTACCCAAAAGAGCTCCAGGAGATCATACATAATACTTCCACTGAAGTCTTTAAAGGACAGAAACCATCCGACAATCCATATCCAGCACATCACGACTAAAAAAAGAAGACCTACCGATTTCTCGGTAGGTCTCTTATATTTTTTTATTTGAGATCGGACGGATCGATGCGTGTTGGATCGATTCCAAGATCATTCATTTTCTGCATAGTAGGTTCAAATCTCTTTAACATGGATGTGAGATTACTCATCTTTTCTTTTGTTACCTCATCGGAATTTGACACGGCTTCGTTGAGCATTCCGCTGATGTCATCAAAACTTCCATCTGCTTTTAAGATATCATTTAACACACCCATGATGTCTTTGAATCCATCGTTTCCGCTGAGCTCATTTCCGTAGTAATTCAACATACGCATCATAGTACCTAATGAAGTTACTTTCGCGTTGAATACCTCTACAGCATCCTGGATCACTTTCGTTTTCGGAGTTCCAACTCCATTGAAGAAGCTAACGATGTCCTGTGCGTCTAATATCATAACTAATGAGAAATGATGTTCATAGCAATTACCAGATACAACTGGCAGGTTTAAACCAATTACAGTGCCAATGATGTTCCATGAATCTCCAGAGATGACAACGGTTGCTGGAGTCAGGTATTCCGTTGTTACCATGGTATTTGTATGAGTTGCTAAGAATGGATTTTCTGCACAATCGCTAAGATATCTACCATCTACATATGCCATCTTGTTTTCACTGTCGGTAATTACGTAACCATAGTCATAGATCTCTCGTGTCATAATCGATGTGATGATATCGTAACGTGAGCTTATCTCTGGTGTCATACTCATATCATCCTTGGATTGCTTTACAGCTCTATCAGAATTTATTAATCCTAATGCCGAATCGGTAAAATAAGCTGGCTCGCCTCGAAACATAATATCTTTAAAGTTAACTTCCTGATCCTCGAATTTTCTGTGCATAGATGCGTTCATCATCGTATTAGTCCTCCTTTGTGATTGTGTTGTACATATCATCTGCAAGATCTAAACGTGTCGTTACCCAATAACGGATTTCAGATAACAGATTCTGAAAACTCTGATCTGCAGTTGTGTTTATGAATTGCTCGTATGTGCGAATCTCCAATGGATTCACGGTTTTATCGAAGGTTCCTTTTGGAACAATGACCGTTCCGTCCTGTTTAATGATCGTGGTTCCATTGCCACGTGTCAGATCAATGTCCAAGTTATGTCCAACTGGAACTAAGTACGCTTTGTCACCATGCTGGTCACCACCACCATAACAAACTGTGAAGACATCGCAAAATGCTGCGACTGGGTACAAGACATTCTTTTCACCAGTTTTGATTCGGCTGAAAAGTCCGATCGGATCTGGAAGTACTTCCGGTGTAAAGATCATATTTCCAACGGGTTTCAAATAATTAGCATCCAGGTATTCATTTAACTCCTGGATGGGATCTTTCGTTTTAACGGGTTCATCTACTACGTAAATCATTTTCTCCTCCTATGTGCGGGGCTGGATTAATTACTCCAGCCCTTTCGTTCTAGTAATAAGTCAATCAAGTTTGCACAGCATTCATCATTTAAGATGAAGCACAAATAATCTAATGCATTACAACCCATTTCCAGATATGGGTTCGTTTCAACTCCTTTGATGCCATAATAAGTCTTTGGCATCGAATCCATGAAGATCTGGAATCCTAAAGACAGTTTTCGGAAATCCTCATTTAAGAGAACCTTTCCAAGATACGCAATCTCATAATTGAAACTATCCTTCCCAGGTACTTTATTTTTATAATCCTTACGCTTCGGGATGTCTTCACAATGTCCATTTCCCAAACATAAGAACAAGACCGCCTGGAGCACAAATGTCAATTGGGTTTCTCGGTCTAATAACGGTTTTACGAATGGCGCTTTATAACAACCGTCACGTAATTCCTTTAATACCTTCTTCATCCCAGAAACCATATTATTTGCTTTCGATTTCTTATTGGTTCTAAGAAGATATGTGTACTCCAGGATTTTTTCGATCTCGAATCTCCAATCGTTTCCATTCATGAAGCGATCGATAAAATCCCGAACTACGTTCTGGATCTCAACCAGATAAAAGTAACCGTGTTCATAGATTCCAACTCCCGGAGTATAATATCGATAAAGTTTCTCACACAATGTTCCTAGATTATTTGTGATTTCTGTAATCAATAATGTGAGAAACCGGCATCGATATGTCTTGGTATCGATATCAAAATCCATTTGATCATCCCATCCTAATTTGGATAAGTGAATCATTCCCTGATATGCGCTACCAGGTGCGACACCATTTAGTGCTCGCACCAGTTCTGTGAAATACAACTGCATATCGTGAACCGCATTATAGAACTCGATATCTGGATATTTGAAGTATTTCACATTTAAGATCTTCGGTCGATATTCGTTATCAACTCTGATCAGCTCTTCTTTGATGTATTTTACATCATCTTTGTTCATGTAGTTCACCTCCTAGATCTACAAAAATAATATATAACTTTTCCACCAAGGTTATACAGTAATTTAGGAATGAAAAATTCATTTCTAAGTACATAATTACCTTCAAGTAACCAATTTCTTTTGGTTAATTGCATTTTTAAACTAGACACGTACGAAGGTCAGATGGATCTTCAAATAGAGATACACCCGTGATGGAGTGTATCTCTATTATTTACCGTACACTAAATTAGGAGGCGACAAAAAAATACGGGGAAGACAAGCTTCCCCATATCGTGTGTTATGCTACATAAGCATCTCCGACAATGGAATGTAGAGTAGCTCTAGCCATATTATATGCATCTTTATCGGTCGCATATAAATGAGCCAGCTGAGAAATCACGGTTGAATATCCTGGGATTCTCAGCTCCTTATCAAATACATGTCTAAGCATGTATCTAATTTCGGTAGAATCCATATTATCGCCTCCTTTCCTATAGATTCATATAGATATTATATAAATAATCAAATAGAGGTTTACACTTATTTAGGAGGCGACAAAAAATACGGGGAAGACAAGCTTCCCCATACTTTTGATTATGGACAGCAGCATTGAAGCTGATATCCTCAAAATCAGAACGCGGAACATGGTGAGTCATGTTTCGAATCAGATATTGATATGCATATAAACACATACCTCGCCTCCTTTCTATTTGAAATTCATATAGATATTATATACGTATAATATCACAACAATGCAGGTTGAGTAGTAGGCTAAAAACCTACTACTCAACTTTACGTATCCGACATTGTAATAACGAAGGAGGTGCGATTTATGTATAAATGGCAACGAGATCTTCATACGAAGAATGACCCGTTTTATCAGATGATAGACATTGATGACTATGAACGTGCCCGTGGACAAGCCGCAACTGGTGAGAAAGTGGAATTCACTTCTATTATGGGAAGCGCGGCGCATACCTATGGAAACGTCTTGGCTTTTATGGAAAAATGGATCTTAGATCTTTTTCCCAAAGACTTCTTTAAGACAATTCATATTAACTCCAAGATTGCACATCGTCAGATGATTCAATCGGATGTCCGTGCTCAAAGTAAGAAGATCAATCCAAAAATCATTTTTAGGCCAAGAGTCTCTGGATTAGATGAAGAACGCTTCTTAAAAGGAACAGACTTCATTGAACGGCATACAAATACGATGCCCGCATGGGGTGGTGGAAACTTGCAGCCATTCATGGCAGATCCTGCACACAATTATGAGATCAAATACTTGATGAATCGATCCGTTATGTATATCGATGTGACTTGTGTGTTTAATACGTATATTCAGTTGTTAAACTGGATGAGCTATCTTCCAAATAAAGTACCGGTCAATTGTCCAGGAAAGCTTCCAACTTGTTTGGAAAGTTACATTCCGACTAGCATGATCAATATCATTTCTGATATTATTCAACTACCAGTTGTCGATGACAATGGTTGTACAAAAGAATTTATGGATTATATGAATGGACACTCTGAATATCCAATCACGTATAAGTTATCCGGAGCAACCGGTAACCGAGAGTTCTATCGGTACTATCCAATCAATGTGGAATACTGGATTAACGACATCAACGGGGATGAAGGTGAGAAGGTCGGACAGGTTTATGATAAATATCAGATGACCTTTACTGTCCGTGTGGAATTTGAAAGTACTGGTTTTTATTACATCTTCGGACATGAACTAGAGAAATACAAGTTCCGTACTGTAGATGACGAGGAAGCTTACTCGAATGGAAACGTGGTACCAGTATTTACAGATATTACATGTAAAGAAGATTACAACTTAGCACCAGGATGGACACTCTATAGTCAAGCTTCTTGTCGACTGGAAGAAATCAACGATCATATCAATATCAAAGAAATGATCAACTTGTCGATTCTAAAAGCAATTGAGTACCATGAAAAGAATGGATTACCAGTATTAGACTTCTTGGATATTAAAGTAAGACGTCAGGGAGATCTCCTGATCGAGGGAAAAGACTATTACATTGATTATCATACCTTGGATATTTATTTCCATAATGATACGACATACTTTACATACAAGATCATTGTAAATCTGAATGTGCAGTATATCAATGAATTAGTCAAAGACTTATACAAATTACAATAAAGCACTTAAAAGGGACTACGCGATTCACGTTCGCGTAGTCCTATCATTTTAAGGAGGTAAGAGCCGTACAGAGATTAGGCTCTTTCAAAAATGAAAAACAAAAGTAGTTAGCTTCCGGTAGGCATCCATCTGATGCCTGTATCGGCTATTTATCGTTGTTAACCTAATTTTTTCGGTAATCACTTGGGAGCCACTCCTTCACGATCGTAAATACATCTCATAAGATGTCAGTTGACAATGCCTAATCAATGACAAATAGTGATTTGGTTCGGTAAGGTACTATCATATTCAAGAGTTTAGGTGGGCTCGTATGGCATAACGTTATCCCACCAGTACATACACAAAATCCTTATAGGAGGAAAAAACGTAATCAGAGTATAGCATTTCTGTACTTACAGAAGTGCTCCCAAGTATTTGAACAAGCATTTCACGACTTGTTCAAAAGATCTATGTAAACATATCATCCATCGAATCGATTTAGCTTAAGTAGTCACATCACATCAATTACTCTCTGAGCATCATCGAAAACCTGCATACAGACGCAACGATCCGTCGATGTTTTACAGCTCGTCCACAAGCAGACGTTTCTTGATATGACTTATATATTACTTTATTGGAGTACGAAAATGCCATACTCCATCCGATTTCCGATATGGAATTTTTGAGCGGTAAACCTCTAATGTTTACCGTAGTTAATAGTATGTTTAAAACTAGATTTCAAAAAACGTACGATTAAGCAACAGGAGGAACCAAAATGAAAATTACAAAACTCATACTAGAGAACTTTGAAGCAATTCAATACTGTTTAGGAACATCCTACTTAGAACTAGACTTAGATTATTGCGAGAATAATATTTGTTTGTTGATTGGTCCAAACGGATCTGGAAAGACAACAATTCTTTCTTTACTGAATCCATTTTCCACAATCGGAAATCTGGATGTCAGAGATGGATATCATTTAGTTACCCCACATAAAGAAGGTAAAAAAGAAATCTGGTATCAAAAAGGTCGAGATACCTATAAAATCCAGCACTACTATACACCAAGTAAAGAAACACATACAACGAAATCGTTTATCCAATTAAACGATCAAGAATTGAACATCAATGGAAATGTGACGTCGTTTAAGGAAATCGTCAAAACTCATTTAGGAATCGAGTTGTCCTATATGAAGTTGGTAAGACTTGGGCCAAACGTTAAATCTTTAATCGATTCCACATCCACCGACCGTAAAAACTTCATGGGAAAATTACTCGATGACATCGGAGTTTACCTGGAGTACTACAAGCATGTCAATAACAACTTACGTACCTTAAAAGAAATGATTTCTCACGCTGTCGATCAATCCAAACGTATGATGTATGAAGATCGAAAGGAATACGAAAAACAGATCAAGGAATACACTAAAGTGATTGAAAACATTGAAACCAAACTTCGCATCTATCAAGATGACCTTGCGGTATGTAGATCCAAGATGGAAGAATTAGGAGATATTTCTGAGATCCGAGACTCATTGGAGAAGTTCGGAAAGACCTTTAAGAAACTACAGAAAGTCAGAGATCGTCTTGGTAAGGATATAAAAGATGCAGCATACTATAAGAAACTCTTAGAAACAACCTGTGAATCCTTGACAAACCGAGAGAAATCTTATAGTACGACCGAAGCATTATTAGAACGAGAGTTAACAAGTCGTAACGATTGGGAAGATCGGGTTCATAAACTAAATGTCCGATTAGACAAAGAATCTACTGTAGATCAGGAGCTGAAACGTCTTTACGATTTATTGAATGAAACGATTGAAAAAGTCAAGAGTCATCAAAAGATCCTAAAAGACTTCAAATCTGATATCACGGTTCATGATTTTGAAAACTTCTTAGTATATCTGAAGTCATCCCAACAGACCATTTCTACATTGTATGAATTTGGAAATGCTCCTATGAAAGAAGTTGTGGATCTGATACGAAGAAAGCAGAACGTAGAGCATTATATCAGTAGTGGTCTACTAGAAGGAAACAACCAGGATGATGATGAAGCATTCTTACGAACTTTAAAAAGTATCATCACAAACGGAGATCCGATCTGTGATAAAAATCGTTGCGCAGGGCACCGAATCGTGACGCATATTAATAACCTCTTAGAGGAACGTGCTCAGAAAGCCAAGAAAAAAGATGGTGATTATTATCAGATGATGCATCATATCTATATTGGGTTATCTCCAATTTTGGAAGGGTTCCATCCATATGCGCAAATCATTTCCAAGTTTCCAGAAAAGATCCAAGAAGACTTCAAGATGCTAACTATGTTATCTCATCTGGAAAAAGGAGAACCTATATACGATGCAAAACGAATGGATAACTTCTATACGCTTTTAAAAGAACAGGAAGCTCTTAAGGAACGTATGGATATCCAAACGGATATCTGTAAGCAGATTAATACATATGAAACCTTTTCTGAAACGCAAGGTTTACGTGAAGATCTCGCAGAAGCAACTACAAATTTGGAAGATTGTAAAAACAAGATTATGGATTACCGCGAGGACATGGCTACATTACGTGCTGAGATGCAAGAATTAAAATATACGAAAGAATCATTGACAGAAACAGTAGAGAGTTGCGAAGATTATGAATCCGTAAAAGAATCCTTAACTCAATATCAGGCTAAATATGACCAGTATCATGAATGTATGAAGCGATCCAACGAATTACAGATTAACGTCCGAGGATTGATGAGTGATAAGACTCGTGCAGAAACCGAACGAAATAAATTACAGTCGGGACTTACTTTGTATCTGGAGAATAAAGAAAACCTAGAAAACTACCAGATTCACTTTGATAACATGAGTTGGGTTCGTCAGAGTCTATCCTCGAACAAGGGTATTCCGACGATCATTGTAAAGCATTATCTGAAAGATACGGTCAAAATGACCAATGATTTACTGGACGTCGCGTACCATGGAAACATCGTACTGGCAGATTTCGAAATCAGTCCAGATGAATTCATGATGCCAGTCTATAACCGTGGTAAACTACTACCAGATGTGAAGCTTCTAAGTCAAGGAGAAGTCTCTTTAACATCCGTGGCTCTTTCATTTGCATTGGTGAGTCAATCCCTAAATGGATACAATATTATGTCGTTAGATGAGATTGACGGAGCATTAGATAGCGATAATCGAAGGAACTTTCTATTGATAATGGAACGACAGATTGAACGAATCGGTTCCGAACAAAACTTTATGATTACGCACAATGATGCGTTTTCCTCACAACCAGTTGATATCATTGACTTATCCGGAAACGAGGATAAGGAGATGTATCCATATGCAACATTTATACCTATTCACAAATCAAAGGAGGAAACAAAATGAACTTATTACAGAACGAATTAGAAACCTTATTAACACCGGGAACGATTGTCGCGCATTTTAAGCGTGACGCATATTTGAAAACACACCGGTTAGATGCAGACTTTGATAAAAATATGTATCTCTATCAGGTATGTGGACTTGCAACGGATGTTGATCATATTACCTGTCATTACGTCGTTTATCAGGCAATGTATGGTAGACGTGAAGTATTTGTACGTGCGATCAATGACTTCTTGTCTCCTGCGGGTACTGATATAGATAAAAGACATGTACCGAGATTTTCAGTATATTCCGAGCCCGTAGAAGTTATTAATCCACAGATACCAGCACCAAAGAAACACAACGACGAAAAGAAGTTACACAAGAAGATTAAGAATCTGGCTGCGGAAGTAAAGAAACTTCGTGAAGAAAATGACCAGTTAAAGAAAGAAGCTGCTAATACACATGCATTAAAGAAATCCGTGAAGAATCCATCCATATCTGTAGTACCAGATACTGTAAGGGAGGCTTCACCACTATCCTCACCAATTGTTCCAATTGTTCCAAAGACATCCGCTGAGTTACCAACATTAGCCTCAATGGATATGCATCTTCAGTCTCGCAAACATCAAGCGACAACTGATGCGAATCATGCACATCCAAACTCTGGTGTAACTGATGACACTTGCACATCTGCTGAGTTACCAATTGAGCCACATAGTGTAAAAGCTCGAGAAATTGCAGATACATTATGCGATGCATTATATGATGCGGCAACAAAGGAGATACCAAAAGAATTATTAAAATAATTATAAGAAGCACCTATAAGGTGCTTCTTTTTTGTCTCTCGGAGCACCTCCTAACAAGTATTTAATGGGATACTCTGCAAATACAGGGTATCCATTAGGTAACTCGTAAACCCTATTTAAGAAAGGACAGATAATATGGGAGATCCTGCTGGTAAAATGGTTGATCTATTGATGACCGAGGAAAGTGCTCGTATAATTCTGATCGCTTTTACTGTCTTTGCAATTTGTGTCGCCTTGTTGTTTGCATGCATCTTATGGCTTTGGAAGTTACGTAAAAGCGTCAAAGGAGAATCCAGAGAGGAATTCGAAAAGGAGCAAGAACAAAACGACTACAATGAGAAAGTGAGTTCCACACAGAGTGATATTGAATATCTTTCTGAACTAATGGTGAGACTCACGGAGACTGTTAACGCATCCAACACGCAAATATCCGCAGATGTTAAACGCCTGATGGACAATATGGAGAACAAAACAGGCGGATGTGCATATGGACATGAGTTGGAAAAAGAAATCAATCACATTAAACGAGATGTATTAAGTGAACTCTCAGAAAAAATTGATCTATTACTGGATTCAGACAAGGAATCTATCAAAGGGTTTATCACCAACGAATATCATTACTGGATGAAACTCGGGTATATCGACATCTACTCATTGAAAGTTATTGATGAAAGATTCGATAAGTACAGGAAAGAAAAAGGCAACACCTTTGTTGCTGACATGGTAAGCGAGTTACATAAATTGGATCGACAATGTGTAACTCAAAATTGTACGTCGGCGCGTCTCTTAGAAGAACGTGATCGTATAGAGGTATTACCTTCTGAGCATTTCCATCATGCCGAGGTTGAAGTGGTTGATGAACCAAAAAATACGAACGAATAGTGAATGATGATACAGATACCAATTATGGATATCTGTATCATCATTCCTTATTTTTTTGGATCGTACCGTTTTAAATCTGCATACAGACGAAATGTCCTACCTACGAATCTGGCTAAGATTAAGATTGCAGTGATATGATACGGAAGACGCATAAACCACGGTCGGTCAATCACATATGGAATAAATAACACATATTGAATCGCCAATACGATTGTGGTAACAGCAGTCTCTCTATAGACGTTTCTTTTTTGACGATACCACTGATCTTCAAAAATATCATCCAAATCATATTTCTTTTTGTTATGTACACGGAACAATTCCTTTGCTAATCGGTCAACACCAATCCAGCTTGGAAGATCCTTGTAGTGATTATACGTAGCAGTTACGCGTATCGGGTTATCTACGTTTACGTGTTCGTTTTTCATAGTTGACATCGCGTAAGATACGTTTTTGTATATAGTAAAATGGGGCTTTCCTTCACGGTCTTGATAAAAGAGACTTTCGCCTTTGATATCGTCGGTCATATGAAGTGCAGACACGAGCACGCTCGGAAAGTAGATATGCCCATCTTCAAACTTTTTCTTCTCTAAGTTCTCATCGTAGTAGTAATAATCGTCAATGACTGCAGTAAGAAAACCGCCACCAGCATTGACGATCATTTTCTCGCCTAGCTCTTCGATACTATCTTTTGGTGCTTTAAGCATCCAAGACCCCTTCTTTCTGTTATTATTTCTTGAACCATCGTTTCAAATCAGTCTCGTCTGAAAGATGCAGTGCTGATCCCAATGTAATCGGAATCAATATGAGAGTAACTCCACAGGTAATTAGACTGCTCAGCTCTTTGGTTATGAACGTTGCAAATCCAAATACAACTGCACATACAGAGAATCCAAATACCAGATTCCACATAATATTTCGCAGTATGATTTTTCTACGGTAATCACGAATCGATTGTTCGTGTTTCTTTTTATCTGACGGTAAACGTAATGTCATAGTTGTCACTCCTTTCACCTGATCGATTTTCGACCTTTATTGCTGCGATATACAAGGTACAGTCCATATACACCCAACACGGCAGGTCCAAAAAATAACTTAAATGGATCATGCGTTACGAGTACAATTTCTGAGTCAAATAAGTGTAAGAAACGATATCCCAAGGTACCAACCATGATTATGAGTATCAATGTGATCCCGACATAGCTATCACAGATATGTGGAAGTTCATGGAGTTCTCGAATCGTACAGTGTGCATCATGCATTTGATCTTCAATCGCATGTACATACACTTGGTATAATCCTCGCCCACATCCAAGTATCACAAATCCTGCGAGCATACAAACGACACTTCCCAAATAAGCACCTGGGTAATGAAGCGATACGTGTACTAAGATGTCAAATACGCGGTCAATGCCAGTCGATATAAAATGGGTTCCTAAACTAAGCGCAATTGCGTATGCAAATAATATGCGCTTTGAAAGAAATCGGTTATTCAATGAAATATCACCTCGTCTTTCTAATTAGTGTTACAAAAATGTACCTTACGACTGGCAACAAAATCTTAACTACGAAAGGGGGACACGATCAAATGAAATATCGGACAGACCCTGTGATCTATGCAGATGAACGATATAAACACCCCGTCTTCGAACAGGAAACATTATGGGATCTTGAATCCTATCCCCATGTAGACTTCGAGTATCTATGTGAATCTACAGATTTATCAAAGTCTTACATTATTCGTGACGGGTTGTATCAGAAAGTAAAAGCCGTTTTAAAGACACCAGCCGGTGACATGCGATTTAAGCAGACCGTTGGTCGATACGTAGATAAGAACTCACAAAAGCTTCACACACCAGGTCCACAATACTTAGTCCCATTTGGTGATATTGACAAGGGGATGTTTTATAAAATCTTTGACATCACGGAAGAAGAGATCAATGCTTCTAGTAAGCAGATCATTGCGATCTTAAAAGGAGCTGCAACAAATACAAACTTTCAGTTGCTTAAAAATAATCCAATCTTCTTCTTGTTCTATTGCTGTATCAGATACTACACCATTGAAACCAAAGATGAACGTGGATTAAATACGGCGCTGATTATCTATGCATTATCCGTATATCCATCCATATTTTCGAAGTACTTTAAGTATGGAGTCAGTGACGTAGGTGCAATGTTATATACAGTTGATAACCTGACCGAGAAGTTTATCTTAAAGAAAACCGGTCATGTATTCGGTATGTTGGCGACATCCATCCAGTCATCCTATTCATTTCTGAAAGACTTCATGCAAGATGGATCAGATAAAGAAGTGGTTCGTTTTATCCAACGTATCCGTAATGACCAGAACTCCTTAATCAAAAAGATCTGTGATAATTACACTAAGAATCATGCAGCTGGAAAAACTGTCACAACAGTTAAAGACCAATTTGGGGATTCTCCAGTTATGGATGGTAACGAGAATAATACGACCTTAGTAAGCACGATAACTTCTAAAGTATCTATTCCGTTAATCACAAATGGTATTGACTTAAAGCGAGCAGAGATTTGTGCAAAGCTTGCCAAGATCTCTATCTCCGATACCAGATTCTATTTAAGTAAGATCGTCTCTGGAAAAAATGAATCCTCTATCCAAGGATTTATCGAATCTATTCTGTTCTTATTCTTGTATACAGACCAGAAACAACCAGTGGATATTAACAGCTCCTACTTCCTTACCTGGAGTGCAGAGCTTTTTAGAAAAACGAACTCTAACGATGCTAATATTGCACGTATCAAAACCATTTTGGATCAATGGGCAGAAAGCTCTGGTGTTCATGCCAAGTTTAAACGAGAAGCCTCACGTATCAATTACAAGAAAGCGATCTTTTTCTATTTCATATTATCGATTCAGGCTTACAACAACTAAAAACAGTAGGGAACTTTTTGTAAGTTCCCTACTGTTAGTTTTCTTAAGCTAAATCGTTCGATAGATATATGTTAATCTGTCGACCTTATTAGTTTGTTTTAGCCCAACTTTTTCACAAAGTCGTCATAATTTCCAATTACCTCAGAACCCTCATTTGCCGGTACTCCAAGATAGATACGTCTGCTGTTAGAAAGATCAACAAAGTCTTTCTTGATAGTATAGACAACGTCCTTGTATAAGATTCGGGTAGTTCCCTTATCATATGTATTTACTTCAATCAGGACATCAGACTCAACTAAACGATCTATATTTTCATGCACAAAGTTCCATCCAAGATTTGATGGAACTCTTGTTTCTGAGAGCTTCAGAGGAAAAAGATAGTATTTCATGTGAACGCCTCCTTTAATTCAATTAAAGGACTGTCCGGAGACAAAAAAAGAAGAGTTCTAAGAACTCTTCTTTTCTTCGTTTGGGCAATTATTTGTCTTCGGTCTCATCCTTGGATGAGTCATCTACTGGTTCATCTGTACTGTGCATCTGCTGACGGAGCTGGCGTTCAATAAGATATTCTTTTGAAAGATTCGGAACCACCTTCTTACCCAGACGTCTGGTTCCTGTGAAACCGATTGCAGTGCCGCCAACTCCAGCAACTCCGCCGATAATATCAGCAGTAGTATTGATCTCGTCTGCGTGACGATTCGTCCAATAGTTCGGAATCGCCTCCTCAAACTTTTTGCCTCTGTTAATCGCTGCCATGTATTCAGATGTGGAAATCTCTTTCCATCCTCCGAATTTACGTTTAACAGATATTGTACCTTTTCCAGTACTCATATTGATCTTATTATTGATCATCTGAGCACCGACAGTTACAGTGTCATGTGCACCTTTACAACACAGTGCACCGAAAGCAACACCAGCACCTGCAGATGCAAGGTCTAATGCGACTTCTCCTGCAGATCTGTTAACCAGATCAATGCCGTATCCTACAGCATGTTTTACGGTTGATCCTGCTTTCTTTGCTGCATTTGCTACACCATGTTTCTTATGTGCTTCGGTACTGCATTTGCGGTTGTTCTGTGCGTTGTTGTTTGCTGTTGCGTTTGTGTTTGTTGTGTTTGTTTTAGCCATAGATGACCTTTCTTAACGACTTCCGCTAGCCGGATCATACACTTTGTACTTCTTGTACGGGTGATCAGTTTGCCCTTTGCTTCTGTTTCAAAGCTATGAACTTTTCCAGATCAGAGATGAAATGCGGATTACTAAGTATATTTTTTCTCTGATTCACGGAAATATTGTATAAATATCCGTACCGACTTTACGGATTATTAGACCCCTTACAATCTCCTAAAGAAAGAAGGTGCCTTATGGTTCGAGTTGGAAAAATCAAATTCGTAGATATTTACGCAGAAGATCAACATAATAAAAGCTCTTCTGAGACGTACGTGGTGTACAACACTAAGAAACCATTCAAATATGGTCATACACATATTCGAAACTACTCCACGGCAGAGTATATAGCAAAACTAATTGCTTATCATAAGCTCCCCAGAAATTGCGATAATAAGTATCTTCTGGAATCTTTGATACGACTGGAGACAGACCCGGATCATATCAAAATACTTCAATCAAAATTAAAAAAGAGTCGGAAGCAC